TTATTTTTCCGATTTTGCACTAAACAAGTACCGATTAAAAGTGGAGATTGACTACTTCTTTGAACTAGTTAAAGCGACAGGATTACAGCCTATCGAAAGTGACAAAGAGAAGCTAGTGAGAAACTTAGAAAACCTAACGCAAGAGAACTATTTTAGAATTAAAAAAATAGAAGAAACCACCAAGCATGATATTAAAGCAATAGAGATGTTTCTTCGCGAAGAGTTTGAAATTTTGGGCTTGAGCGCATATAAAGAATTTATACATTTGGGCTTGACATCGCAGGATGTTAACAACACGGCGACACCTTTAATGTTAAGGGATTTCTTGCAAGACCGGTACTATAGTGAGATTGAGGGCATTATAAAAGGCTTGAATGCCTTCTATAGCGCACATAAAACAATCCCTATGTTAGCGCACACCCATGGCCAACCAGCAGTCACCACCAGTATGGGCAAAGAATTGAAAGTTTTTTCCGAGAGACTTCGTGGTCAAGTAAAATTACTGAAATCGATCCCAATCAATGCTAAATTCGGTGGCGCAGTTGGAAACTTGAGCGCTCTCAATTATGTTTTCCCGGAAGTTGATTGGGTGAGTTTTTCAGAAAGATTTATTAATCAATATGGGCTGAAAAGAACAAAATGGACAACACAAATAGAACCGTATGATAATCTTTGTGGTATTTTTGATAATATTCGAAGAATAAACAACATTTTACTTGACTTCTGTAGGGACATGTGGCAATATATATCCATGGAATATTTCTCACAAAAATTTGTTTCTGGAGAAGTTGGTTCCTCAACGATGCCTCAAAAAATTAATCCAATAAATTTTGAAAATGCGGAAGGCAATTTAGGAATAGCAAATGCTATATTGTCGCATTTTTCCAACAAACTTCAGATCTCTAGATTACAGAGAGATTTATCGGACTCCACTGTTTTAAGGAACATTGGTGTACCATTGGCTCATACGATATTGGCTATAGCTAATATCAAAAAAGGGTTTTATAAAGTATCGATTAATTTGCCCAAAATCAGAAGTGATATTGAGAATAATTGGTGCGCCCTCATGGAGCCGGTTCAACTTTTTTTAAGAAAGGAGGGATACGAGGACGCATATTTAATGATTAAAGAGAAGTCGAGAGGAGGTAAGATCAACTCTCGCAAAGAATATTCTAATATGGTAAAAAAATTGGATATTCACGACACCCACAAGGCGTTTTTGTTGAATCTGACGCCGTCAATATATTGCTTTAAGAAGGAGAGAACATGAAAGACACCAAGACTTATGATGTAGTAGTTAACAAGATGCGCGAATACTTCCGATCAAAAGGATTTCTGGAAGTACCGGTCCAATCGCGACTGTCAATTCTGGCAGCATGTGAGGATCCTCAAACAGTGGCCAGCTTTGGATATGAAGGGTCAATTTGGCCTCTTCCACAAACCGGCCAGATGTGGCTTGAATACGAGCTTCTAAAGAATCCAGACTGGAATGGATGTTACTGTATTTCTACGTCCTATCGCGAAGAGAAGAATCCAATCCCCGGTCGACACGACAAAATTTTCCCAATGTTCGAATTTGAATCAAAGGGAAGCATTAACGATCTCCGCAAACTCAACAAAGGGTTGCTGGACCATTTGGAAATTCCCGCTCCGGAGATTTTAAAGTATGACGCTGTCTGCGAAAAATATGGCGTTGATATTCTAGAGACAGAACACGAGACTGCTCTCTGGGAGGATGTTGGAGACTCAATCAGCTTGGAATATTTCCCCCGTCGCACTGATCCTTTTTGGAACATGAAGCGTAATGAGGGTGACCCCAATCTCTATAATAAGATCGATGTCCTTCTTTACGGAATGGAAACAATTGGTTCCGCAGAACGAGCGACGAACGTTCAGCAGATGCGAGAAGACTTTTACACCATCTCCAATGGAGAATATGCTCAGTTGCTCTTTAAGCAATTTGGTAAGGAGCGGGTTGTCAAAGAGTTGGAAGAATATTTCTCTCACGCTATGATTCCTCGATTTGGTGGCGGCATTGGTTTAACGCGCATGGGTCGTGCATATAACTTGGCTCATGGTAAATAATTTTTTTGAAAGATTAAGGGACCGGTTCAAAAATAACCGGTCCCTTTTATGTGTTGGTTTGGATCCGCATGAATACTTGGCGAAGACGCCATATGACGCAGAAGCTTTTTGTCTTGATATAATCGACAAGACTAAAGATTTAGCGCTGTGTTATAAGATTAATTCAGCTTTTTTCGAGATCTATGGGCCACATGGCATCGCGGCGATGCATCGCATAGCAAACCATCTTCAGTATCAAGAGATTCCATTTATTTTAGATACAAAAAGATCAGATATTGGATCAACTGCGGAGGCATATGCTCGGGCAATATTTGAAACATGCGGAGCAGATGCAACAACCGTCAACCCTCTGATGGGTCACGATTCAGTCAAGCCATTTACGGATTATGAACACAAGGGCACATTTATTCTTTGTAAGACATCCAATCCCGGATCGGAAGACTTTCTGAATGATATTTATCACAAAATTATAGAATTTAGTAAGCGAATCGATCAGCACGATAATATCGGTTTAGTGGTATCGGGAAATCATCCGGAGCATTTCAGGGAAATACGAGAGAAGTATGATGGGTGGCTATTAGTTCCCGGTATTGGACATCAGGGAGGGAAAATAGAAAATATCCTAGAACACGTCAAAGATAAGAAAAATCCTCGTATAATTATAAGCATCAGTCGTTCACTCTATAGGGGTGATACTCGCACGACGGCCAAGGAATTTGTAAGTCGAGTTAACAGAATCTTAACATGATTGTCACATTTAACACGTATGTGAAATCTATTTATATCAAAGAAACAAAAGCATTAAAAAGGTGAAAAAATGAATAATTCTTATAGAGCCACATATATTTGGCTAGATGGTACACAACCTACCGCTCAACTTCGCTCTAAAACTAAAATCTTACGTCACGAAGAGTCGATTCCTATTTGGGGATTTGATGGCAGTTCTACTAATCAGGCTCCCGGCGAAGCGTCAGATTGCGTTTTGAAGCCAGTATTTTCTTGTCCGGATACCTCTGGTGGATTCCGAAATCCGAATCAAGATATCTTGGTGTTATGCGAAGTTTGCAATACTGATGGAACCCCCCATGAATCGAATACGCGGAAGGGGTGTGATATTGAGTTTAGAAAGCATCAAGAAAAACTTCCTATTTTTGGTTTCGAGCAGGAATATACATTTATAAAAGACAATGTGCCATATGGCTTTACTAAAGCCAGAACAGACGGAGAAGAGATTTTGCCGCAAGGCCCATATTATTGCAGTGTGGGTTCAGGTCATGCTGTTGGTCGAGAGATAGCCGAGAGACACTTGGATGCCTGTTTGAGAGCAGGTCTGAGAGTATCTGGCATCAATGCTGAAGTCATGCCGGGACAATGGGAATTTCAGGTCGGGCCTTTAGATCCAATTGCTGCCTCTGATCAATTATGGATTGCCCGCTGGCTTTTAGAAAGGATCGCCGAAGATCATGAAGTGGAAGTTTCCCTCGAAGGCAAGCCAGCCTTTGGCGATTGGAATGGTGCTGGATGTCATACTAATTTTAGTACAGAGAAAATGAGAAATTCTCTTTCTGCGTGTGAAGATGCCTGTCAGGCTTTGGGAGAGCGCAGAGAAGAGCATGTTAAAAATTATGGCCATGGAATTGAAGACAGGTTAACAGGCAAACATGAAACCTGCTCTTATAAGGAATTTAAGTATGGTGTCTCTGATAGAGGCGCTTCAATTCGTATTCCGTGGCAAGTTGAAAAGAATGATGGTGGTTATATTGAGGATCGCCGCCCAAATGCTAATTGCGATCCTTATGTAGTTTCCACTTTAATGGTAAGGACGGTCTGTTCTGCCGAAAATTAATAATGAAAGTTTAAGAGGAGAGAGAAGAATTGGAAACTGTTAGTGTCTTAGGACTATTGGGTTTTTGTTTAGCGGCATATTCGGTCGTTGGCAACGATTCAATTCAAACGTTAGGAACTTTTTTAAGTTCTAATAAGAAAATCGATTGGCGAATCCTTTGGGGATATATATCAACAATTTTGGTTGCCACACTCTGCTATAGTTGGGTTGTAAATGGCGGCGACATTGCTAGTGGGAGGCTCGATAAAATACCCATGCCAGCAGACGGCATTCAGTGGTATCATGTCGCTGCCCCTGCTATTCTTTTGATTTTAACCAGAACTGGATTTCCAGTATCGACAACTTTTTTGGTGTTGAGTGTGTTTGCCTCAACACTGGTATTCGAGAAGATGCTGGTTAAATCGATCTTGGGATATGCTGTTGCGGCCACTTTTGCTTATTCGATGTGGTTTATTTTACGTAGAGTTTTTGATGAAAGTAAAAGAATTGTTAGTGAAAAGCGGAAGAAATTATGGAGCATAGCGCAGTGGGTTGCAACTGGCTTCTTATGGAGTCAGTGGTTGATGCATGATATGGCAAATATTGTTGTTTTCTTACCTAGGACATTAAGCTTCCCATGGTTAATTTTTGTATTAATTGTATTTGTTACCGGCCTCGCTTATATGCTTCGACAGGGCGGTGGTAAAATTCAACAAGTTGTAGTTAGTAAGAGCGGCTCACGATATGTGAGATCGGCGACAATTATTGATATTGTTTATGCGGTTACTTTGTTGGTGTTTAAACAGTGGAGTGATATTCCGATGTCCACAACATGGGTTTTTGTTGGTCTGCTGTGTGGTCGCGAATTAGCAATTCATTCATTGTTTAATACTGTTAAAGATGGTAGTCTTAAGACAGTGTGGCCAATTGTCGCTAAAGACTTTGTGAAGATCTTAGCGGGTCTGGCGGTGTCCGTTGTGTTGGTCGTATTGGTTAATTATGTGATTAAATAAAGGAGAGATAAGATGTTTAAGATGACAAAAATTAAATTTGCTGCGGTAGCGTTAACGATTATGGCGATTTTTGCTGCGCAAGTAGAACTAGCTAATGCTGAGGAGGGTGTACAACTTAGAGGATCCTCAAGTGTGAAATGGAAATTTGACGATCATTATTCACTGGATCTATTGCAGGAATATTATGCAACCGAGAATTTTGAAAGATTTGAGAAATTTAAAAATGCTGCTGGCCTATCTTACTATCCAGCAGATTGGCTGCGTCTGGGTGCCGATTACGTGATCGGCTTTGAAAATGAAGAAGATCAATGGAAACTTCATCATGGTCCTCGCTTCTCCGGGAAGTTGAAGTTTGAAGAATCAGATTTCAAATTCTTCAATCGTCTCATGGTTGAGTATGCCCCGGATAGAACTGAACCATGGCGCCTGAGGGATAAAATCAAAATAAAATACACTGGGTTTGAACCTGTACAGCCATTTCTAGCGGATGAGGTGTTTGTGTCTTTAACTGGGAATGGCTTTCTTAAGAATCGTGCTTATGTTGGTTTCACTGTTCCGGTTCTCAAGGGTGTCGAATTGGATACATTTTATATTCTAGAGACTGTAGCTGAAGAGGAGGTCGGGCACGCACATGTGTTAGGGATCAAGGTTGGATATAGGTTCAGGTGAGTACTTATTTAGTATTCCTTTGATGAAATATCTTATGTACTCCATTGGAGGAGAATAAGAGATAAAATCAAATAAAGTGTTTTTCATACTTATTAAACCAATTACTTCACCACGGCTGTTTAGGATAGGAGATCCCGAGGATCCGTGGTCGACAATCATCGTATAAATATCCGCACCCATTTTAATATCTCGCCCGCTGTAAAAGCCATCGATCATAATCGGCGCATTCATGTGCATGATGTCTTTGGGGGCTGCAATATTATATATTCTTTCCCCTGCTGCCGGCAGACTCACAGCGATCGGCAATGGTACCGTTTTTAAGTTAACTGAATACATCATACAGAGATCCAAACCTTTATGCACTTTAACGGTGTGCAATTCATATTTTTTATGATCAATTGTGTATCCGTAAAATTTTATACTAACTTTGGTTTTCTTGTCTTCTGTGCTTACTTTGAAGGCGTCATATGCCATACTTTCGCATATATGACCAGCAGTCATAACGTAAGCCCCATATCTATCGCGGGCAACAGTAAAGCCCGATCCGCTGGATAATTGTTGCTCGACTTCCCTACATACATCGTCTTTGCAGCCTCTTATTAAAGCATAAGTTCTTATTTTAAGAAATGAATATTTGGAAGAGTTAAAAACATTGAAGTCTTTGTTTTGCGCGCCATGGGTGATACAGGAGGACAATGAAAGAAAAAGCGCAAATAAGAATAACATAAAAATGATAAGTGATGAGGTTTTCTTCATAAATGCGCCCTCCATAAAATAGTTAGGTGATCAAATAAAAGTTTCCCAAAAATAATCTATTTTCTATTTACTTAAGAAGGATAGAGTAGGGTATTTTATGGCAAAAAAGACGTATGTGTTCGATACTAGCGTTATTTTAACCGATTGTGATTCTATTAATACTTTTGAAAATAATGATATTGTGATCCCGTTAAAAGTATTGGACGAAATAGATAAACACAAACAGCGACAAGATACCGTTGGCTCCAATGCTAGAAAATTTATACGATTTTTGGATTCATTGCGTATTAAAGGTAACTTATATTCTGGTGTTCGGTTAGCAAAGGGCAAGGGAATACTTCGAGTTTTAACACCGGACCTTTCACTGCTCCCGGATAGTTTCGATTCCTCAGTGCCAGATAATCAGATAATTGCAACAGCACTGACTGAGAAAAGAGATGTTGTTAAACTAGATCAGAATAGAAAAACAGTTAGAAAGGTAATAATGGTTTCGCGCGATATCAATATGCGCGTTAAGTGTGATTCTATAAATCTCTTGTCGGAAGAATATATCCCAAGTCAAGTTGTTAAAAGTAGAACAGATTTATATACCGGTTTCACTTCTCACTTGATTGATGATCAGATAATCGATAGATTTCACAGCGGCGAAGAGATTTTTCTAGATCGCGATGATATTAAATTATACCCTAATCAATTTATATTATTGGTTTCCTCGCTGAATGATAAGAAGACAGGGATCGCCAGATTTGTAGACTACGATGAGCCTCTTTTGAAGGTTACGGAATGTAATAACAATAATAAAAAGAAGAAAGATGCATGGGGAATTAAGACTAGAAATAAAGAACAAGGGTTTGTAATGAATCTTCTTAATAATCCCAATATTGATTTAGTTACGATCGTTGGGAAAGCAGGAACGGGGAAAACACTTTTGGCCACGGCAGCAGGCCTGCAGCAAGTTTTAAGCCCGGCCGCTGATTCACCGGGATACAAACACTTAATCGTTTCGCGTCCAATCCAGCCCATGGGAAAAGACATTGGGTATCTTCCGGGAACAATGGAAGAAAAAATGATGCCATGGCTGGCACCAATACAGGATAATTTAAAATATCTACTAGGAAACAATAAAGATACATTGAAGATGTATGTATCCCAAGGTATAATAGAGATTGAGGCATTGACATATATACGAGGTAGAAGTATTGCGAATGCTTTTATTATTATTGACGAGGCTCAGAATTTGACAATTCACGAATTAAAGACTATAATTACAAGAGCAGGTGAAAACACGAAGATTGTACTTACTGGAGACATCGAACAGATTGATAATGTGTATATTGATGAAACCAGCAATGGATTAGCATATGCTGTTGAAAAATTTAAAGATCATAGCATATCCGGTCACGTAACATTAACGAAGGGTGAAAGATCCAAGATAGCTACATTGGCTGCAAAAATATTATGACAGACAGTTATGATGATTATATACCAGACTGGTATATGATTCCGATAGAGGACTCTACATCACCCGCGGCAGATTTAAATGAGGTGGCTTTTGTTGACGTTAGTTTTTACGAAGATCAAGCATCAACCCGCCGCGCAATGGCCCGTGCTAGGAAGAAGTTTTTGGAAATCTCCAAATCACCGGCTAGGTACCTAAAGAAAGTTGAAATTGTCAATAAACAAAAAATAGTTCTATTTACTTCTGTGCAAATTGAATACAGCGTAAAGATTGTTGCAAATTCTTTTGCTGTGGATTCATACTATAACAACCTAAATGGAGGATAAGATGACAGCACAAATTAACGAAAGTGAGTTAACTACTGAGAAAGAAGCAATTGCAAATCCAAATTTGGATTCCAAAGCAACTCGCGATAATCAATTGAAGAGTTGGTTGGTTGATTATGTAGGTAAAAAGCATAATAACGACAATGACGATGTGACAGTCGAAATGATTATTGAAACTATGGCCAAAGAATTCCCAGAGTTTCTCCTTGCTGTTGCTGAAGAAAATTGGATCCGCGGCTACAGGCAAGCCTTTGTAGATATCGAGGTCGGGGAAAAGATTATAAAAGAACAAGCCAATACGCCCACGGAAGAAGGAACCAATGATTAGAGAATATATTGCTAACTCTTCCTCGCGGATGAAGCGAAACGCAGGGAGTTTTAGCGTATTGGGCGGAAAAGTTCAAGTCCAAATTAAAGACCCCCTTCCTGTGGGCATCGATTTTATTGACATATTTACAAAAATCCGGAAAATGTTGCCGGATAATTTCTTTTTGGGCTTAGAGTCTATAATTATTGGTTACTCCGAGGAGTTCGAAAATAAACAGGTTAACGCTTTTTATGAGAATGGTACCCTCCATATCACCAATGATCAAGATAGTGACGCTGACCTTATTGATGATATTGTTCATGAGATCGCTCACATGATTGAGGAGCGATATTCAGAGGAAATTTACGGAGATGGCTACATAAGAGCAGAATTTTTAGGAAAAAGAAATAAATTACTTGACATTTTGACTGCACATGGATATAATATACCAACAGATGAGTTTATGGAGTTGGAATACTCCGTAGACTTTGATAACCTTTTGTACAAAGAAATCGGATATGAAAAGTTGACAAATTTTACTACCGGATTGTTTATTGGGCCTTATTCTGTCACGTCAATTCGCGAATATTTCGCCGTTGGTTTTGAAGAGTATTTTACGAAATATGGTGAGAGACCCTATATACAGTTGCTTTGTCCAGTACTGTACAAAAAAATAAAATTTTTAGAGGAGAAATTAGGAAATGCTTAAAATTATCAAAAAGGAGGGCTCCGGAACTGAATTTCTGGAGGTGACACTAGAGTTACCCACTAAGGAATCAGTAGATGGTCTCACTTTAAAGTCCACCCCTCACGAAGTGGAAAGTTTTATTCGCGACAATATAAAAGAGGTACTTAAAGTCGAAAATTTGGCACCTATGGGAAATTATCGAGAGGACATAAGAATTAAGGCGTTTAAATGTAGATTAAAGAAGCTAGCTCCATCACCTCCTCCCGTGAAACAGAAGGCCACTCGCAGCCGCAAAAAGAAAACAACGGTCGCTTCCACCGAGGAAGTATGAAAAAACATATATCTTTTTCTGAGTTAAAAAATTGGGATTTCTGTCCATTTTATCATAAATTAGTAAATTTAGATGGCCTCAGACCCTTCAAGGGGAATATATTTACAGCATTTGGTTCCGCTCTGCATGAATCTTGCGAAAAAAATCTCCTGAAGGAGATTAAACAGGCGGATATGCAAGATTATTTTTGTGAATCTTTTTTACGAGAGATCAACAAAATACCAGAAGAGGTTGAAGAGGAGCGGTTTGTTGAATTCTTGAAGCAGGGCACCACGTTAGTTTCATTAGCGATACCGGAATTAAAGAAACATTTTGGTGTCTTCGAGGTTATTGGCGTTGAGGAAAGGTTGTATGAGAAGATGGAAGATGTAGATTATATCTTCAAGGGATTTATCGATTTAATAATCAGAACACCCGATCAGAAATATCATATAATCGATTGGAAGACATGTTCGTGGGGCTGGGACTCGCGAAAAAAGGCAGATCCTATGGTCATCTACCAGATTGTTTTATATAAAAATTATTATGCTAAGAAATATAATATAGATATGAAAGATATTGAAACGTATTTTGCTCTTCTTAAGAGGACCGCCAAGAAAGATAAAGTTGAGTTTCTTCGGGTTACTAGTGGACCCAAGAGAGTTAAGAATTCTCTTGACAAAGTTAAGAAAGCAGTCTATAATATAAAAAATAAAAATTTTATCAAAAACAAACTTAAGTGTGAAAATTGCGAGTTTTATAGAACCTCGCACTGCCCTAGGTGAAACATGTCCAAAAAAATTAAGGTACTTGTGTTGAGTGACCACCCGTTTGCCCCCTCTGGAGTGGGAACTCAGACGAGATATATGATTGAACACTTATTGGGTACCGGTAAGTTTTCCTTTGTGTGCATTGCGGGGGCAATGAAACATGAGAATTATTCACCACAAAAAACAGATAAATGGGGAGATGATCTATTAATCCACCCAGTTGATGGATATGGGAACGCAGATCTGGTTCGATCGATGCTCCGAATTCATCGTCCGGATATGTTGTGGTTTATGACAGATCCTCGATTTTGGGCATGGCTATGGGAAATCTCAGATGAGATACGGCCATTATGCCCTATGGTTTATTATCATGTATGGGATAACTACCCATATCCTAAATTTAATGCGCCATTTTATGAATCAAATGATATGGTAGTGACGATATCTAAAGTCACAGACGATATTGTACGAAATGTGTCGCCCTCTGTTGATGTTGAATATATACCTCATACGGCCAATGACCAAGAATTCAAAAAACTTTCGAAAGAAGAGATACAAGAATTTCGAAAAGAAAATTTTTTCCATGGAAAGGGAGAGGATAAACTAGTGTTTTTCTGGAACAATAGAAATGCTAGGCGAAAGCAGTCTGGAACTTTGATATTTTGGTTTAAAGAATTTTTAGACAAAGTTGGCCATGATAAAGCAATGCTCTTAATGCACACTGATCCCAATGACCAGCATGGTCAATCTTTACATGCGATAATTCATGAATTAGGGATGAACAAAGGGCAAGTTTTATTATCCATGGAAAAACTTCCACCAGCAGCATTAAATATGATTTATAATGCTGCTGATTGTACAATTAATATTGCTGATGCTGAGGGGTTTGGGTTATCCACACTGGAATCTCTTTTTGCTGGTACACCCATTATAGTGAATATGACCGGCGGATTACAGCAACAAGTTACGAATGGTAAAGAGTGGTATGGGATAGGCCTCGAACCTAGCTCGAAAGCTGTGATAGGATCGCAAGAAGTTCCATGGATTTACGAAGATCGCCTCAACAAGGAAGATTTTATTGACGCATTGCTTGATTTCTTCAATATGACGAAGGAACAGCGCGAAGAAATGGGGGAAAAGGGAAGACAACATGTGCTCCGTGAATATGGATATGATAAGTATGCAAAATCTTGGGAGAATCTTTTGATTCGAGTACATGAAACCCATGGTTCTTGGGACTCTAGGGAAAATTATAAATCATATCGCTACACAACATTATAGGAGATACTGTGAGAAAAAAGATATTAGTGAGAGGACCCATATTAAGTCAGAGTGGGTATGGTGAGCAGGCCAGATTTGCTTTGCGGGCCCTCCGAGAACATGAAGAGATTTTTGATATATATGTACATACTTTAAATTGGGGCCGCACCAGTTGGCAATGGAGAGACACTGAAGAGAGACAATGGATTGATCACTTAATTCAGAAAACGGCTGTGTACATGCAGAATTCAAAGCATTTCGATATATCTCTTCAAGTGACAATACCTAACGAATGGGAGCGCCTAGCACCAATTAATATTGGATACACCGCGGGCATCGAGACAACAAAAGTCGCTCCACAGTGGATTGAGAAATCCATGGGCATGGACAAGATTATAGTTGTTTCGAATCATGCAAAGAATGTTTATGAATCAACTTCTTATGAAGCGAGAGACCCTCAAACCGGCCAGACGATTCCTAATTTCAAATGCAACACCCCTATAGAGGTCGTTGGATACCCAGTGCGATTTTTTGAACCAGAGGAGGTGACGATTGATCTGGAGTATGATTTTAATTTTCTAGTAGTAGCCCAATGGTCCCCTCGTAAAAACTTAGAGAACACTATTAAGTGGTTTGTTGAAGAATTTATCGATCAAGAGGTGGGATTAGTGCTTAAATGTAATATTGCAAGCAATTCTTTGATGGATTATTACCACTTTAGAGAAAAGATTAAAAATTTATTGGCGAATGAAGAATATAGCAAGAGAAAGTGCAAGGTACATCTACTTCATGGCTCCCTTTCAGAGGGTCAAATGTCATATCTATATAATCATGAAAAAATCAAAGCTTTAATATCTTTAAGTCATGGCGAGGGTTATGGGTTGCCGATTTTTGAGGCAGTGTATCATGGCTTACCTGTGGTGACTACCGAGTGGAGCGGTCAAAATGATTTCCTCTTTATGGACACTGTTAAGAAGAATGGGAAAAAGAAGAAGCGCCCCTTCTTCGCCAGCGTGTCTTATGATATTAAACCAATACCTAAAAAAGCAGTTTGGAAGGGTGTCCTAGAGAAGGGTTCAATGTGGTGTTATCCTAGGGAGGGCAGCGCAAAGATGAAAATGCGCGATGTATATAAAAATTTGGGGATGTATGAGAAGCAGGCTGAGAAACTAAAGGATTATACTCTAGAGGCCTTTGAGGTGCAAAAGATCAACAAGAAGATGGTCGAAGCTATCATGGGTGATCAGCTAGAGAGGGATGAAGAGATAGACAAGCTATTTGCAGAACTCTCAGAGGTATAAGATGATTGTATTTGTCTCGGACTTCTTCAAAGAAGATCATGCAGGTGGAGCAGAATTAACTTCTGAGGCGTTGATAGAGAAATGCCCGCTCCCAGTTATTAAACTCCACTCACATCATTGTACCAAAAAGCATATGCATTCTTATAAGGATTATCACTGGGTTTTTGGAAATTTTTATAATTTAGATACATCGCTTCTTTTGCACGCATATAAAAATTTAGAATATTCAGTGATTGAATACGATTATAAATTTTGTAAATTTCGATGTGAAGAGTTGCATGAAATGGCCGAGGGGAAATGCGAATGCCACAAAGAATCACATGGTAAACTAATATCTATCTTTTTCAAGGGTGCAAAATCATTGTGGTGGATGTCACAGGGACAGAGAGATAAATATCATAGTAAATTTCCCTTCTTGAAGAACAAAGAGAGTTATGTACTCAGTTCTATTTTCTCTTTAGACACTTTGAAATATATTTCTCTTTTGAAAGAGAAGAAGGGTCATACTAATAAATGGCTTATAATGAATTCCAGTTCAAAAATCAAGGGGGTTAGAGAAGCGATTGAGTATGCGATAGAAAATAATCTAGAGTATGAATTAGTTGGGGATCTACCTCATAAAGAGTTTTTAAAAAAAATGCAAGCATGCAGGGGGTTGCTTTTTTTGCCAATTGGATCAGATACTTGCCCTAGAATGGTAATAGAGGCTAAATTATTAGGGAAGGAATTGATTATAAATGACCATGTTCAACATAAAGATGAGACATGGTTTAGTTCAACGTCAACGAGGGAGATAGAAGAGTATCTATCATCTAGACCGCTAACATTCTGGAAAAAGATAGAAGAGATATCCAGCATTGACACTCCTATAGGCAATAACTTATTAGAGAAAAACCATTTTACGATTATTATACCTGCATATAATTGCGCCCCATGGGTTGAAAAAAATGTTTTATCTGCACTAAACCAAAAATATGGTAATTTTAATATTATTTACATCGACGATGATTCAGAGGATGCCACATATGATTTGGTTTCTGAGATAAAAGATCTTTATGACAAAGAAGATCGTTTAAATATTATAAGGAATAAGAAGAATTACAAGGCTCTGTATAATATTAACAATGCTATAAAGCAAGTCCGTGATGACTCAATTATAGTGTTGCTCGATGGCGATGACTGGTTATCTAGTTTTAATGTGTTAGCTAGGCTTAATGAGGAATATGATAAGGAGACATGGATTACCGCAGGAACATACATAGAATCAACGACATGTCGGGTAGTTAAATCGGCTAACTCTGATGATGCAATGTGGAATGGTAACTTAAGAAAATATTACGATGGTTCGGGTCACCCAAATGTTTTTTCCCACCTTAGAACTTTTCGAAAAAAACTTTTTGATAAGATTGACAAATCAGATTTAAAAGATGAAGATGGTAAATTTTACCAATGTACTTTTGATCGAGCCTTGATGTATCCTATGTTAGAGATGGCCGGCCAAACACACTATAAATCGATCGATCAGATTGTATATACTTACAATCGCCTAAATCCTCTTTCTGTTGATCGGGTGCAACGGAGAGATCAGTTACGAATCGAAGCACAGATAAGAAAGAAGTCTCAATATGAGAGATTAAAGTCTTTATGAAAATATGCCTAGAAAATGTTAACTTGGGTAGCAACAGCGGCCCGAATTCATTTGCTCAAAAATTAAAAAATCAATTCAATATCTTGGGGTGTGAGGTTACCGACCTAAGAATCTCCGATATCAGCCTATGTTTTATCGAGTCCCATCGTAAAAACATTAATTCTATGCCCACTTTTCAGAGATTAGATGGCATTTATTTTAATACACAAGAGAATTATGATATAAAGAATAGTAATATTCTTCGAACATACAGACATTCTAGTGGGGTAATATTTCAGTCCACTTTCAACAAAGATCTTATTTTTAGGTGGTTTGGCCCACACAAGAACTACAGGGTCATTCACAATGGCGCAGATTTAGAATTAATTGATCAGGTTTCTCCTATTGATGAGTTCTCGCAGAATTATGATAATATTTGGGTATGCGCTTCATCGTGGCGCCCTCACAAAAGATTATCAGAAAATATAAGATATTTTTTAGAGCATTCGGGCGCAAGAGATTGTCTTTTGGTTGCTGGTTCAACTAACGAAGAACCGATTAAACATCCTAGAATTAAATACTTGGGCCACTTAAATCAGAGGCAGTTAATTTCAATCTACAAAGCTTCAAAGTATTTTATTCACTTGGCATGGCTAGATCATTGTCCAAATGTTGTTGTCGACGCCCGCGCGTGCGGGTGCAGGGTGATATGTTCATCCTCCGGAGGGACCAAGGAAATAGCAGGCCCTAATGCAATTATTATTGAAGAAGAGGAATGGGATTTTTCACCAATAGATTTATATTCCCCCAAGGTCTTGAACTTTAATAATAAACTTGACAATTCCTATGATTCTTGCTATAATATGCATAACGTAGCAAAAGAGTATTTAAACTTCGTCACGGAATAAGGGAAGTGATATGAGAACCATAAAAGATTTATTGAGAGATGAAAAATTAAGTTTGGCTTGCGGTGCAAGTAATGCAATGATAGCAAAGTTGGCCGAAAATGCAGGATTTGACGCGATTTGGCTTTCTAGTTTTGAGATGCACGCATGGAACAGATTCCCAGATGCATCAATTTTGAATGTAGCTGACTATGCAGACGCGATTAGCAAGATTGCAGATCGAGTGAATATACCTATTTTAGTTGACGCAGATGAAGGTGGTCCAAGTGCTATCAACACTATCCGGATGGCACGTGAATATTCTAAGGCTGGTGCATGGGCGATGTGCATCGAGGATAACCCTTCGCCTAAGAGATGTTCTTTTTATGGTATGAAGAAAGTACTTGAAAAAACACCTACGACAGTTGGAAAGATTAAAGCGGCCTTGGAGAAGAATAACAAGGAAGGTTTCGCGGTGATTGCACGTACAGAGGCTCTCATACAAAACAGAGGCATTGACGTCGCCATCGAGAGAGCAAAGGCATATACTGATGCTGGTTGCGACGGCTTCCTGATCCACAACAAGAATAAGACACCGGATGAAGTTTTAAAATTTTGCGATCGATATCACAAAGAGGGGTTGACAACGCCTTTGGTTATTGTTCCCACCACATACAACCAGATGACAACGGAACAGATGAGGAACTGTGGTGTAAGCTTGGCAATCTATGCTAATTACTCCGTCAGGGCTACAGTTAACACTCTAGAATCTATGTTTACGACTATTATTAAAGAGGGTACTCTTTCTGCCGGAAATGATTTTGTGGTTCCCATGACAACCATCTTTGATTTGATTGCTGTGGATGAAATGAAGGAGAATCAGGATAAATATGGATCATGACCTCTATTCAAGATTATCTAAACAGGGATACGATTTTTTCACCGGTGTTCCGGACAGTGCTTTAAAGAATTTCCAAAATGATATCCTTGCATCTGGTGTGCCAAATATAATAGCGGTACATGAATCGCAGGCGGTAGCTATAGCTTTCGGCGCAGCCCTAGCCGGCAAGAAACCATGTGTATATTTACAGAATTCTGGACTGGGAAATTGTATTAATCCCTTGACTAGTTTGTGTATCCCCTTTGGTATTGAACCATTGTTGATAATTGGACACAGACACACGCTTCCTCAACACAAAGTGATGGGGGAGGTTGATCAAAAGATCTTGGATTTAATTGGTTACTCAAATTATATTTTGATATGTGGTGAAAATAATGCTAAGTAGAGAGGAAGCGATAAAAAATATTTTTGAAAGACACGGAGAGAATTCTTTATATATTACGAATACTGGGTATTTGTCCCGCGCAATATATAATATATACCCGGATAATAAAAATATTCTTTATATGCAAGGCAGTATGGGTCTTTCACCGGCAATAGGGCTGGGGGCTGCAAGGAATATTGATAAAGATGTTGTAGTATTTGTGGGTGATGCATCACTTCTTATGCATCTGGGGATTACCCATACCATTAGGGATGAGGCCCTCGGTAATCTATATATTTACGTACTGGATAATGGTTGCCACGAGTCAGTTGGCGAGTATAAATGCTCTGACTTGGAGCTTAATTATGTTGGCGTTAACGAGATTATAAAAATTTCCAATGATGGTAAAACTCCTCGTGTTGGCCTCTCATGTAAAGAGAATATTGAGAATCTCCGGAGTTTTTTGAATGTCTGATATCCTATTGAATCCCGGACCTACAAATACTAGGTTTCTGACTAAAATAAAGCAGTGGCTGGGCAGTGATATTTGTCATAGAGAAGACACCTTCAAGGCAGTACTCAGATCACTACAGGAGAAACTTTTAAGTGCTGTAAAATTTTCATCGGCCGGCCGAATCGCAATTCTTTGTGGATCCGGAACAGCGGCAATGGAAGCCATGATATCTTCACTGGCACCAAATGATACGCTTGTTGTCAACGCCGGCAAGTATGGTCAACGTGCAATGGAAATTTTCAAAACATATAACATTCAGTGCGCGCAGGTCAACTCTAGAATAGTTGATGATTTGGTTGAAAATAGAGATGTTAAGTATGTTTATTATGTTGAAAATGAGACTTCTACAGGGGAGCATTATTCTCTAGAGAAGATGTGCAAGATCTACCCAGAGGCTAAATTTATTATTGATGCCACCTCTGCTTTTGGCGCCTCCGACTATAAAAAACTTGGTCATAGGATAGCGGCATTGTCTTTTTGTAGTAACAAGTGCCTACAGTCAACTCCGGGCTTAGGAATAGTGTTGTGGAATAAAGAGATGCAGATTTTTGATCGATCTTATTATGGAAATCTTTCGAAGTATCAATTGGGTCATTTGCCTTTTACGCTGCCAACACAATCGGTATATGCTTTAGAATATACTGTTGACCAAAGCTTGGAAAATGAAAAAATATTTAACCTTCGAAGAGAAAAATTAATATCCGCTATGTCATCTATCGGAATCGAGTGTATTAATTCTAATCCGGCGAATTCAATAATTGCATTTAAACATCCTAGAATGGGATACAAAAAATTACATGATTTTCTATTGAGTCGCAAGATTGTTATTTACTCGGGTGTTGATGGCGTAGACCGTAGCTTCAGAGTCGCGACAATGAGCGTGGATTTTGATATCAAATTTAAAAAAATAGTTAAAGCCTTTAAGGACACAGTATAAGATGATACGTATATACACTGATATGGCAGCAGATTTATTCCACTTGGGTCACTTAAATCTGATTAAGAGGGCGCGCGAACAAGGAGACTATTTGATTGTTGGTGTCCACTCAGATGCTGATATTGCTAGTTATAAAAGAGTACCTATCATCAATGAGTCACAGAGATATGAATTGGTCCGCGCTTGTAGATATGTCGATGAAGTAATAGAGGCAGCACCTCTTATCATGACCGAACAGTTCTTAGGGGAGAACAAAATTGACTATGTTGTTAGGGGCGATGATATCACGCCCGAACTCCTAAGACAGCAGGCAGTACCAATAAAAATGGGTATTATGAAATATGTACCTAGAACTAAGCATGTCTCTACGACCGCTATCATTGAGAGAATAAAAGAGGATTATGAATAATATTGAGATTAGCAGTATGTCACATTCGGAGTGGATTAGATATAAAAAGAAGAACAAAGATGCGCTCTTGAATTCGTTTCCAAATTACAATTTCAACGCAAGAATGGAAATAATGGCAAATTTTAAAAAAATATTATCAGAGGAAGGTGTAGATTTGTTTCTTTCCGGCGGCACTCTATTGGGTTATCTAAGAGAAGGCGACTTCATCCAGTGGGATCCCGATGTAGATATGGACGTCTTTGCAGAACAATTGATACCTAAATTTGATACTATAAAAAACAAATTAACTCACTTAGGATATATCACTAGGGGGATTAGAGAGTACCCCAATATGAAGATTAATGCTTATCATTCTGGTGAAAAAGTCGGCATCGCTGCCCTTTATTTAAATCCGGTCAAAAAAATACGCTATAGGTATAGGTACAAATGGCCAGCCAGTTTATACGAGAGAGGTCAAAATATAATTTTTAAAAATATGAATTTCCAGGCTCCTGATGTACTGGGATATGTAGAACATACATATGGTAAAGATTGGAATACTCCGTCGAAAGAAAATTACTTTAACAGGAGTCTGTATATATGAAACAAAATGAAATAATAAGTCTTTTATCAACTGAGGAATGGCGAAAAGTGAGGCACAATTATCATGTACCCAACAAAGGTATGGATAGGGAAGCAGCATCGTTAGCACTTTTAGAGGTTGATGATATCTTTAGAGAATTGGGAATAAAATATTTTTTGTCTTGCGGTACCGCTTTAGGGTTTTATCGCGATGGGGATTTTATCTCATGGGATGATGAAATTGATATTGAGATTTTTTCTGAGGTTTATGTACCACGTTTTGAAGAAATTAAGGAGACGTTTATTAGTCATGGATTCATCACCCGCGCCACATTCAGGGGAAAAACTAGCAAAATGGCATTTTTTAAACACGGCATCAAAATTGCAACTAGTGCTCTTTATGATAATGGCATGGGATATCGATGTGACTTACAACAGAAATTCCCTAATAAATATTATAACAATGGCGAGAAATTTAATTTCAGGGGCAGAGATTTTATTCTTCCTGGTCCCGCAGAAGAATATTTGACATTTTATTATGGCGACTGGAAAACACCGATTAAGTCTTATAATCCAAATGAATACCTTAACAAAAATAATAACTGGAGAAAATAATATGGCAATAACAAAAGATAAAATATCAGTTGTAGCAAGTTCATTCGGAACTTGCTGTGATCCTTATGTCGGATCATTAAAAAATAGTGTAAAGGCTATTTATCCAGAAATGAAAATCAATGTTGTTGGAAAAGACACTCCAACAGATGAAGATAGAATTAATAAGCTTAGAGATGAAATAGGATTTGTTAGAATTTCACCTGGGAGTTTAAAAATTATTTGCTGGAATCAGGGTTTTAAAGAAGCAGATAGTGAATGGGTTTTGTTTATGGATAACGATACTGCTTTGTTGAAAAATATTGATAGCTTTATAAAAATGGCGGAGGAGAACGCCGCAGACTTTATTTTTACTTGGAGGCATAGTCTTCCACAGTGGATTAACAGTGGAGTTATGCTTGTCAGGAGAAATGAAAAAGCTCTTAAATTTTTTGAAGATTATGAATCTAATATGATTGCTGATATAAAAAGGAATCAAAATGACCAGTATACTTTTATAAATTTAATAAATAGAGACTCTAAATTTGTTAATAGTGTGTTGTCCTCTTCTAGGGATGACTATTTCAAATTTGATGAAAGAGGTATAAGATTTTTGGCAATACATTGTGATTATCTGAACAGATCAAATCCAAAATCTGATTGGTTTGATGGAACGTGTATACAGCACTTCAAGGGAGTGCAAAATACAATCATTACAAAGACTGAAAAGGAAAATAGATATCACAATTTTATCAACAATGGAATATACATGCTTACAGATTCACAACGAAAAAATTTAAATCATAGAATAAATTTATGGAAGAAATTTGCTAATGAAAAATACTCAAAAGATGTTATTGATTTAGAAGAATTTATAAAAAAACAAAATGGGGTGAACGATGGGTAAAAAGAATATAGCATACCCACAAAAAACCTATAGACATATACAGATAGGTGACAGGGTTTATATGGGGAAAGATGGCGACAAAAATAGAACACCTAATTATATTATTGATATGTTTGGTGGTGATTATTTTAATAATAAAAGTGTTTTAGATTTGGGTACCGCCGCCGGCGCAATTTTGTTTAATATACAAGATAAAATATTAAAAGGTACCGCGGTTGATATCGATGATAAAAAATTAAATATTGGAATCGATATTGCTGAAAAAAATAATATCGATAATATAAATTTTATATTATCTAAACTTGAACCATTTTTAAGTGAAACGAAAGAATCATATGATTGTATATTCTTATTAAATATTTTACATCACGTACAGACTCCTTACAAGATATTGGACTTAGTAGCAGAACTATCGAATGATATGATCTGCATAGAAGCTCCATTATTTGGATTCTATGACGCCTACGAGAGAGATATAGGTAAGGAAGTTAAGTTTGAAGGAAATCTAAACCTACAGGATATAATCTCCTTTCTTCGGGAGAGAAATTATGACTTGTTAATTAAACAGGCTAGTGATAATCAAGAAAGCTTTATGGGCCCAGAGAGATATGTTTGCATTTTTCAAAAAAGAAAAATATTTTTTAGTGATTTAGAATCGGTTCGAAATCTTAAGAGGGGGATTGTAATTGGTCCCGGCGCTTCTGGGAAAACGAGGCTCTTGCATGATTTTTATAATATACCAGTAGAATACAAGGGGGAGAATATCATTAAAAACAAGGTTTTTGATGGTGAGGGGAGATCGCTAAAATATGGGAAAAATATAACAACGTTTACAGATGACTATCCTGTGATATATATTGCTCCGAATTACAAATCGCTTAGTGGGTTTAAGCCGAACATTAATGAGTGGGTAAGGATACTGCGGGATAAAGATGCAACTGCGATTATATGCTACGTAAAGCCGTATATTCATCGAGAGAGACTTTTGAATCGAGTAAAGAATAAGAGAGGGAACTCAATAAATCAACATTTAGACAATTATCCTTTTTCATATCAGAATCTTTTTTATGCACTGGAACAAGAGAATATTAATTATTGTGTGATAGATTCTAGTGGGGGTAGTGATGTTATATAGAAAAGAAGTTGATGATTTTAAATGGATTCTAGACATTAATGATGGCGGTATTGGAAGCACTCTGTATTATTCGCACACTGATGGCAAAGGTTTTTCTTTTTCACGAGAGTGCGCCTTTATGGCTATCATGAATAAGACGGTCAAGCCTGGTATGACATGTTTAGATCTGGGCGCCAATATAGGCTACGCTACAATGATCATGCTCAGGAATAGTGGGTTTTCTGGCTTTGTTTACGCCATTGAGCCTGACGCCCATAATTTGAAATTTTTAAAAACAAATATTAAAAAAAATGGATATCTAACACCAGATCGTTGCGAGCTTAATAAGTGTTTAATATCCGACCATGATGGGGAATCATCTTTTTGGATTGCACGACAGCCAAACTTAAACAGTATTAATAAAACCAAACACAGTGTGAGGGAAGAGACAGTTGAATGCTTCACACTAGAAACATTTTTTCAAAATAGAAGATACCCCAATTTCATAAAAATGGATATTGAGGGTCACGAGGTGTCAGTCTTTAACGGAGGGTATGAATATTTTAAAAAAAATATGGGGGAAACTCACATACTTTTGGAAATCCACCCGTCAGAATATTCAGAAAACAATGATTTTGAAAATATTTTGAGAAAATATTTTGATATCGGTTTTAGGTGTAGCTACATTGTTGCAACGCCCAGACCACAACCTGAACTCTTTGCAAAACTGGGGTATAAACCAACCCATATCGTCCAGACAGATGGATTCAATCGTGGCATTTATGAAAATATTAAAAACGAAGATGCTATAGCTATAACCTGTAGAGAAAACTTAGAGCCATGGCTCAACGGGTATACTAAAAAAATAGCCAGAAGTATGATGATATCGCGGGAGAAACAATGAGTGTGTTGCAAGTAAAGCTTAAAGATAATAGCCTCGTTGACGTGATTATAAACTCAGGCGATATTGTTATTGATTGTGGTGCAAATATCGGCGATATTACAAATTTATTTATAAATCATGGAGCAATAGTGTTAGCTTATGAGCCGAATGATAGAGCTTTTGATGTATTGTCTAATCGATTTAAGAATAATCGCAATGTAAGGTGTTTTAAAGCGGCAGTTTCTTCTAGTGACGGAGTTTCAAAGTTATATATGCACCAGAAATCACCAGAAGATCCTTTAAAATATTCTACTGGGAGTTCCTTGGTGAGTGAGAAGAGCAACGTTAACATTGATGATTATGTAGAAGTCAAAACGATTGATCTCAATCGAATAATTCAGAAAATTAAGAATAAATTTAAAAAGAATATACAGGTCTTAAAAATAGATATCGAGGGTGCTGAGTGTGATCTCCTAGAGCATTTATTGGATAATGGGGCTTTGCATGATATCCCCTATGTCTTTGTTGAGACCCACGAGAAAAAGATTCCATCCTTGAGGCCGGCCACAGAAGAGATTAAGCGCCGCGTTCAAGAGGAGAACTTAAAAAATATTAACTTCAAATGGATATAAATTGTGACTATATGGCTATTAGATGTTTAGTAACAGGATATAGAGGATATATTGGATCTCGTGTTTACAAAGCCTTGAAGAAGATGGGTTGCGTTGTTCGAGGTATTGATTTAAAAGATGGGCTGGATATAATTCATGACTTAAATCACAAAAGATATAAGTGCTTCAGACCAGAGTACATTTTTCACCTTGCGGCGATTCCACGAGTTCCATATAGCATGGAATTTCCCGAGGAGGTCTTAGAGAACAACGTTCTTTCCACAATTCGAATTCTGGAATACGCCAGAAAGAATGGTGCCAAGAGGGTGATTTACTCTAGTTCTTCATCTGTAGTTGGCAATGGAGATGGGCCAACCAGCCCATATGGCGCATCAAAATTAATACCAGAGATTTTATGTAAAAACTATTCTGATGTTTATGGCTTAGATACAGTATCTCTTCGTTACTTTAATGTATACTCAGAGGATCAGGAGGTCGATGGTCCATATGCAACGGCAATTGCTAATTTTATGGATTACATTCGAAAGGGGAAAGATCCATATATTACTGGCGCCGGAGATCAGCGCCGAGATATGATTCATGTTTCTGATGTTGTATCTGCTAATATTTTCTGTATGAATTACAAGGGCAATTTCAAAGGTCGCCACTATGATACAGCAACTGGTAGTAATATATCTCTAAATGAGGTAGCGTCGATTGTTAATAAATATTTTCCAAATGTGACGTTCTCGCGCATATCAGAGAGGAGTGGAGACGTAAGGGAGACCAGAGCAGATATTGCTCCTCTAGAGTCGTTGGGATGGAAAACAAAAATAAATATTGAACAGGGGATAAACTCTTGTTTTCAAAAATTAAAGGAGAGAGAATGAAATTATCAGATCAAGCACTGGGAGCAGTTATGCTAGCATTACAGAAAGCAATACTGGAGCGCTCAGATGTAACCCGCACCCTTAAAGGATTTGAATTAGAAATTGATGAGAATAGTGAGATAGTTGTAACTAACCCTCCTAAAGTTAAATTTGACATTGATGAAGGGGAACAATATAATTAACCCATGCCCAGATATACATACCAATGTCAAAAATGCGATTTTGTTCACCAAAAACGCCATTCGATGTCTGATATACATCAATGTTGCCCCAACTGCCTTGAAGACGGTAATTTGCTGAAAATTCCTCCTGTAGCGTCTATTTTTACCAAATCTGAACAACAGTCAAGACTTACTAGAACAGGGGATCTCGTGAGAGAATTCATTGAGGATGCAAAGGGGGAACTACAAGAAGAACGTCAAAATTTGAGAAAACAGGAGTATAAACCGGAATGACTATTTTTATAATCAGTTTATTGTTAATTCTATCATCGGCAATAAATATATTATTGGTGTGGTACATAAGAGGCACTATTGATAAACTAGTGTTTGTTTCTAAAAACATAGGCCACTTGATGGACGTTGTTTTGGATTTTAAACAACATCTTACAGCGTTATCTGAGATGGAACTGTTTTATGGCGATGAAACAATTATGGCGATGTTAGAGCATTCAAGATTTTTAGTAGATGAGATAGATAAATTTGAAGAAATATTTTCTTTAACCGAGGAGGACTTAGAGACCTCAGAGGAGTTAATAGATGACAGAGAAGAAGAGGAAGACCCGGCGCCGACGGAGCAAGAAGAAGCAGTACTTCACTCAAGTGCATGAAGATGCAATAGTAGCATATGCTAATACAGAAGATGCCGATATTCGAAGTGATTTATATATTAAATTTATTGGGCCTGTGTTTAGCGAAATGGTTGATAAAATCGTATATACTTACAAATTTACAACACTTCCGAATATCGACTGTCTTCGGGAAGATTGTAAAATCTGGTTAACAACAATATTGGACAAATATGATCCGAACAAGGGATCAAAGGCATTTTCCTATTTCAGTGTAATTACAAAAAATTGGTTTATTCACGAGGTTAAGAAAACTTCTAAAAGAAACAAGAGAGAGGTGCTTTATGAAGACTATTTCATGGAGGAACCTGCATCAGATAATATGGTTGTATATAATGAATATGACACATGGCGCGAAGAAGCAGAATTCTGGCATTACCTATGGACGGAGATCGAAACTTGGGATACTGGCTCTTTAAAGGAGAATGAAAAGAAAGTACTTGAGGCTGTTAAAATACTTCTTAAAAGCTGTGACGAAATAGAAATTTTCAATAAAAAGGCTATTTATCTATACTTGCGAGAACTTACAGGACTTAACACAAAACAGATTGTCAATAACCTTAACAAGCTCCGCGCACGATATAGGGAATTTAAAAAGAAATGGGATACGGGAAAGATTTAAAAAGCACTGAAGAATTTATAAAAGAGGCCGTAGAAAATATCCATGAAGATCGCTCGTTAACAAAAACATTGTTGGTCGATCTTTTGGCCTATATAAAGAAATCAGATGAAAACCATAGAGGCGTCGGCCTGATCGCAGCAAAATATGTAGAGACACTGCAGCGTTCAAATGAACAGTTGGTTAAATTAGCTTCCTTGTTGCAGAAGAAAAAAGATGCTTCAAATGAGTTGACCAACGAGGATCGCGATGAACTATTTGAGATAATTCAAGGCGGAGAATAATGTCGGTTTTAGATACCTTCTTAAACTGGTTCGATGCTCCGAAATACGGGCCGCGAGATGATGTTAATACAGATTTTGTAAAATCTGCAAAAAAAACCAATGAAAAGGCATTTCAAAATGATGCCACTGATAAACAGGGTACTTTTTGCGGCATCGTTCTTCGTGTTGAAGCTAGTACTAGTGGAGAGGGAGAATACGAACCTGGCTCAATGCCTCTTAAGAAATATCGCGCTAAAACAGGGACTCCTCCCAAATTGGTTGCGATAAAAGTTCGTATCCCAGAGCTTCACACCATGCTACCAGTGCCATCCATTCCCTCTGGAGGACCAGCCACTGATTGCACTGGGAAAAGAAATAGAAATATTTTAAAAAGATGTCACCACCCTATTATTGATTTGTATCCTACCTTTTATGCAATCAATCCGGGGGTCCCAACTCCAGCACCCGGTGATATTGTTAGGGTTAAATATGGTGATTTAAATAATTTTAAAGATCCGGTTTATTTATCGCCGGAGACAGGGAACCTAAGGATGGCCATTGGTGATGGAACTTCTGTATCTGCGTATGGCGCAGTCAAGACCGTTTCGGGAAATTGGAAGAATTTTCAGGGCGCAGTCCTCCCTGAAGGGTTTACAGGATGGAACCGAACATATCAGAGAGCTACAAGCGATGTGGTGTGGTTAGTTATGCATGAAACTGGCGGCCCAATGCATGCTGGGAAGAGTATTAATTATGTCAATAACAGTAAATCGGGTTTTTTGCACCATTATGTTGGATGGGATGGAAAACTGTGGAATTTAGCTAGTTATGACCAATGGGGCGTTCACGCAGGGAGTTTATACAACCCTAGATCTGTTGGCTTCGAAGTCGTTAATCCATTCCAAGCAAGAGCTTTACAAGGGTGGCATAGGAAAACATATCAAAGCGTAGAGAAGGTTCCGGTACGAATTTATAATTTTTCACATTGGATTTCTAGAACATATCCGGTACCTCCGCTAGCTTCTTATGAATCAGCGTGGACGATTGTTAGACAAGTCACTGGTCAGACTTCTACACCGATGAGGTGGGTGGGTCTTAATGGTACAGACTATACTATTAAGGGAGATTGGTCCCGGTCAAATCCACCCCCGCCAGGCCTATTGGCGCACTCTCACATATCGCCTTCTCGCAGAGCAGATGGTACTACGCAAATGACATATACTTATTTTAGATCAAGGGGTCTTCCACCACGCGCCGCTTATGAAAAAATGATAGAACGCTGCCAGAGAGTTAGTAATGGCATAGTTGATTGGTCTTAGATTTATGGGGATATCACGAAATGGTAAGTGATAAATCATTTTTAGAATCGCACATAACGCATGATGCGCCGTCTAAATATGGCCCGCGACATACGCGAGGCAAGAAATATACTTCCTCAGTTAAAGAACTAGCGGAAGCTCAATACACAAAGGATACAACAAAAAAAAGAAAGTTCTATGTTGGGATGGTTTTAAGGGTGGAAACTAATACTGTTGGTGATTCTTCATGGCCCTTTGAGCCAGGATCACTGATGACTAAAAAATATCGTGGTGAGACAGCCCCGCAATTAGTTGCGATTAAAGTTCGGATACCGGAGATCCATGCCATGCTTCCTGTCCCAAACCAATTGGGGTCAGAGCCATGTAGCGATAAAGACACAGTAAAGAAATGTCATCACCCGATAATAGACCTATATCCAACTTTTTATGCGGAAACCAGTGATCTCCCAACCCCAGATCCCGGAGAACTTGTACGTGTAACATTCCGAAATTTTAATGCCGGCACCGATCCCATATATATAAGCTCCGAAACTAAGTACTTTGCTCCAACGGTTGCAACCACCGGTGGCGCAAGAAGCTATGGGGTTGGCCGCGGAGGCGGAGGCGGAGGAATACCGGGCGGCGGAGCCAATATTCCGGCTGCGACATGTGGTAGTTATCCACGTGTTCCGGTAGTTGTAAGAAACGCCCAAATGAGAGATCAATTTTATGGTGCACCATGTAAAGGTAAAAGGGCAAACGTGAATTTTAGGAATAGAAAAATACCGGTTAATCCCGCTGCTGCTGCTGCTTTTGAGATGGTGGAAGCAGATATAGCCATGTGCCAAGAAGCTCAGAATTATAAATTCTATCAAGGCCTTCCGGGACCCGGAACGTATGCCTGCAGGTGCATGAGACATCAAGGTACGTTTCCTAATGATTGCAAGATAGGTATTAGTAATCATGCATGGGGAACAGCAATTGACATTAATCCTGCACAAAACCCCGCAAAACAAGGTGTATTAATTTATGATCTTCCGGAGTGTGTGATAGCAGCATTTAAGAGGTATGGATTTAGTTGGGGCGGCGACTGGAAGGGGTATGTTGATTCTATGCATTTTGAGTTTAAGGGCGATCCATCGGTTGCTGAATCCGCCCGCTCGTCGAAACAATCTTATGATGGTAACCCTTATTGTAAGGGCCGCCCTGGGCCCCCAAAGCGTGAATCTGGTACATCCACACCATCATCTGGTGCAAAATTTGTTCCACGCGGCCGCTGTGCTACGAGTCCAATATTTAATTTTTCGCAGCCTAGATTCATCGGCCGCGGAGAAACTCAGCCATATGGATGGAAAAAAACAGGCGAATTCATGAGAGTAAAGACCCATCCTGACCCTTGCGCAAAATTATTTATCGCCACCGTTTCAAAAAAAGCACAGGCCGGCTTCCATCTTCGCAGCATGGTTCGAAGGAGATTACAGAGCGATGTTGGACAGGAATATGGATGGATAGAGGTAGAGGTCTCCGGAATACATATGGCCGCGACAATAACCACTCATACAACTTCAGGGGCAACGGGAAAAAGAATTGCTCCCACTCCAGGTTTAGAATTATATTGGAAGAAAAGCAATGAAATAACATATAATAAAACTTCTTCTCCAAATGCATCGAGCGTGAAGGCTTAGGAACATATCATGAGCATTGAAAATTTAGACTCAATTATCAACCCCACTAAGGCTAGTAAGTTTGGTCACAGAAAGAACAATAACACTAATTTTGTTAATACTTCTAAAAAGATAGCCGAGGACCAACACAATCATGATATTACCAGCAAAAGAGAAGATTTTGTTGGTGTGGTATTGCGTGTAGAACAATCGCTAGGCAGTTCAAATAATTCTAAGTTTCCTTATGAGCCCGGTTCCTTTCCAATGAAAAAATATAGAGGTAAGTCTTCTACTCCGCCAACACTAGTCGCCGTTAAAGTTAGAATCCCAGAATTACATTATATGTTGCCGGTACCAGTATTTACCGGCAGTGAAGATTGTTTATCAAAACTTACCGGTAAGAAGATTTCGAAATGTTGGCATCCAATAATTGATATGTATCCAACTTTTTATGCGCAATCTGATTCTGTGGAAATACCAAACCCCGGTCAAATAGTTCGTGTTAGATTCGGGAATCTCGCTACCAGAGAAGACCCATTATATCTAGGTGCCGAAGCCGCGGCAGGACTGAAAAGAACAAATGTTATAGGTACTGCGGGGGGTTCCTCAACTTCTGGAAGACAATCCGGCCCAATTACTGCAACAATTCCTCCTCCATCAATCCCCGCCGCCGATCTGCAGGAAGCCCGACGTTTAGGGTTCGATGGGAAATGGGGGAGAATAATTACTTCTGATAGAAAAATCAATTATCAGCTTACAGATGCAGATATATTTTGGGCCGCCAAGATGCTTGTTGGAGAAGGTGGTCATCTAGATTTGACTCTATGGTCTATGGCCTTAAAATTTGTTATTTTTAAACTTCGTGGTAACAGCTATGGTAGTTCTTATTATAAGACAATTCGAGCGTATTCGCAACCAATTAACCCTCTTTGGTTGGCGTCTGGTAAATTCTGCGCTAAAGGTGCAAAGAGCCATGGAACAGATAAGTGCTCTACACATCGCACATCATGGCGAGCAAAACTTCAATCTTGGACCCTGTCAGAAACAATTAATAAAAAATCTAAAATGATGAACTTAACGATGTCGTGGGCAAAGGGTCAAGTAAGAAATCCCAAGCCCAAAGTCACAGATTTTGCTTTGGGCTCAGTAACTAGGAAAAATGTACCGGTTAGACTGGGAGGAACATGTCAAGATGGAGATAGGTGCGTATTTCAGCACGTATCGGTCCAGCCAGATCCGGGAAATCCTAGTAGTCAAAAGTCTCTTAAACAGCCATGGTATGTTGGAACACGTGAAGTTTTGACATGGCCGGATAACTATGTTCAGATAATCCGGCCGTAATATTTAAATATATTCTAATTATGATGAGGAGAAAAGATGACAAATCCAGTTTTTGGAACTTATCAAAAAATTAATGATCCGGATCGATTGGATCCAGTGCAGAGATCAGTAGCAGAAATAGAAGGCAGGGTTCAGGGAGTGGCATGCACTTTTATGACTGAGCCAGTGCCTTATTATAATAGGGCGGATGCAGAAAAAGTCCTTGAAAGCGACAGAAGGACGGCTAGAATAACTTTAGGTGTTGACAGGCCCGGATCTAGATTGACTGGGTATGGCGGCATGGGCCACTCTCTATGCGGCATGATTGATTTAGTCGCTGGTCCATGTGGCCCAGCAGTTCGTGCAGTAACAGTTGATTCTAAGATACGCACTAATCAAGTTACTGTTGCTAGAACAGTTTCTGATCCAAAATCTCGCGATAAAGCACTGGATCAATTTGAGATTGAACCACTATATGCAGATCCCCATGTTTCTTTGGACGCTGCACGTGTTAAAATTGTGCAGAAATCTAGGATGGATTTGGATTATTCGCTGGCCGGAGGGACAATAGGGAATGATTATTGGCCGAGGTCTTTTGTATTAGCAAAAGCTGACGGTATAAGATTGGTTTCACGAGATGCGGGAATTAAAATTATAACTGGGGCCGATGAGAGAAACTCTTTGGGTCAAGGCTGGGAAGCGGCACATCCTGAGGGAATTGACTTAATAGCCGGCAACAAGGATACTCCCGGTACTAAATGGGAGCTACAGCCCTTAGTTAAGGGCAATAATCTTTATGAATTTTGTAATACGGTGTTAGATACCTTGAATGATATATATAATGTTATCGATAATATCATACAAACACAAGCATTATATAATAATGCACTAATGTTCCACAGCCACGCGACGACGACACCGGCCACCCCCACCTCTCTTTCCTTTTCTGCTTTGCCGGCCGGAATAAAAGTTAATATTGATATGTTAATGCAATGTACGTTCCCTTGTTTGTTGGGTAGGATTAATTTAGTTGCCGATTCATTTAAATATTTGCAACCTCTGGCACCACAATATATTTTAAGCCACCATAATTCAACAAATTAGTGCACGAAAGGTAAAAAATGTCTGATTCAATTTTTGAAAGAAAACAACAACTAGCTCGAATACAGTATCTATCATCCCGGAATTCTTACATAGAAGAAATAGAGTCCATTAATGAAGAGGAAGATTTTCAGCGATATATGACAATATTGGGCTCCGCGGACACCGCTGCAATAAGATATCCCGAGGCTTCCCATTTTGTTTTCACTGGGAGAGATAAAGTGGAGGGATCTTGGTGCCCACCGGTGTTCACCAGTCCCGCAGTTTTGATTGACGGAAGCAACTTATTGGCCAGAGTTAACTCTTATTATTTATCGCAGGCCACCGGTCAAAACGCTCATGTTGGTACAATTGTCAAATTAACCAATACTCATGTTGGTAGGAACTCCGAATTTCACAAAATTCGCATACTGAATGGGGAATTAGCAGACACAGAAGCTTTTATTCAGGCAAAATATATTCGAAGACTTTCCCAGACCAAGCGATTGTTGCCGGTTACCAACAATACATGTAGGATAACCTCTACTTTAGAAGGCACTGTTTGTGACGCAACAACCTCTCAGTGGGTTAATTTAATTAAGCCTTATTTGTACGCGCCTAGATGTGAATATTGGATTACCGTGAGGACAAGAGATTCTGGCGCCGGAGGCTCGGAGCAGGAACTGGAGGCTAGAAAAAATCATGCGATATCTCTGGGTATTGATGCACTTTTTGAATATTATGACAAAGTAAGAGATGAAGATTTTAAAAACATCTTTAAGCATGATGCATATGAATTTGCTAGAGCGACAGCTTGGCATATTGATCCGCCTCCTGGCGGCGGGCTTAAGGTTTTAGTTACTGTGCCTGCAAAATATTTCGATGCAATCCCAAAGCGAACTAGAAATTTACACACCTTCTTGGAAGAGAAGATACCAAATCACTTTACTACTGTTAGATTCAATACATCTGAGATGCAAGAGAATATAAATTTAATTAATTTTTATCTTTTGGAGTTTCATCAAGATGCTAAATGGAGAGATGTTGAAGGGATGTACAAGGGCCCACTGGGTTATGGTGATTTTTCATTTGCATATGAAGCAGAGCGGTTAAGTGAATTTATACCTTTTTTGGCTAATTTTTTGAGGACAAACGGTTTTAATTTTCGTCGACAAAATAACGATTTTATCGAAATTGGATTCGACATGGACCACAAGATAAGTTATGTCATGATCGATCAGGGATTAGGGAATATCCCATTGACGGTTGGTTTTAATTTCTTCCGGGAAAATGCCCCCTGCTCCATGACCAGAACCATGGTCCTTTTGGAAAATTATGATTTTTTGGTTGAGGTGATCAGATCCAAGAGAAATCAGGTATCCGCAGAGGATTTTATTCAGGACTTTATAATGCCTACTCCTGATAAAGTAGCAAATTTAGCTAGCTCAGATAAAGGACCATGCAAACCCGATCCCTTACGTCCATTAAAATGCTGCGACTTTGATTTGTGGAGTAGTGATGGGATCAAAGATCATTTTGGAAAAATAGGTAAAAATACCAAGGCTCAAATTAAAAACTTGTTAGATCCGGAGAAACTTAAAAAAGATTTCTTGAACTACCAAGAGGGCTTTGTTCTAGCTTCTTGTCCGGGTAAAAATACCCCGATTAATTTGTTTACGACTATAGACAACCCCCGCGCACCATCCGGAATCCATACCGTCACAGCATTGATAGATGCTGCTAAACAAGTGCATGATAAGGGATATATAGATTTTAAACCACCTGAAGCTTATCGAAGTAAGTATTCTCCGCTTAAAAAGGCTAGTTTTAAATTATTGGAAGATGCGGACATCAAACTTATGTCGCCCGGCCTTTCGCAGTGCCTTAAGACGGATTATGAGTTTATTAATGAACCGGTTATTTCTGATATTATTAAAAGGCTTGCAGGTAAGGGTGCCTTCGGCGCTAACGGTCAATTCTTTTCAGCGGAGGACTATCAATCACCAACATGGGAAGATATGGGTAAAATATGGAATGCCATTAATGTACGCGGAATAATGAAAAAGGCGTTAGAGTGTACATGTAGCGTTCTGGAGGCCCAAGGCGACCGCGCACAGCAACAATTGCGAGAAGTGGAAGACCTAATTGAACAAGCCAACTTGACCGGTGCTCCGCCTCCGGCACAATCACCAGAAGAATGGTGGCATTCAACTAGACCAACTATTGACTCTCTTAAAAATAACGAGAGTACAGAAAAACTTCCAGCCGGCGCGCGTGCAGGGAGATATGTTCGGGCTCACACTGCGTCTCCACCGGGACGCAATACAACTTTGGCCAATAGGGAAGTCACGATTCCGACTCCGCCGGGAATAAAGGCCGCAGCCGATGCTATGGGAGTGTCGATATCAGATAAAATGTCTTTTGAGTATACTCCCTCCGGCGTAATTTTGGATCAAGGCGATGATGCATATTTGCCACCTGCTGCAGCCGTTGCCTCAGAGTTGGCAATTGGAGGAGCAGTCGCTGGATTGGATTCGATGTTTGGTCCGGGCGCAGGCGCACAGGGCGCTGCCTTTGCTCATGAAGCAATCTGTAAAGATCTTTGCAAGGCACTTCCATTACTGTGTTCGTGTATAGATTTGTCGTTGCCAAATATTGACATTCCTAGGTTCACTATTGAGGGTATTTTTGGTTATTTAGTGGGCCTGCTAATTGATATTCTTATTGATATATTATTGAATATAATCTTAGGTCTCATACAAAAACTTTTGGATGATTTGTTACGGTGCGAATTTGACAAATCAGATCCACAGGTGCAAGAAGAATTTAATCAATTGTTGAACAATGCGACAAATTTTGATATTTTTGGAGACCCCGCAAGCGCCGAAGCTATTAGCTCCGGAATCAACTCAGATCCAATGAATATGGATCTGCTGCGGCCATATATGGATGATGTTCCTCTAGTTGTTAGCCCCAAAGAGTTTTGTCAGCTTATCCGCGGAGAAGCAGACCCTAGAACGCTAAATACGTTGGAAGATTTGCTTCAAAGTCAACACACCGCACTAACAGCTTATTTGAGAGACCAGACTCAGATACAGCAATTATTTATAATTGTTGGTCGAAGATTATCGGATACTACAATATGTGATCAACTGGTTGATCTTTCAAACTCTATTCATAATACTCCAATCGCAGATCATATATGTGAAGGCGCTCCAATCGATGAACTTAAGGAACGTTTGCGGGCAGGAGATTCTAGTTCGGATCAAATAGCTGAGCTTCTTAGGGGAGTCCGCTTGTGCCGTCAGCAACGCCTTTTGGCGGTTAGTGATGTCGCTCGTCAGTTATCTGAGAACCCGCAGGACTTCCTTAAAAAGTTAATACCACCAATAATGGGGGCTCCAGGCGAAGATAGTTTGATTCCTCGCGACCCACCAGAGCTTCGAAGTATGGTTGACAAAACCGTCGATACTATTTTCTTGCCAGTGGCCATGGCCTTCGACCGTGATGCCACTTCTTTTCCTGAATCTCTAATTGAGACTGAGTATAAGTATTCATCACCCAGTGATCTTGATGGAATCTTAGCGGGTAACACTTCTCTAGATGTCTCCTCTGCGGTAGAAGATAGAGAAAACAATATGTTTACTCCGGATTTATCTATGGCCGGATTCTCTAACATGATTAAGAATTTAGTCGACTCAGATAGCGATTCTCCACTCCAGTTGGGTAATTTAACTGCTCCCGGAGGACCTTTATCACAAATTAAGATGTCGACACCAACAGGAAAAAAGATTATTGGATCAGGCTTGCAGGATGATTTACGTACACCGGAGAATTTCAAGTTTAGCGCGGCGGATATCAAGGGTAAAACCGCCACAGCATTTACTCTAGAGATGGCACCCTTTAAATCGTTTGCATATGATACTATCGACCTGCAGTTTAACGAGGGGGATAATATATTAGATTATATTCCGGGAGCAGGAGACACACCGACAAATGAGCATGAATCGGGCCAGTCCCCCTTGGCCCGAGCAATGGGTATGGAACCTATAGTTGGGAAAATAAAGATGACCTATTCTCTTCCTCTTTCTTCTTTCTGTGTTGAATGGGATAAGCAGAGGGATTTTTACGAAGTGCAGTTAGATAGCGAAGTAGTGTCTGTAGCTGGCCCGACGGTATCTGGATATGAACAAGATTTCTTAAATGTTTTAAGCGGCCCGGTACTTAATATTGCTGGTGAGAAAAAAATAAAACCTGAAATATTAAATATGGATGTTGTGAAGAATTATGAACCTAAGGGTTTCGCATCTTTACAACAAGAAATTTTCGCCCACTTCATGATGAAAACTTGGCAACGTGAGTTCGCAGGTGTAGGTGTGGATGTCTCTAATCTCACGGCTGATACTTCCCCTCTTTATGATTACTATCTCCGTGATAATTTTAATGTATTGACACAGGAGTTTTTACAATCAATGGCTGCAGCCGTTGGTAATTCTAAATATTTTAGCTACGGGGCACTGAGAAATCTGGCGCTCAAGGGGGATAAAGCGTGTGTACCCCCCAAGGATAGCTTAGTTAATATCGATACAATTACTGCGCATGTGAGAGACAGATATTATTCCGATCAGATTATAAGTGACCACAAAGAGAGATTTGGTATGGCAGTTTTTGAGGGCGTTGTCAACACCTTCATAAGAGTGTACATGTTAGAATTTATTTTAAGTGGGATATTCCCATTTTCTAGGTTCAATTCGCAGGATGTTATGGACGAACCTATTTTAAAATTAGCTGTAAAACATCTGCGGGATGGCTTAACAAGAGAAGGGAGCTTTCCTCTTAGTGGGAGAATCCATGGATTCAAAGAAATTCGAAAGTTCTTACAAAATGCAGGAGTTCATGAAAGATTATTAATTAAAAACGTTTCTTCTTGGAAGGCAACTTTTTATGAAGAATTTTTAAGATGGTGTGAAATTTCTATTCTGCGACGAATAGAGGCCGAGGAGAATTTCTTTGATAAATTCCTAGGACAGCAAGTTATCGTTACGCTTGATCCCATTATGAATCAAGAGAGGATCAGTGTTAAATTTCAGGATGTTGATGATATGCTTCCTCACTCTAGATACTATTTTGCTCTTCGTAATTGGTATAATGTCTACTGGGCTTATAAACAAAATTTAGATATTTTGAGAGATTCTAATGGAGAACTTCCGGCAGATTTTGTTGATGATCGAGAGAGAAGAGATAATTTCGATCCTAGACTGACGGAAAATCATGAATCTTTGCATGCTCTTGAGGTGGAGTTGAATTGGTGGCCGGACAAAGACTATACTCAAGGCCCGGCACTTGAGATTGAGAGATATCCAGAGAGACTCCAAACTCTAGATGCTCTCCGAGAACAAATTTTCAAGGGTCTGGAAGAGATTATCGCCACTGCTGCCTCTGATCTTCGCTCTCCGGATTGGACACCACAGAGTATAAATGAGATTTCGGAAAGAATGTATCGCGACGGTCTAGACCCGGAAAGCTTAATTCCACACACTCCGCAATTTATGATTGATCCGCCAACATTCTTTACATGGTATGACGAGGTATCCCGATCTTATGATTGCGAGTGTATAGTTGTGAGCGACGAGGAGGCCTCGGGTCAATTTAGTTCATGGGAGAGAGACCCAGAAACTAATAAAATTAAAATGGGATATTTGGAGTTCATGGCACGCGAACAACTCTATACCGTGAGGCACGAAGTAGAGAGCTATATAGGATCAGAGATAGAGGATATCAATAGTTTATTTTTAGGAAATATTAATCCTAGATTTAGAAATATTAATCCCATCGCACGTGATCCGGTAAACAAGTATTTCGTTAAACAGGTTGTTGATATTCCCTCCCTCCTAAAAGAAGAACAAAATTTGAGTTCCGCTCCTCGACTCCCCGAAGAGATTTTCGATGGTACAGCACTGCCGTTTATCTTAGAGCGGTATATAAAGGTGACAGACTATGGATCCGTTTTCTGGAATGATCTTAAGTCTGCAAATATACAAGATTTCTTTGGACCCGATACAAACTATACATCGGACCAGATGTATCAATTATGGGAAAAGATGGCACCCGGAAACAGATTCCTCACTTATCCCAATCCAAGCAGATCCAATCCTCAGGATCCTGAATCAATTTATTTAGACCTAAATCCTGAGAAGAAACAAGATAATACGTATTTTAAAGAGTCGATAGTTCCGATCGAACAGTGGTTTGAGTGGTTGGCTAGCTTAGGATTTCAGGATGAAAATGGGAATAAAGTTAATCCCATGTGGCAGGTCAATAGTGAGACCGGAAAAGCAATTTTTAATTATGAACACATGTTTGAAAACATGGAATTTGGATTAAGATTGATGATGGTTGATAAGCAGTACCAAAAGAGCGTATATTCGGAAGAATCAATTGTTGAAATTCTGTCTGATGTTAGTACATATGAAGAAGCTATTGACATCATTAAAGATCGTGATACGCAGAACGAAGGAACATTTTCTCTTCTAGAAGAGTTATCGGACGAAGCCAAAGGAATTATTTCTAGAAAGAATAAAGCTTTTCTGTTGACAGAATCGACTTATTCAACCTTTAATGCTAGTGCGTCCGGCGTCCCATTCGCCCATCAGGTAGCATCAGTAAGATATCCTGAATCAGAAATAGCCTTTTTATCGGTACCGGTTGTCGAAAAACTCCAGAAGATAGATATCAATCAGCTTTCTACCTCTATACAGGGCGGTGAGGATTTAGAATATGCATGGTTCACCGCGCCTGAATTTCCAAAATTGTCAATACATACCGACTCTATGTCCGCCGGCGGCGAACTCTTGCAGTGGCGATCTTATGAGCCAACATATGTGGGCGATACTAAAGTTGGTGTTACTCACTCTGGCAACTTAGATGATTTATATGCTATAATTTTTGGTATTGATCGTGAATATGCAGCCGGCAAGCAAATTATTCCCGCTTCGAGTGTTTGTGGCGATATGACTGAGATCCTTAGAAAAATTACCGATGCGGGATACTGGGAGAATCTGTCATATTTTGTAAGTCTTCGGCGTTATAATGACATGACAAATTCGTTTTCCGAGGACAATGATTCGGCTATTCTTGCCATACAGGCCCTGGATAGGGGTATTCGAGAAATTGAAGATAAAATACAACAGTATTTTATTTCGCGGTTCCCGTGGGTAGAAAAAGATCTCTGGATTTTGCCACAGGATGGCGGAGAATATCCATTTGGAAGCTCCAGAATCTTTCGTGCAGATTTAGTACGCTCGCCTGAATTTGAAGGTGCTTTTGGGCCCGAAGGTTTCAGACATTTTAGTGATGCATCTTTTTTAAGTACAGTTCTTGCAGTTATAAATACTTCGGCCGGCCTGAAAACTTTTTGGAACACACCAATACAAGTAGTAGTGGATACCACAAGGACGAAAAAAACGAGGACTGTTCCTGGAACTTGCGATACTAACAATCCAGCTACTTTTAATCATCGACAGTTGTCGTTTCCTGTGGCTCAATGCATGGAGGATTATTGGGAATCATCCAACGTATACGAAACACAGACGACAGCACCATGCTGGGAATCGTGGACTACGCGACTAAAGACTATTTTTAAAAGATATTTACCAGAGAAATCAACCTCGTGGGTTGAATCCATTGCGGGTCCGGGATCCTTTACAAAAACAATCACAGTTCAAACTGGGAGAACGACGCCCATGCTTGTTGGTACCGAGGGCTGGCTAAATTCACTTCCCGATATAGATACAGAGATTCCTGTTGATGAAGATTTTCATAGTACATGGACGGACAATATGGCGCCTGCATGGGCACTCATTCGACGATGTCCGGTTGATCAAGCCGGCGACCCCAAAGCGATCCGCCCGGATGTGGTTAGGCGCTTTATACATCGCGGCAACCGTATAGAACATCACTCCGGTAATCGTGTTTTATTCGAACCGGGCGGGTGCTATGAAGAATATTATCATCAAGCTATATTTACTGAAACGAGGACTGTGTTCGACTCAGACGCATATGAGGAGTTTAGGCTCACTCTTAATCAAAAAATTAATGATGCAATTGAGAGAATCAATATGCGATATGAAAGGAAAATGAGAAGAGCTTTAATCTCAATTAATAACTTGCAGAAAAATTATAGATCGTCCAGCAGTTCCTTTGATTTTCCAAATCTCCCTGCCGATGCAATAGATTTATTTAACGGCAGGAACGGTGAAAGAGGATATAAACATCGCCTTATTGAGGATCTAATCTCTAGTCACAATTATTCTCTGTTAACCGATTATATTTTTCCTCTTAAGAGATTCGCATCGTTGTTTAGTATATATTCGACGTCAAAAATTTCCGGGCTAACTCTATATAGGAATGTATTCGCAGATACAAAGTTGCATGCTAAGCAGTTATTTATTGCAATGGCATCTAGTTTTGTTAGTGACGAAAATGGCCGGCCAGGTTGGTGGAGGGTTGACATACCGGAGATGATGAAGAATGGAGCTTTTGATCCACTACCATGGTGGATGAAGCTACTTCAGACTGACTTATCTTTTAATTTATTAGCATTTATCACATATGTGCCCAAGAAGCTGTTGCAAATAATTCTGTCAGTACCATGGTTCGCGGCAATTGTCGATCCTCTTTGTTCGGTGCTCAGTGGTTGGCCATGGACGGGTAAGTGGACGACTTGTAAAGATTTGTTGGGCAGATTACCTCCGAATCGAAAATCTGACGATGACGATGAGGAAAATCTTCCTAGGAGATTGGGCGATGGCTATGGTTGTGGCACACGTGAACAAATTAAAGAGAGGGAAGCCCGCGCTGCAGGTAGAAAAGCTAGGACATCGGTGCCCAATAGTTTTTCTGGTGGCGCAGATAACGATTTTCCATTTGGAGGATAAAAAATGTCCGGATTAGCAGTTAAATTACCATTATCAAGGAACTCATTAAATGGATTTCTTTTAATTAATAACTTTAAGGAACTAACAAAGCAAAATTTAAAAATGTTAATATTGACCAGTCCGGGCGAAAGAATGATGGACCCCGATTTTGGAGTTGGAATAAAAAGATATCTTTTCAGAGAAAAGACATCAGCAATTGCAATTGAAATCGAGGGAAGAATTCAAGAACAAATAGCTCGATATTTACCCGCAGTAAGCCTGCAGACGGTTTCTATTGATGGTTTCGACTCACCTGACAATAGAATTACAGTGAATGTTCGCTACTTCATACCTGCTCTAAACGAATTCGATATATTAGATTTTAAATTCTTCACGGACTAATTATTTTTCAGGAGTAAGTATAATGCCAATAGAACGTAAATATGTCCCAATCGAATACACTAGCCGAGATTACGATAGTATAAGAAGCGACCTCCTCTCTTATGCTACACGATATTATTCAGACTCTTTCAAAGATTTTAGCAAGGCATCATTTGCTTCTTTGATGATCGATACCGTAGCGTATGTTGGCGATATTTTATCTTTTTATTTAGATTATCAAGTTAATGAGTTGTATCTGGACTCTGCAACTGAATTCGTCAATGTATCGCGCATTGGTCGCCAGATGGGATATAAATACTCTGGTAGCCCAGTATCACAGGGGATTGTAGATTTTTATGTATTGGTGCCAGCATCTACTGATGGATTGACCCCCGATCCATTTTATTTACCGGTCCTCAAGAAGGGATCAAAGGTATCTTCCACCGGTGGCGTCCAATTTACTTTAATTGAAGATGTTGATTTTTCTTCACCCGTTGCTGATTATGTTGTTGCGAGAATAGACGATGCGTCTATCGGAGGAGTTAATGCTATAGCAGTTAGAGTTTCCGGTCGAATTATATCCGGACAGGAGAGTTCCACGGATATAGCAGTCGGCGGATTTAGAAGATTCCAGAAGGTAGCAATTCCGGCTGCAAATATCTCGGAGATAATCAGTGTTATAGATTCAGAGGGCAATGAATATTATGAGGTTGATTATCTTTCTCAAAATGTTATTTATCGAGCGATTCCAAATACTGGCGAAGGTAAGGTAAGCATACCCAATGTTTTGGTACCTCAAATTGTCCCACGTAGGTTCACAGTGGAACATACCAGAACTAGTACAATATTAGTTTTTGGCTATGGATCTGAAGCAGAATTGAAGACCAATATAATTGATGACCCGAAGAATGTTGCAATTGATTTTTATGGGAGAGATTATATTACTGATAAAACATTTGATCCGACTAAAATAGTGGAGACTGATAAATTTGGCATTGCCCCAGTTGATACTTCACTGCATATAGTTTATCGGCACAATAGTGCCGGATTGGTTAACGCTGAGGCGGGATCAGTAGCGAACGTAAATGAATATACTTTAGAGTTTCCCTACGAAGAGCAAGAGTTGGCTGCTTTAGATTCCTCCCTCAAGACATTCGTGGAGAGTTCAATTGAATGTAACAATGTTGAATCGATCGTTGGAGATATAAGTAAACCCACGATTGAAGAAATGAAGATAAGAATAATGGATACTTTCGCTTCACAAAACCGCGCAGTCACCAAGTCAGATTACAGTGCTATAGTATATAATATGCCTGCTGCTTTCGGCGCAGTTAAAAAATGTAATGTAATACAAAATTATGATAGTAACAGAAGAACCGTGAATATTTACATTTTATCCGAAGATGCCGATGGATTTTTAACCGTTCCAAATAATGCACTTAAGACAAATTTAAAAACTTGGATTCAGAAATACAAAATGATTAACGATGCCGTAGATATTGTTGATGGTAAAATTGTGAATCTGGGTTTAGAGTTTATAGTGGTGTCGGAGAATAATCACAATAAATATGAGGTCCTACAATCATGCACCAATGCACTGGTGAATAAATTAGGACAGAAAACTATGGAAATGGGCGAACCTTTTTACATAACGAAGGTTTATGATATACTTCGAAAGGTTAAGGGTGTATTAGATGTTGCGCATGTAAAAGTCAACCAAGTGACCAACGTTGGATATTCTCAGACAATCTTTAGTGTAGAGGATCAGACAGCACCCTCTGGGAGGTATATTACTGCTCCACTGAATGTAGTCTTTGAATTCAAAAAACTTTTTACAAATATTAAGGGAAGTGTTAGATAATGGCAATAACAAGATATACAGCTAGTGCTGACACCACAATAACAAATGCATATAAATCTGGTCTCGCCACCCGCGGCACGGGTTCAAATATGGGCGAATCAGATATTACGGAAATATTTTCTATTTATTCGCAGGTGTCAAGTAGCACTGATGGAGCTTCTGTAGAAAAATCTAGAGCTTTATATAAATTCCCGATTACGGCAATATCGGATGACCGAACAGCCAATACGATACCTGCTAGTGGTAGCGTAAGTTTTTATTTACGCTTGTTCAATGCCGTCCATAGTCAGACTTTGCCTAGGCAATTTACACTGGTGGCTTCTGCTATATCACAGTCTTGGGATGAAGGAGAAGGACTCGATATGGAAGGGTATACCGATAAAGGGTATGCCAACTGGATATCCGCTAGTAGCACAACAGCGTGGGTTTCCGAAGGCGGCAATTTTTTAACGTCCTCCGATTACGATTATACTAGCAATATTTATACTCAATATTTCGACCGCGGCACCGAGGATCTAGAAATCGATATTTCAGATTTAGTGGAAAAATGGATTGCAGGCACTGGGGCCGGCGGATATGATAATTTCGGCATTGCTGTTTATCTTACGGGCAGCCAAGAAGATGGATCAACATCCGGATCATTTTATACGAAGAAGTTTTTTGCCCGCGGAACACAATATTTCAATAAACGTCCTCTAATAGAGGCGCGCTGGGATTCTGCGAAGAAAGATAATGCTGGTAGTTTTTATTTGAGTAGCGCCCTCGCCCCTCCGGCAGATAATCTAAACAATATATATCTCTATAATAATATTAGGGGACAATATCAAGATATCCCCGGTGTTGGCACTAGTCATATGCTAGTTAGCCTTTATTCAACTCTCGGTGGTGATCACATAACACTTCCACTGGGCGGCGGCGTATTGACCAATAATGATGCAAATATTACGGCTAGCTGGGTTACAACGGGAATATACTCAGCTTCCTTTGCTTATACTTCTTCCGGAACAACAACGATATATCCAGTGTGGCATTCTGGCTCAGGCCTCGGTGCCCACGTCAACACTATTTATCATACCGGTAGTGCAATAACAGTCAAAACATTTGGTTCACAAAATTATAGCACCAATCCAGAATACGTAACAACTATAAAGAATTTGAAATCTACATACTCCGCAGAAGAGAAGCCGCGACTTCGATTGTTCATTCGACAAAAAGATTGGTCTCCAACTATTTATACAAAAGCAACTAGTGTGATGGCTTCTGAAATAATTGATGATGCTTATTATAAAGTTGAACGCGCCATCGATAACTTAGAAGTTATAAGTTATGGCACGGGGAGCACGAAGCATACACAGATGTCGTATGATATCTCTGGGAGTTATCTTGATCTAGATATGAGTTTTTTCGAGCCGGATTACTTATACAACTTAAGATTCACTTATTACATCAATGGTCAATATCATGAACAACCCGAGATATTCAAATTCAGAGTAGAATAAATTATGGCTATAAAAGATCTTTTTAGAAATGAAGAAGCTTCTAGCGCTTTAGTTGGCAAATCGCTGAGAAAATTAGGCGAAGAAGTCGAATCAGAAAATTATATTGATGCTTATGTAAAGAATAAAGATAGATCAATTCCTCATGTTGATCTGTATGTGCCTGAGAATTTTGCAAAATATGGATCGGCTGAAAAATACTATAAAGACTCAATAAGAAGAATCATACATACGTATCCGTATGATGGCTCTGGATATGAAAAGACACTGTGGGAGCTTAGTTCTTCTTATTTAGATTTACATATTTTTAAGAATGAATACCCCAAGACTAATGGATATATAAATTTAGCATGCGCAGGCTGGGGGAACAAAGTAGAGACAATAGGTGATTATGGCGCCCCCGCAACGGCATCCTATGAGTATATCCATGTGTCACAGAGTATAAATGTTGACAATGTTTTTGAAAGCGCCACCGGTCAAACTTTTAACATTGGGCTTAACGGGTCCGGGTCCACTGTTGAGTTTTGGTTAAAGAAGGAAGCATATGCAGGTCTGGCACTAACCAGCAAAGAGGTAATATTTGACCTCTGGAATGGTGCACCTTCATCTAGTGTTGAATATGGTCGATTTACTATTGAAGTGAGTGCTAGTACAACAGCAGATGATTCACCCTTTAGAGTTACATATATGTCCGGAACATCCGGATACAGCAATCAGATGATAGGTAGTGGCTTTACAACGGCTAGCCTGCTAGACGGGTGGAATCATTATGCTTTTTCGATCGTATCCGGCGCCGTTAGAAATTTATTAAAATTCTATGTTAATGGCGAATTAAATCAAACGCTTAATACTTTCGGCGGCGGCGGCCTAACCGAGATAATTAGTACCGGAAGTCAAATGAACATTGGTGGGCTCCTGACTGCTCCCTCAGGCAATATATATCACACATTTGGCGATGATATGAAAGGGTGGGGCAAATTCTCAGGCTCGCTAGATGAATTCAGATTTTGGAAGGAATCCAGGACTTCTCGCGATATTGGTAGGAATTGGTTTACACAAGTTGATGGTGGCACTAACACTGATACGTCAAACACTTCTCTGGGGATTTATTTTAAATTTAATGAGGGGATTACTGGCAAATCCACTCGCGATTCTAAAGTGTTAGATTATTCTGGAAGAGTCTCTAACGCAACATGGACTGGTTATGTGGGCGATGCATCAAGAAATGTTGGCTCAGCTATTGTTTCTGCATCGGCGGCAGAATTTGAAACCAAGGATCCAATTATTTATTCAGATCACCCGGATGTATCTTCTTATTACGATGAGAAGGTTAAGGTTGGCCAAGAGTATGATTATACCAATAATGCATCCATTATTAAAAGCGTACCTGCGTGGATTATTGAAGAAGACGAGGAAGAAGGTACCAGCGAGTTAAAACACTTAACTCAGATAATAGCTAGCTATTTTGATATGCTTCATTTGCAAGTTGAGGTCCTGCCCTCTCTCTCTGCCATTGAATACACTTCTGGGTCCCACGTAGCCACTAGTAGTTTTAAACCGTATCCATTTGTTGACCGTATGTTGGAGTCTCGTGGGTTCCCCGCCCCAGAGTTATTTGCAGATGCAGAGATTTTAGAATTTTTTAAGGATAGAGATGAAGACAGGCTCTATAGAGACACCATACATGATATTAAAAATTTAATTTATAAAAATATATATAATAATTTGATTTATATTTATAAGTCGAAAGGTACGGAAAAATCTTTTAGAAATCTTTTTCATTGCTTTGGCGTTGATGAGGAACTTTTAAGAATTAACTTATATGCTGATAATGAAACTTATACTTTTGAAGATCATTATCGAGAAGTTGTCGAGAAAAAAAGATATGTTAATTTTTATAATACTGGTAGCTTTAATGCAACAGTATTTCAGCAAACATCTAGCGCGATAAGCGATTCCTTATCTTATATAAGTGGATCAGGTTTGATTTTACGTGAAAAAGATCACGCTGTAACAGTGGAAGCTGAGTGTATATTCCCGCGCGTGGCATTTCCGCAGGATAAAAATTTCTTTGAGGTACCAGTAACGTGTTCTTTATTCGGTGGCCATTCCAAAGCGTCTGGCAGCGCCGATGCAGATATGACATGGGATACCTCAGATTCTGGTAGCTTTCATGTTTATGCAGTTAGAAATAGTAGATATAGCCGAAATGCCAGATTCTATTTGTCCAGTTCTCAAAATAATTTTCCTACGTTAAGCAGCAGTGTATTTGTTAACGTATTTGACAATAAACGGTGGAATTTTGCCATTAGGGTTAAACCTTCAAGAACTCCTCAGTCACTAATAGGTGATTCCACATATAATGGGACAAGCCCCAGCACATATGATGTAGATTTCTATGGTGTACATTCTATCTTGTCAAATCAATCTAGTAGCTTTCACATACACGGTACTATTGATGAAACTCCCGGAACTAGGTTTTTATCCGATCGCAAAAGGATATTTGTTGGTGCACACAGAACTAATTTTACTGGTGCAGTATTACAGCAATCTTATGCTAAGATATCCTCTGTAAGATATTGGTTGGATTATCTAGATAATGAAACTATTAATTTTCATGCAAGAAGTCCACTGAACTACGGAACCAGAGATCCATACAGAAATGCGTATTTATATGAAGGTTTAGGTGGCTCCCCCTCCGGCGCCGGTACATATGTGTTGACGGGATCCCACCACCCTCAGGTTAAAACTCTGGCACTACATTGGGATTTCAGCAATCTTACTGGATCCGGAGATTCTTCAGTTGAAGCCTTTACAGTTACTGACATTTCGTCAGGCTCAACAACTGCGCAAGGTGATTATGGTACAATAGGAAAAATAGCGTTGACTCACCACCCCGGCGTTGGCTATGATTTCCCGACCGATCATAACGGCGCGATTGTGGTTGAACATGTACAATCCGCAAAGAAATCCTTACCTGAGATTATGAATAGCTATGATATGGTAAATATCATAACTGGATCCGCTGAGGAGACTTTTGGTAGAGACGAGAGACCAACAACTTACTTCTTGTCGATTGAAAAAAGCATGTATCAAAATATTTCGGAAGAGATGATTAATATGTTCTCTACGATTGCAGCTTTTAGTAATTTAATTGGCGACCCAGTACATCGCTATCGTGACGGGTATAAAGGTTTAGAAAAATTAAGGGAAATATTCTTTTCTAAAGTGTCTAATACTCCGGATGTCGAAAGGTTTATTGATTTTTATCGCTGGTTTGATAGTGCGCTTAATAAACTTATTAAGGAGCTTGTGCCGGTTTCTGCACGAATGCCCGATAATGTACAGAATGTTATTGAGAGTCATATTCTAGAGAGAAATAAATATAGAGCTAAATTCCCCACTATAGAAGAAAAACTTAACATTATTGAAGGTGTTGCCAAAGGCATTTCAGAACAAATGTCAGTTGACGATGATGACAATGTTAATATACCACTGTACAAGCAATCTTTTGCACGAATGTCAGATAACTGGAGTGTTAGTCACGCTCCTATTTCAAAGTCTCAGAAAGATAATGTGCTGTGGTGGAAAACTAGAACAGAGAGAAGTGATCCTGATTTGACTAGCGGTGATACTTCTGTTGATACAAGTCGACAGACAATTGCCGATGTTCTTCAGCGTACAACCGATAGAAAAAGACAAACTGCTTTGCGAACAACGTTTGGTCATGACAAATACATTAAAGGTGGCGTGAACTTTCCTACGCAAAAGAAATATGATTTATATAAAAGCGGCAGAGCAAATTCAACTTTACAGGCAAACGTTATAACAAGAGATGGTTCCTCAAAACTATTTATCGATAGAAGAATCAATACAGTCGATTATTCAGAACTCATACAAAAAGAAAAGCTAGATGTTCAAATACAAGACGGCGCAGGTGATGCAGCCCCCACCGGAGATATGGCTTTTCCCTTTAGTATTTATAGCTCATCCGTAGATGTTGGTTATGGTGTCACCGATCTGCATACTTTAAGCACTCCGGAGAGTATTAAAATTGATATAACCGGCCTTCACGAAGATGTTTACGGCCCGGAGTATGAGAGACCACTGCAGGGCCCATTCACTAGAACTCATGTTGGTGGCATGCCCCATCGTTCGAATTTTGTTAGTGATGGTACAGATACGCAAGATACACGCGCAGAAGCGTTTAGAGTTTATGCTGACACAACTAAGCTGAAGATCGTTAACCCGAGAAACAATCCATTTGGTAATGCTAGATATCATCTCCCTAGGTCTGATTTTTATAAAGACGGCACGTCAAGGCGACCGATTAATATTAAAAACATTCAGCACACTACTGCATCAAATTTCCTAGGAAATTATGAAAAGGATTATCAGATTGTCCAGACTTCCAATCGAAGACTCAACAATCGATGGTTTGTTGATACGGAAGGCGGAGATTTAGAATCCAGTGATTTGGATTTCGCAAAAGATAGTTTTAATTTAAGTACGACCGCAGATTCTGGTTTAGTTGGTGGGTTAAAGGATTATACGAAGCCAATACGCGCCCGCGGGAAACATGTAATCGTTGAAAGATTTTCTGCTCCTGGTGGCCCCGAAACTATGGGTGATACTGATGGCGGTCCCGGCCTCGACGCCCTATCAGCCGAATATTCTATTTATAATTGCTTGAATTATAGAAACTTTAACGTTCGTCAGGTTTTAAATGATTTTGCTTCAATACATTGTGGCCCGGGCGGCCATTCGTCTCACGAAGATGATGTTGCCAGTTGGTATACTTCTGCACCTTCGGCATCTTTTAGAAAAATTCAAAGAAATGGTTTTCGCCGCATTAAATACAATGCGGGATTTGATACAGCCAGCGATCCAGGCGATGGCAGCGCTTTTTCCACAGCCAGTATATATGATAATGAATTTATCCAAAGGCCAATACCGGCGCAAGACTCGGGATATGCATGGATAACCGCCTCCGCGGTTGCTTCTTCTTTACCATTTGGCCATGCGCTGGAAGAAGATGAGATTAACTTCTTGAGTGCGAGTGAACTCGGTAGTACTGTTCCGTATCCGAATCGAGAATTTGGTATTACTCTGGCACAATCTGACGCAGCGAGTGCAACTGGGTTTTTACGTACTGATTTCGCCGGCTTAAATTATCATATATATGAACCAATAACAGCTTCAAGTAATATTTTAGGATACTCTAGTTTTGATTGCCCGACAAACTGTATTGGTGGTGATTTTGATGATTTGTCGAATTATCAGAATATCTCCACCATTAAAAGGAACGCGGACTGGCCGTCTTGGGTTTCCTATGCTGGTGTTTTAAACGCTCTCATCCACCATCGCCAAGGTCCTTATGGCTGGCCCTCTTGGAAGCAAATCAGAGGAAGAAATCATCCAATTAGAAGAGACGAGGTCCAACACAATAGATTCTCAATAGTGAAAACAGAAGAGAGAGCCCACGAGGGAGCAACTTTCAAATTTTCCAAAAGTACCTCTCTCAAGCAATATACAGAGCCTCCGATAACATCAAAACATAAATATATTAGCCATGAATTTGCTGTTGCCGGCGCCCCCGAGGGCCTTAGATATAAAGTCGATCACAGTTATGGAAACAACAAAACTAGATTTACAAATAGAGATCTGAATCTGGAGTTGTTCGGATCAGACAATGATGAGAGAACCCAGACTTATGATCAACTGTACCAAGATTATAGTTTAAATTTCCGTTCTCCTTCTGAACGCGAAAGACTTGGCAATATTCCAGCAGGAAAAAGCATATTCAGGAATATGATATATCGAGAAATTGTATATCCGGCTGAGGCAAATACATATCTTTCTGGTACACGTGCAAGAACGCAGTTTACATATAATCATCTTTGGAACTCCACGCGTGCTGATAGAACAAAAACTAATCGTATTAACGATTTTGGTGAAACAATCCCAACCGAAAGCGTGTGGCCGCTGGATGCAAGAGCAGATTTTGCAACAGCAGTTCCGGGGTATGCCAACAAAACTGATGGCGCAGGCGCACTCCAGGCATCTTACGTGCGTTGGCATTCCGGTTCTCTCTTGATGCCAGCAAACGAGTATAAACTCAAAGCCGGCGCCGTGTATGCGCGAAGAACAGTTTCTGATGCAGCAACTGCATCATTTCCTGAAATAGCCGGCGACACGATGTGGGAGGCAGCCACGCAGTCTGGATTAGAACCATATTATACTTCATATGAATCATATGCGGAAGTCATGCGCGCCCAAGGAAAAGAATATAGTCTCATACCAGAATTTAGAATAAGTGAGCACTTAGAATATTATATTAAAGACAATTTGTCGGATTTCTCTGCAACAAGAGATTCTTTATTTTCTTTGACCGGCGCAGCATCGAGTGACAGTTCGTTTAGCTCCTTTTGTCGCGAATATCTACATTCTGATTTTATGAAATTTTTTGATGTGTTCCGGAAAGACCATGAATCCAATAACGCTTCTGCCATCACACTAACATGTAAGGCTTTTAAGAAATTTTTACCATATGAAGGCTTTTATCCTGCGCAAAGAGCGCTGAAAGTTGCAAGCTTGTTTTCTAGTTCATATGCTAACGCGCTGACATCGTCAGGCGCAGATTCAGATGATGAAAGAGTAACTGCGCCCGTTAGATACAGGCCGATAGCCTCTGCGTTGTATGCTCCCGGAATTCTTTTTAATAGTATTAAATCGGGCATAGCGGTTGACTACCCTGTGCATGTGTCTTCGGAACTAAATCCTTCTGCCAGTGTTGGCACCTCAACAATTCCTGAGCACGTACCTCAGATGTCCATTGCACAAAACTATGACGACCGAATACCTTTTGAAGGGTTAATGTTTCCGGAAATTTATTTTCCAGGCCCGAGTGGCGCAAGTCTTGCTAATCAATCAATTAAGATAATTGACAATGAACCTCATCCGTCTGCTTCTCTTAATCTCACGGCTTCTTTTAATCCGTCTGTTCAACCTGACCCTCTTTACAGCATTGCAATGAATAATTTTTTGGCTGAGACGATGAACTTCTTTTTAAAAAAACGAGGACCAGGCGCCATTGTTAGCAAACCGGTTAATAAAATAAGTTTCGATAATCAAAGTTTTGGTAGATATGCGATGGAAATAAATCTAAGGCAAACAAAAGATTTTACAATGTACAATAGAGCATCGGCTTTTGGTCCGCCAAGCGCTGTTCAATTTGGGGTACTTAGCATACCTACAAACTATAGCAACACCGCCTCAGTTTATTGGCCTCATACACCTCCTTACTTTGGAACAGAGAAGGGCGCACAAGCAATTATCACTTTCCCGGCCGGCGATACTGTTCTAGAAAATAAAGAATATACTTTAATGGAGATCATCAATTCCAGCAGTGTAACTTTTAGAAGATCTACTCCTGCTCACGAGGAGGGCTTTTTTTCCTTCGCATATGTATATACTGGGCCAGGCGCCCAAAGAATGCAATTGGATTCTTCTGTTAATCTATTTAACATTGTTAAAAGAAAGCAGATATCCTTTTCGGAAGCAGGTGGCATACAGTCAATATCAAACGATCCTTCCTCGGGGAATCCCGAATCTCAGTGGGTTATTTCGCCAAAATTTGAATGCCCGGTATTAGATTTTCAAAGTGTCTCGGTAACATCTGGAGCTTATGGAAGCGAATGTTTATCCCGCGGTATGTGGCATCAGTATGGATCTTTGCCGAGTGTGGATAAGGGTATATATCTTTCGGTTGAGGACTATAAATTCGCCACCGACCATACAATGACTGGATCCCTAGCGAAAGTTTTGGGATTTTCTTCGATGGAGGGAGAAACTTTTAGAACAGCAGCGCAATTTGTTGGTGGCGGCGCCAAAATCAAGATTGGCGACATGCCCCAGAAAACCAGAGAAGTTTTCGAAGCAGTTGTTGCTGTGCCTTTTATGTTAAATAACAGCAATGAAAAGGAATTTTTTACTATCCCACGCGATCACATAGAATATGCCAAGAAGAAACTCAAAGGCGCCACAAGTGAATTAGATTTCACCGGAATACCACAGGAAGTCATTGACGACCCTCCGCACAGGTCTATTGTGAATATTGTTGCAATGATGGACAAGTATGTCTTTCCGCCTTCCTTTAATTTTGTTGAATTTGAGGAAGTAACTCCGGCAGTGATGTTTGTGTTTGAATTTAATTATAAGTTTTCTGGTCAAGATTTAGCGAATATTTGGCAAAATCTTTTACCAGCAACTAACAAGACAAGGGGTCCGATACCCACGGGCCACAGTTCTCATGAGGAGTCTGCCCGTATACCCGACGTTTCTGAAATTTCGGTGGTCCATCCTAGTTTGAGAACTGCTTTTTTTGATCCCACCAAAAAAGTGGGAAAAGAATTAAGATGGATGGTCTTTAAGGTAAAGCAAAGAGCTTTAAATAATTATGGAGATGCAGTCAAGCTGTCGACACTTACGGATTATACTCCAATTCCTGGTATGTCGCTGACAAAAAGGCTTGAAAGGCTTGATTTATTAAATCGTGTTGGTGCCTCTCCCATGACTAATGTTAATCATGCGGTCACAAGGGGATATAGTTATAATTGGCCGTATGATTATTTTTCTTTTGTTGAATTAGTTAATCTAGAGGCTGAAGTTGCATTAAGTTCCGAGCCCGATGAAATTCCAGAGGGCCACGAAAAATCAAGAATACATGAAGGTATAAACGAATGACCTTTTTTAATAAAAAAGAAGAAGTTATTGATATAGAGTTGACACAATTTGGGAAGGCAAAATTATCCCGTGGTTTATTTAAGCCGGTTTATTATGCCTTCTATGATGATGATATATTGTATGATTCCGAGTATGGCGGCTTCGAAGAGAATCAAAATGATATTGTGCAGAGAATCAAAGAAACTGTTCGAACCAAGGCTCAATATTTGTACTATGGAATCGAGTCTGAATTTGTTGATATTAATAGAAAAATGGAGAAGAAATTTGGATCTTCGCCCGCCGAAAGCAGGAATGTGCTTCTTTCAGAGCCAATACAGCCAGTGAAGGATAAATTTTATTCACTATCCTCGCCGCTTGGGAATTCTTCTGTCAGCAATCAGAAGGCCCCACAGTGGAGTATACGTGCCCTATCATCTAAGATTAGTGGCAGTATAGGGGATGATAGGGTATCTATTGCAAAAATACCTCAAATAAATATTGAGCCATATTGGACATCGTCCTTAGGATTTAGAGGTTTTGTTGGTGCTGATGATTTTGATGATCCCGGTCACGATTCTGAAGTGGTTTTGGATGATTTAACAATCACCCAGCAAGATCAAACAGCGTATGTAAAGATAGTTAAAAATCATATTGTTTTAGAGGTTTTAGAAGAAAATGCAGATGCATTACAAAGAAAAAATTTTGATATTGAGATATTTAAAGTATTGAAAGAGGCAGAGGTTGATACTTCCGGAAACATAACAGTTCCGGCTCAACTTGAGCCATTGCGATTCAAGAAGGACCCAACAAGAAATTTAGTTGTTGACGGTATCTTAATCGACGTTCCAGAATCAGAGACACTTTTTGAGGGGTCGCGAATGGACGATATAACAACATTGCTGACCGGGGATGCATCACCGACAGATGTTGAATATTATTTTGATTTTTTTGTTGACGAGGAAATAGATCCTCCGGTATTATGCCGCAACATAATTGAAGGTGGCGTGAAGAATGATGTTTTCTCTGATTTGCAAATTCAATGTGAAGAGGGCGTTGCCCCATCAATCAGGCCCAATATCTATAGACCTGAAGAATATGAGGATCCTTGTGACTAATGACTGAATTATTGCATGGCCATGGCGCCCCGACAGCTTATATTGATAAAATCACTTTGGATACCTCTCGTAGTTCTAAGGAGAAAACAATATCTTCACAAGATCCGGGCGGCGCACAGTGGTCCGAAATAGTTAATAAGGAATTGACTACCAATCCTGGACTTTCTGTATCTCTGGATTTATGCGTGAAAGAGAAAGTTGGTCATGATAATTTTTTTTCTAGACACCATGGTCTCTTTGGTGATGTTAAAGTAGATCCAAACGGCCCACCTAATTCCTTTAAAGATTATATAAAAGTTATAGCCATTCAGAGCACTGATGTTGAAATGACGCAATTATGGAAAGAAGCTGATGTGTTTAAATACGCTCCCTTTGGTTATTCTTATATGATAAAGAAATTGGCCGCCTATAAAGTCAGCACTCTGAATACTCCAGCTAACTGGGATAATTATCAAAAATCTTTGTACAGTAAGCAGTTAGTGGAGGGGTGGGCAAAGGACTTAAAAATTGGCCGCGCACGCAATATGAATTTATTTAGTATAAGCATGCAAGATATAGAAGAGAACATAATGCAGGTTTCTGGGCCGGGATCGGAATCTGTCTACAGTTATAGATTTAGACTCAACTTTGACGATGCTCATGACCCAGATGTGTCCTATTCGCTGGCTAAGCCAGAGGATCGAGAGAGGGTAATGACAACGGACACAACTCTTCCAGCTTTTACTCCGAATCATTTAACTTATTTTGTTATTTCTTACCTAGATGTTAATTCCTTAATGAGAGATGCAGGCTTGATGTCTGAGATTGATGACCCCCCTCTTTTTGATGCCGCCAACGAAAACACCAGCATAATTCTTGAGTTAGCTTCAATGGCTAGTCAAGTCATAACAAAAACGGTTTTTCATGATAAAAAGTTAAATACTAAATCCGTAGCGTTATTCAGTGAAGCATCTCTTAGTTCGGAATCAGTTTATACTGGACCAGCGCATCAAATGGAAAATGGATCTTGGATGACGGGTCAAAGCCACAGTAATTCTTCAAGGTTTTTATATGCAGTTGATGTTTTCGATACAAGGGTACAAGATAGAAGAGCATCTCAGAAGTTTAAGAAATACAGCAATAATATTTCACTTCGTTTCCCCGCTTTTAAATCGATGCATGACTCGATGATGCGTAGAGTGACAAAAGGGAAGAATTATTATAAATGGAGCAAGGAGAAATCATATTTCTCTGATATTTGGCTCTCGAACGATCATTATGATAATCACATGTTTATGTTTCAGTTTGATTATATTACTGCCGCAAAAGACAAATGTATTTTTCCGGAAGTACTGTCTCGGGTGCCCGGAGATATTGAAGAGTATTTCAAAATTAAAAAGATCGATGTGATTCGCCGGCGGGTAAAAGAGGCGCCGGCAATATTGAGAGGTAGGAATGACTCTCAAAGGACTCTAGAGGCTAGAGACTCAATTAATCTTTTTGGAGAGTCTGGCCTTACTCCTTTTGATAGAAACAACCCGAAAGAAGATATTGTGGTTAGATTATTGTCAGATGCATCGATGAATGTTCATGTTCCATCGGGCTCCTTTTCTAAAAACATCATTCGTAAGGTTAACTGGAACCCAAATTCGGGAATTTATACATATACTGGAGTGGATGGTGAACTAAAAGAGAAGGGATATGGGAATTACCAATATGCTGTAGAGGTGGAGATTGAAGACGGATCGGTTAGATATTTACAGGAAATTTATAGCAAACTTAAAAATCACCGAGCATCTTTATCAGCTTATTATAAATTTTCGATTATGAGGGGGAACTATAACCGTAAAACAAATCGATTTAATTCTTCCGGTCATCAGTTAGCAGAATTTCAGCGCTATAACGAATTAGCAAAAGAAGCTATAACATCCATGGCTGCGTATTTTAATGTCATAACGGGCCAAACTTTAGAGAGCTTTCTTTCTGCTGGCTCCAACGGAATTGAATTGATGTTTTATGCAGTGCACTATAGCTCTGGAAGTCCCGATGGGATATTGGATGTTTTAGAGATGACTGACCAAATTATAGAAATTATAGAGAGTGCTATAGGAGTCAATGTAAAATCAAAGGTTTCTCATGAGCCAGATGAAGTAACTGGTGCATCGGGAACTACTCGTTTAAAGAACCATTCCATTAGATCCTTTAAGTTAAAAAAATATTTTAATAACGACGTGACTTCTATTTTAGAAACTATGTCTCCTGGATTGGAATTCTTATCGACGGCTCCGGTTGAAAGCTTTAAAGGCCAAGCGACCGAGATGGCGAATCAACGCGAACGCGAAGGCGGACAAATTAGCAATACTAGTATGGGCCTCACAGCTTTCACTGCAGCAGATTATATCAACAGGACACGACAAGAGGTTGCTAGGGATTTCAAACCAGATACAACATTTTCAATTGATGGTGTCGACGGTGAGGACTCCACAGAAAGAACAAGGTATACTTATTTATCACCGAATATTATAAGAACTCCCGGATCTAGCCCCAATAGAGCTTTTTCTGTTGATAATTTTAAAAATAATGCTAGTATTTCTGCTGTTGCTGATATTTTATCTGCGCAGCCATCTAATTCTTTATCATCAATCCCGCGAACGGCGCCGAAACTCTCTAATGTGCCGTCCAATAAAAAGATGATAATTACTGACACCCAAAGAGAAGAGATTATGGCGGCAGATTCCATGGCAGGTCACTTGGCAAATGAATCGAATGTTAATGTAACGATATTAAATCAGCGTCAATCTCGCGCACCATGGCGCAACTCTAGGGCAGCCACTAACGTTGCAACAGTTGCGGCTAATGTAGAAGATTTTTTTAACACCAGTTTTGGTACTTGTTTTTCAACGCCAAAAGAAACAACTCTAGAGTTGCCGGTAATCATGCTAGATAGTGCACTGGGTGATATTCATAATGAAGACGATGCTAATAATTTTATGCCAGAAGTCTTGGCTAATCTAGCACAATCTAGTATTTTTCATACTAAGCAACAGATGGAAGATTCTTCATCTAGATCCAGTGTTCGGCCGCTGGATTCCTTCAGAACATTTAGCCCAGTCAAGGGTTTGACCGATTTAGAATCGGGCATCCGCGCCCCAACAGAATCAGAAAGAAAAAACCTGTTGACTAGTAAGGTGCAGAATCTCCCAAACCAAATCAAGTCGTTAATACTAAGCGCACAAAACAAAACTGATGCACTGAATAGTAGTGCTAATTATTTTAATGGCTCCAAGGACGCTAAAAACAACACCAAGGATCTACTGGAGGTTTATTTCAAACACCAAACTCTAGTTAGAGTAGAGGTATTATCCGGATACATGGGGAAATCAATTAGTCGCCCTATTTGGGTGCCTATCACTTCCAGATGGATGGAACAGATAACAAATAGCGATCAGGAGTTTATTTGTAGATTAGTGCCCTACGAGTTGCCGGAGTTTGGTGTCAACTCTTCGAGCAAACTACAGATGCCTATTTATAATAAATACTTTATTCTCCGCCCATCTACGTTTAGACCACCTAAGCCACTCTCTGGACTTAAGGCGGAAGCGATTATTTCTAGGAATGCTAGTGTGTCTAGAAAATACGAAGTTCATGGATCAGCAATCGAAGGAGCATTTCTGAGGGATAACTTAAACAGCGTCACAACACAGACGGCAGCACCCCAAGCTACGGTGCAACGAACTATAACTAACACTGGCGTCGGCCCCCGAGCCACCAACACATCAACATATATGACGGGCCCAGCAACAGGCGGTGCTAGTGATTACTAGGAAGAAGAGGTGAACGGATGGCAGAGAGTGAATTTTTACAAAGATTGAGAGCCTTGGTATGTCCTCCGGAGATTTCTGAGCCCGAGCTTCCTCCGGAACCCGCTCCTGTTGAGCCAGACCCGGTATTGGTAGAAGATGCGGAATTACGTTTTTCACCAGAGGCGACATCCATCGCTCAAGATGCACTTTTTATTGATAGTGCAATATTCAATGGCGAATTTGCTATAGGAGAGGAGAGACAGATCCCCTTAAATGTTGGCCTTTATCAGCCATGGCCCGAGGTTTTTACGGCAGGTCTGATACCAGGCGGAGTTAGTGACGATAAAGCTCCCGGAGGGCAAGTTAGTGCTATTCCGTGGAGCCAGATCTCTACGAATCCTCACCTAGATACGACAAGTATGGAGGACATTTTTAGATTTAGGGCTAGGAAAGGGTGGATATATCAAGATAATAAATTAATGTGGATGGACGATCTAAGTGCTATTCGCAGAACACGCACCGGTTTCGATTTGGCAGTCCCACGGGTTTTTAGTGTAGGGTATGTGAGTCAGGATCCTGAGGCTGAGACAGAAAACTATGTTGATATTGATAATTGGCCATCGACGCCCTTTGCCGATCTGGCTGATACTGAGAGGATGAACATACAACCCACACAAGAAGGACTGCAGCAATATTTCAATGGTGACATGGGGTTGTTTGAAAAATATTGTATAGGAGGCTTTGAAAATAATTTTAGACCGACAATACCGAATAATCCAAATAAAATATACTACGATACTACGTTTCAAATAAGCCTACCATTTTCTGATCGTTTTGTTAAAGACTTTCCGGATTTAAAAAATGTGCTTGTTTTTAATTCCTTTAGCCGCTATAATTATTATATTCGAAGATATGAAAATAGAATCTCAGACCTAGCAATACCAGAACGCGCCCTACCAAACCTTTATGTTTGGCTATCATTCATAGAACGCGTAAAGAGGGACAATCTTTGGGCCCCAATAGTCTCCGATCTTTACAATCTAATTTCATTGAACAAGATAATGGATAGTAATTTTTTAATTAAGCAAACAGGTACAGGGCCGGAATTAAAACTTGGTATTAATCTTTTTGATGCTTTTTCGCTTTTTTATCCGGAGGACGATGAACCTTTAGAGTCTCTTAAGGAAAAACAAAAAAACATGGTTATGCTTTCGGGAGAAGTTGATTTTCTATCCACATCCAATCATGTTAATAATGCTAGTTTACAGAAGAAACATGATTTTCCTATGTTTTTGGAAATTAACTTTAAAACTCCGCCGATTAATCAATCGGATTTAGTGAGTAGTTTCACTCAATTTGATTATGATGTTCCCTTGATCAAGGAGATAATTCAGGGAATCCCTGAAGCAGAAGATAGGGGCAATAGATCCGAGCGGCAAAGAGGAATAATTGACGGAAGACCAGTACTCCAGACAGATATTCTTACATGGCGCGCTTATAATAAAATAGTACAAGGCCAAGAGTCCGGTATAAATACTTCTAGTCTTACATCCGACTTGGGCACTCAAAACCTAAAACAAATGTTAAGGGTGTGGGATCTCAATAATTGGCTGCAACTTTTTAAAGAAAGGGGCACCAACACCTATGATTTTGTAAGTGATGATATTATAACTTATCTTGGCTTTTCTAAGTTGAGCCGCGGCAGCAGTTGGTTTTATTCAAGCACTTCTTTGAGAACCGGCTCTTTAATTAAACAAAAACTTTTTTCATTTCTAATGAATGCAAAAATTAAAAGCTCGATGAAACAATATAATAGAACATGGCGAGAAATAATGGCCGGAAAGAAAGCCAAGTCTGAGACTATGTTCTATAGGATAGAGAAGCATGCCCTAGTTAGCGTCGCCGGCGAAGAAAAAGAAGAAAAAATACAAGATTTTTATTTAATTAATTCAAATAGAATAGAGGTACTGCAGTGGTTAGATACTCAAGTTAAGTATGGAGAAAAGTATCGATATAAAGTATACGCTTATCAAGTTGTATATGGGACACAATATCAATATGCCAGACATCTAACTAATCCTTATAGATTCAAAGTGCATTATGAACCCTGTTTAAAGATGGTTGAAGTTCCATTTCATGAATTTGAAAACATTATAATGGATAGTCCACCTTGTCAGCCCGTTGTTGAGGTATTACCTCATCGTGGAAGATCCGATAAGTTGACTTTTTTCTTACGTGACAATCCCGGAAAATTAGTACAACACCCCATAGCATTCAATGATATAGAAAAAGCCATGTATGACTCGGTGAGACAAGCACAGGAGCTTCCTGAAGATTCTCCGATAATGTTTCGCAGCGATGACAGGATTGAGTCATTTTTTGTCTATAGGATGACATCTAGACCGTCAGCATATATTGATTTTAAAGATAATATGATAGCAGAGGTTGCCACAACAATCGAAGTTGATCACCATCAAAGACTTTGTGATCTCAAAGCCTCTACTATAGACTTTTTAGATGAAACAATTCGACCAAATATAAAATATTATTATATGTTTAGGTCTAAGGACGTGCATGGTCACTTATCAAACCCATCTCCGGTTTTTGAAGTGGAATTAATTGACACCAATGGCGGTGTATTTCCTAGGATTGATATCATTGAATTCCCGATTGAAGAAGTAAATTATATAAAACCGGCCAGAAAATATATATATATTTCACCGTCGGTCAATCAAACGCAAGCTCGTGAAGAAACTTTAAACGCAGTTTTAGACATTCAAGCACAAATTGATGATGGTACTAGATATGATAATTTAACAGACCAGCTATCTTCGATACCAGTTACGATGGGAGACAGTGATCATTCGATTTGGGATGGACAAAAATTTAAAATTAGGTTGACATCTAAGTCAACAGGGCGTAAAATAGACTTTAATGTTAAGTTTAAGCACATACACAAGCCAACGGTGCAACAAGAGACATGCTACGAAGATCCACAAGTGAACTTAGAAGAACTGGAGGCGCGAATGAGAGGAAGGGCTACTTCAGCAGAGTCCCCTGTTTCAGATATTATTCGCTGATAAATAAGAAATATAAGGTTTTTATGACTAATTATATAGAAAAACTACTTATATTAAGGAGAAAGACATGGCTTTTTTAGATAACTCAGGCGATATCATTCTGGATGCAGTGTTGACTGATACTGGTAGAATGAGGCTCGCAAAGGGCGATGGCTCTTTTCGTATAAAATATTTTGCACTTTCGGATGACGAGATTGATTATACCACATATAACAGAAATCATTCGAGCGGCTCAGCTTATTACGATCTAGATATTATGCAGACACCGGTGCTGGAAGCATTCACAGATAATCGGGCCTCACTGAAACATAAATTAATGACGATTAATAATCGACAAATTCTGTACCTTCCGGTTCTCAGGTTGAATGAGGAAGAGGCACCAAATCAACGAATGGCTGGTGGATCTTTAGCAACTGTTGGCGGCCCATCTGGTAATAATATATTTGGTGTTGCGGTTAATGAAGCCACAAGAACACAAACAACAGCAAATGCTGCGGCCCCAGCTTCAACTGGTGTACTGGATGGCGTTCGACCGAAGAACTCAACAACTCATATTATGATCGATCAAGGCTTGGTTGATACTGTGGAAAATGTTGGCCAACTCCCCCACTCGCTTATTGATTCTGCGTATTTAATAGAAATCGATGACCGGCTGGGATCGATTGTCGGCCCACAGCAAGATGGCGATGGAAACACAACTTCGCCGGAACCATCATTTGTTGATGATGATAAAATCGCTACATACTTTATCAGTAATAAAACAGCCGGAAATTTTGTCGGCGTTGTCCCCGAGGCAGATGAGGGAGGAAAGAGCCCAATCACTGGCCGTAAAGGGACTAGATTAAAATTTAAAATTAGATCTCACCCGGATTTAGCAGATAGCAATGTTTTATTTAACAAAATAGGCAAAACGGCTAAGATGGGCGCAGGAGACACAAGTTGCAAGGTAATCGATACTGTTATTCGGGTAACTGGAGCAGTAACCGGTCAAAGAATAGATCTGCCAATACGATTTTTTAAGCTAGCTTAAAAAGACAATAGTTTAGAGGAAAAAATATGTCTACTTTTAAGATGTTAACCAATAATGATGTTATCGACTCAAGGACTCTTTTACACGAAGCGATCCCAATTACAGGATCAATCATATCGGGTACTTATGGTAGTGATCCATATGCTGCTTTGGGGAGTGAGAGACACATTAAAACTTTTTCACATGGACAATTTCAGTCCGTTTATGATTATCCGTATTTAAGTTCTTCGGCTAATCATATATTTGATATTACATGTGGTATTTCATCTAATTCACGGATTTCAGGGTCTACAACTAGCCAGCAGGCTAAAAAAATTAATATCTACAACCAGATGGCACAAATATTGGTTGGATACGATTTAACTGGCAGTGTTGGACGCTTTGATATGGATGGATCCTCGCCGGGAGTTGGTGATGAGGCCAACAAAATGGACGATGTGTTTTTCTTAAACTTCTCTCGTTTACTAACTAAAGATGAAATTAAAAAAGGCACATTTGAATTAGAACTAGGTTTAACGTCTGCTTTTGATTATGATGGGGATCTTTTTGACAACGCTCAAAGGGTAAAAATTACTGATTATAGTGGATCAGACGGCTACTTCAAAAATTCACCCGCTGGCGAGTATGGAGTGCTTTACGCAACCTCTAGTGTTGCACAGAAAAATGCCCTTAAAACAGACGCATATCATGCGGTTGGTTTGATATATTATCAGGCCGGCATCGCAGTTATCTCTGGGTCCATTTTTAATGATGAGGCTGACGGCGGCCTTTTACACAACGCTGATGCCGGCACTACTATTATGAATCTGTCCCTAGGCGCTAGCGGCTTTAACCACATTACGGCTTCGACTATTGACACTGTTGCTAATGGTGTTAGAGCCAGAATTTACAATCTTCAGTTTAATAACACAACAGAGCTAAATTCAGCAATATATTTCTGTCGAGCCAATCACAATGATTTTAATTATAGTTCAAACCCAACATATCTTACCGGAAGTCAAATAAGAGTCAAGGAGCAATCAACAGATCCTCCTGTTACTTATATCACCACAGTTGGGCTTTATTCAGAAGACAATGAGCTTTTAGCAGTTGCTAAATTAAGCGAGCCAATCAAGAAAACACCAGAAAATGAATTAACTCTACGGGTTAGATTAGATTACTGATATGCTATGCCTTATTATAAATTTAAAGAAAATGATATTCTTGTTAATAGAATAAAAACCTATCCTAGCGTTAATTTTTTTATATATAGCGGCAGTATATATTATAACCATAGACCATACCGAGCCGGCTCTTTTGATAATGCTGTGTTACATATGACCGGTGCAGATATAGCTTATGGCCATCCGGGTATAAGCTTGTATGAAATGGTTGTCGACCGACCGGCTGATTGCATGCCATATGCATTTCTAGAAAAACACTCATCTAGGAATTCATTTCGAACTGTTTCTACTGGTACCTTCGCCACTAACGATTGGGCCGACATACAAAAATTTCATTATCCTATGACAGCTAGTATATCGCGTGAGTTTTTTGCAGAAGACGACCTCACGCGCCCCCACGTTACTGCCCTTAAGAATGTCCTAGACTACTATACGAAAAACAGCATGCACTACGCTTTTTCATCTTCAGATGGCCACCCGCATGCGCGGGACTTCGCCAGTGCAGCCGTAAATCTTATAAGCATACCCAGTATATTCTATGGGTCTTCAATTAAGCGCGGGACGATAGATTTACAATTCTTTGTAACTGGAACTTTGATTAGCCGCCTACAGGATTTAAATAAAAATGGAGAGTTAATACAGACTGGTCCGGTAGGAAGCGTTGAATCGGGCAGTGTCGCCGGCATAGCGCTATACAAAGAGGGATTTTTTATATTAACTGGCAGCGCAAGGTTAACCTCGCTGACTTGGGAGAACTATAAACCAGGTGCCACTGCAAAGAACCCCGCATGGATATATTTTGCTGCCACTGGATCAAAAACGACTAGTGCAACATCGACAAAGCTCCCCAGTTCGAGTTTTAGTTTGTCTTTTTCTGGCAGTAATTATGTTAGTACGATGACTGCGTATGCGCATGCTCCAAAGATGCATTTGAATTATTCTGCTAATCCCACCTATATTGATTATGAACACAGGACAGCTTCTGCGGACTATGATACCACTTATTATCGAGACCCAGAGGTCTTATTTAAGAATACTGTTAGTAGTTCTTATCCGGACCCAACAGCTAGTTTTCTCAAGCAAACATTTATATCAAAAATCGGCATATATGATGAGAATAAAAACTTAATTGCAATTGCGAAGTTGGCCAATCCGGTACGGAAGAAAGAGGCCGACTCTTACACCTTTAAACTCAAACTGGATATATAATGAATATTCTTGGCCTTGACGTTAGTACCAGCATCACTGGCGCTACAGTAATTGATGAAAGTGGAAAAATTTTATATTGCGAAGCTTGGGACACGCGAAATAAAAGACACTTTCCAACATTGTTCCATAAAGCAGAATTTATAAAAAATAAACTATTGGATCTCAAGGAAAGCTATGAGATTGAGAAAGTCTTCATTGAAGAGAGTCTGCAATCATTCAGATCCGGATTTTCGTCAGCAAAAACTCTCTCAGTGCTTTCTAAGATTAATGGCATCACCTCTTATCTTGTTTATGAACTTTTTGGTGAGCCCCCTACCCCTCTTGCAGCAGTGTCGGCAAGAAAGTCCTGTGGTATCAAAGTGATGCGCGGACAGAAAGCAAAACAAGTTGTTTTGGAATATATCCTTGACAACGAGCGTGATTTCGTGGTATCATATACCAGAAATGATAATCCTGTGCCTGGAACGTATGACCGGGCCGATTCGCTGATTATCGCACGCTCGGGGTTAAATACTTGGAAACAACTGCAAAACTAAAAATTCTACAGAAAATATTCGGATCCTATAAACAGTCCACCAAAGAATATCAATTTCACTGTCCACAATGCAATCATCACAAACTTAAGCTTTCCGTGAACATTGAGAAGAATGTGTTCAAATGCTGGGTCTGCGATTATCGTGGAAAAAATATCTATCGTCTTGTTAAAAGATATGGGGATTTCACAGATTGCCGCGAATGGTCTAACTTTGATCGTAAAGTCAATATCAGTGAATTTGAGAAGATTCTTTTTCAATTGGAAGAAAAAGAGGAAGAGATAACGCTAGACCTTCCCGATGGTTTCTTGCCGTTGAGTACGAAAGAGATTGCTTTTTCTTCGATGCCGGCCCGAAAGTATCTTAAAGATCGATCGGTATCCAATGCAGATATCTTGAAGTGGAAAATTGGTTATTGTGTGTCTGGTATCTTTAAAGATAGAATTATAATACCATCTTTTAATGCAGAGGGCAAAGTTAATTTCTTTATTGCTAGAAATTATATTAATGACTGGCGAAAATATATGAATCCCAGAGTTGCAAAAAATAAAATTATTTTTAATGAATTATATGTTGATTTCTCAAAAGAAGTTGTCATAACGGAGGGCGTCTTTGACGCGATCAATGCAGGGGAAAATTCTATTCCTTTGATGGGATCGACGCTGTCAGAAAATTCCAAGTTATTCTGGGAAATAGTAAAAAACGATACTTCGGTTTTTATTGCGCTCGACCGCGATGCGGAGAAGAAATCACTCTCTATGATAGAAAAGTTATTAAAATATGACGTCGAGGTTTTTAAGATCGACACCGATGGCTATCAAGATGTTGCAGAGATGCCACGATCGGAATTTCAGAAAAGAAAGAAGGAGGCAGAGTTTATGAGTATGGAAAAATATATGATTTATAGGACGATGATTGCATGAAGAGGTTGCCATCAATTGTTATACTCACTGGTGTTTTTACTTGCATGGGTTTTCTTTATGCAACAGAGGAAACAATAACATGTCCAGCGGGAATGATAAAAGTAAAAGATTTTTGTATTGATAAATATGAAGCTCCCAATCAAAAAGGAGACGAGCCTTTGGTGATGTATTCTATGGTTGAGAGTGAAGCATGGTGTCAGGCACGTGGCAAGCGCTTGTGTTATGATGATGAGTGGACAAAAGCCTGTGTTGGTCCAAAAGATTTGCCATGGAAATATGGGACAAAATATGAAAAAGGAGTGTGTAATGACAGTAAAACATGGATAAAATATTCAAAATATTATCTTGGAGTCTGGAGGAAAGGATTTTCTAATCCAGAGGTTGATAGCTTCTTGGGGTTATTGTCCAATGCAGAAAAGCATTCGGCAATTTCTTATGAAGCGGCAAACCACATCCATGAATTATATCAGGCAGAACCAAGTGGCGCAATGGAGAGATGTGTCTCTGGTTACGGAGTCTACGATATGCTTGGGAATGTGGAAGAGTGGACAAAGAAAAGAAAAACCAGAAGGGGGTATTTTAACGGAAGACTTAAAGGCAGGTTCTGGTCTGAGCCACGAAACTGTCGACAGTCCGTGAGCAATCACGGAGATTTGTTTAGATTTTATGAAACGGGATTTCGGTGTTGCCGAGATCTCTAGAGAGGGTGTATGATAAGAATTGCTCATATAGCAGATGTACATATTAGAAATTTAAAATTTCACAAACAATATCGTGAGTGCTTTGACGATCTTTACATTAAACTTGAGAGGGAAGAGGTTGATGTAATTTATGTTGCTGGCGATATTGCTCACACAAAAACACAATTAAGTCCGGAATACTTTGATTTATGTTCAGACTTCCTTTGTAAATTATCCAATATAGCAAAAACATATGTAATACTAGGTAATCACGATGGAAATCTGAGAACTGCTCATCGTCAAGACGCAGTTACTCCGGTTGTTGAGGCTTTAGACAACCCCAACATTGTTCTGATCAAAAACAGTGAAGAGGTTGAAATACAAGAGGGTGTCGTTTTCAATTGTTTATCTATTTTCGATAAAGATAATTGGATAACTCCGACAAATAAAGATAAAATAAATATCGCCCTTTATCATGGATCAATAAGTGGGTGTCAAACCGATGTTGGCTGGGTCATGAAGCATGGTGAAGAGGAATTGAATATTTTTAATGAATTCGATTATGGAATGCTGGGTGATATCCACAAGACAAATCAAGCATTGGATCCGAAAGGTAAAATTCGATATGCTGGCAGTCTGATTCAACAGAACCATGGGGAAACCAACGACAAAGGTTTTTTGATTTGGGATATTGAAAATAAAGATTCTTTTACAGTTAAGCATGTATTAGTAAAAAATACATGCCCTTTTATTACAATTGAATTAACCCCGAAGGGAAGGATCCCCAAGAATACTACACTACCAGAAAATGCGAAGCTACGATTGGTTTCGAGGAACAACCTGCCTTTGGATAAGCTTCGACGTGCCGTCGAGATCTCAAAGACCAAATTTAAGCCTGAATCTGTCACTTTTCTCAATAAAGCGGAGGGATCTTCTGTTGACTTGGACGATGACAGTATATCGATTGGACAAGAAGATCTTCGCGATATCGCCGTTCAAAAAGACTTGATTGCCGATTATCTCAAGGATTACGAACTCAGTGATGAGAAATTAGAAAAGATCTATGATTTAAATAAAAAATACAATACACTAATTGAAGAGAATGAAGAGATTGGGAGAAATGTTAACTGGAAGCTTAAAGCACTGAAATGGAGTAATTTGTTTAATTTTGGGGAAGACAACATTATCGATTTTGAAAATCTTAGCGGAGTCGTCGGAATTTTTGGTAAAAACTATTCTGGAAAATCCAGCATTATCGATACTATTCTCTATACACTCTTCAACAGTACCTCGAAGAATGAAAGAAAAAATCTTAATATTATCAACGAGAAGAAAGATTATGGAATTGGAGAAGTAGAGATTGCCGTTGGGAATAATATTTTCAGGGTCAAGAGAAACTCAGAAAAATATGTTAAGAAATTAAAGGGCAAGGAAACTCTCGAAGCGAAAACAGATTTAAACTTTTCGGTTGAGAACACGGTAACAGAAGAAACCGTTGATTTAAATGGCTTGACAAGAAACGACACTGATAAAAATATAAGAAAGTATTTTGGATCATTACAGGATTTTTTGTTTACTTCGATGACTAGTCAAATGGGCGCTTTAAATTTTATAAATGAGGGGTCCACCAAGAGAAAGGAGATATTGGCAAAGTTTTTAGATTTGGAGATATTTGATAAGAAATTTAAATTAGCAAAAGAAGACTCGGCATTATTGAAAGCAAATATTAAACGATTGCAGGATAGAGATTTTTCAGAGGAATTAAAAGAAATTCAAGAAAAAATAGACTTTAGTCTTGAAAAAATAGAAGACAGGAAGCAACAATGCTTAAAGATTGACTCAAAAATTGATATTCTCAAGGAGGAGCGACAGAGGATAAATTTATTGATAAAATCTCTTCCGAGTGAGATAATCGATGTTGTAGCCGTTCGAAAGGCTCTGAGCGATAATACATCTAAATTTGCTTCTCTAAAGGCCAAAAATGAGCAATTAAGACAAGATGTTAAGTCTAATCTGGGACTTCTAGAAAAAATCGGCCACTTTCTCGAAACATTCAAGTATGAAGAGATAAAAGAGAAACAGGGATTGATTATTGAGAAAAAACAAGAGTTAGATAATATTTTAAGAAATATCCAGTCAGTTGATCAAGAAATCAAGAGAAAGAGCCAGAAAATTAAATTATTGAATCAGGTGCCATGTGGTGATGAATACTCTTCATGTCGCTTTATAAAGGACGCATTTGAAGCCAAAGATAGCATGCGTTCTATTGAAGATAATTTAGCAGATATCAAAGGTCAAGCAGAGGGACTTGAGCAAGCTATTAAAGATATGGAGCCAGATAAAAATGATCAACATCTTCAAAAATATCAACAGGTGCTTGAAAGGAAATCAAATATAGAAAAAGAAGCAATTCAGATTAATTTAAAAATCGATAAGAACGAAGCTGTTCTTGAGACCACACAGCATGAAATAAAAAAGAATGAAGATAAGATTCAGGAGTATGAGGAGAATAAGGAAGCTATTGAAAATCTCGAATCTTTGGTTGGAGAATTAGATACCATCGAAAACAGCATACACTCTTTATCTTCTGAGTTGAGAAAATGCAATGAAGAGAAGCTGGAGCTTTATAAAATACATGGCTCACTGGAACAGAAGTATGAAAGTGTCACGGTTCAGAAAGAAGAATATCTAGAAGCTCATGAACAATTCACAATATATGATTTATTTTTAAGATGTATGCATAATTGTGGAATTTCTTATGATATCATTAAGAAAAAGCTTCCAATAATCAACAATGAAATTGCTAAAGTTTTGGCAAATATAGCGAATTTTGAAGTTTATTTCGAGGAAGATGAAAAGCAATTGAATATTTTTATTAAACACGAGGATCAAGAGCCTCGACCGATATCAATGGGATCTGGGGCTGAGAAAACCATTGCAGCTATGGCCATTCGTTTATCCTTCCTATCTGTTTCTAATCTTCCCAAGCCGAATATATTTATTCTCGATGAGCCTGGAACTGCTTTAGATGAAGCAAATCTTGAGGGATTCGTGAGGATCTTGGATATAATTAAAATGTATTTCAAGACAGTTTTATTGATTTCTCACCTCGAAGGATTGAAGGATTGTGTCGATACTCAGATTATTATTGATAAAAAAGATAATTACGCTTACGTGAATCATGTAAAATGACTAATTACTGTAGGAGAAAAACCATGAGTAAACTATTGGATAGATATTTAGAAAAGCTTATAAGCAGAAAATTATTGGTCTGGCTGGTGTCAACTGGATTTTTGGTTTCCGGATATATCACAGCAGATCAGTGGGTTGCGATCGCACTGGGTTACGTTGGGATTCAAGGTTTTGCTGATATGGCCACTGCATGGCGACAAGCGGGGAGTACCGATGCTGACTTGGTTGGCCGTTAAAACGTTTTTAAAGAAAGTTTGGGTTTTTATCAAACATTATTGGTATATGCCTCTCTTTGCGGTTGTTGGGTTGGTCTATCTGATATGGAAAGGTAAATCTGGCGAAGATAAAGTTTTCAAAGTACTGGAGGTAACAAAGGAAAGTCACAAAAAAGAACTGGAAGCTGTTAATCGAGTACACTCTGAAGAGCTTGAAAAGCGCGATAAGCTTATAAAAAAATATCAAGAGACCATTTCTCAATTAGAGAAAGAATATGAGAAAAAAGAGAAAACACTAACAAAGAAAGAAAAAGAAACTGTCAAAGAATTAGCAAAAAAATACGAGAAGGATCCTGAGGCTTATACTCGGGAGATAGCTAATTACTTTGGTTTTACATTTGTGGAGAGTGAATAAATGACATCAGGTTTTGAAACAGGACAGAGTATTGGTAATTCTAGGGCAAGTTTTGGCGGAACAGTGTCTATAGGAAAGAGAAGTAGCAAGTTTCTTAGATATAAGCGCTCAAAAGAAGCTAGCGCCTCTGTTGAAGCAACACTCACCGGCTGCGAACTGGACGGCTTTCTTAAAATACTGCCGTCTGCCGGGAAATCTTCTTGGGCAGCTTGTATTGATGCCACAGAGTCGGGCCAAGCCGCTGATGACGAAGGGAGTGAGGCCGGCCATATTCAAGTTTCACGCGGAAACTTCGGCACTACTCGTTTCTATTTTAGGTTTAACGGTGGTGCTTTTGCAGCGGGCATCAGTTCTGTCTCCGCAGCAACACTTAAAGTTTACTGTACATCCATAGATAACGACCCGGACACGGATGTGAATAAGTGGAAAGCCTTTAAACACAATGATATAACAAGCAGCAACTTGGCTGTCGGAAATTTTAGAAATGATAATAATTCTGCTGGATGGAACACTTCTATTTCCGGTGATGAAGCAACCGTTACTGGCGGAGCATATATAAGCTTTCCCATAACCGGTGATCTACTATCATATGTCAGCACTCAAGCACAGTCACAAGCAGACGTTGCTTTCATGCTGGTTTGCAAATTGGATTATGGCGAAACCGCTCCGACCGGTATCGGCGCCCCAACCTTTAGTCTCACACCGCTTAGCGGCACTAGTCAGGATCCGAAACTCGATTACACTTATTCATAATGAGAAGATATATTGCAGCAATATTATGTTTAGTTTTCATACTTAACCCTATTGCTGCGCTCTCTCAGGAGCTAACTTCAAATCCAAATTCAAAAATAACAAATCTCAGAAAAAACCAAGAAGCTCCGTTCGAAGGGATCTTATTAAACCCATGGGCAATGTCAGAGATCATGGCTCGTATGGAGTTAGATAAGGAAAGATATGAGCTTAAACTTGAATTTGCAATAAAAAAGAAAGAAGCAGAGTATAAATTACAAATAGAAAACTTGCAATTGTCTTTAGATTCTGCTATAATGAAACATAAAGAAATAATTGAGATAAAAGACGAAGAAATAAGGAAACTTAGAGAGTTAGCTGTCCCTGAAGAGGATTATTCTGCTTTATGGTTTTCCGGTGGTGTATTAGGGGGTATCCTTCTAACTATTTTGGTTGTCTGGGCATCGAGCGAAGTTTTAAGCAAGAGTATTATCAACAAAAATTTAGATGTGAGTTTACAATGAGAGACGATCCAGAGTATGTAATAAAAGTTGAGAAAGCCATAGCAGAAAAATATGGCGAAGAAACAGTTCAGAACCCGAAATCCAACTGGAATGAAGAAAAAGAGCGAGATTATTTAGAGCAATTAAAGAAACTTTCTAAAAAAGAGAGAAAAAGACGAGAATCTAGGGACAAGGTTGATAACAATGGTTTTTTCATTTCAAAAAAACTACTTAATAAAGAATCGAAGAGGTCTTGCCAGGTTTGTGGCAATTATTCTTTTAGTTTAAAAGACGATCTCTATATGAATAAATACGAGTGTTGCTTTGGATGCTACATTCAATGGGTCGAGGACCGAGAAGAACGTTGGGAAGCTGGGTGGCGACCGGGAGGAGACAAATAATGGCGACTACATTAGAGATAATTAGAGGAATCTCTCAAGCAGCGGCAAATGGAAAGCCTGATGGTGCGCATGTTGAGGCATATGCATCCGATGGAAGGGCAAGGGAAATTGGATTAAGTAGAGAAGAAGGCGACCCACTGGTGGACAAAAGGGTTATGGATGGGTTTGGTGTCTCTTTTTACGGTAACGTGCTTTGTTTGCATTATCATAGTGAGTTAACGCTGAGGGAGCTTCACAACCTCAAGGATCTTGAGGGAGAAATAGAATCCAAATTGAAAGATATTGTTAAATTCCTCAAAAAAGAGTATAAAGCCGTTACTGGAGATGCTTTAACTTTGACATCCGAGGGTGACGTTCAAGCGCGAGCAGAATATATCTCTAGAGTTAGAGCATGGGTTACCGCTAAGAAGTTTTATAAAATTGGTGGAATACCCGCAGTTGAATCAGTTGCTGCCGGCAGCGAAGATAGATTAAGTGACGCGGTTAAAAACTGGCTTAGCTTGGGAAAAGGAGGTAAACAATGAAATTGAACATTTCTCAGAAACGACTTAAACAACTTATTAAAGAAGAGGTTGAGACATTTGTTGAAAATTTAAATAATAAGGATGTGTTAGAGGTTGACGCAGATCTTTTACAGGATCTCATAAGCAAGGAACTAGCTAAGCCTTCACGAGAAGAGTAACATGTTAACAAAAAAAGAAATTATGCAGGAAATTATTAAATCGGGCAAAGACCCGATTTATTTTGTAAATAATTATGCAAAAATTTCTCACCCCATGAAGGGTCTGATCCCATTTCGAACATACGACTACCAAGACGGCTTATTGAAAGACTTTAATGATTATCGATATAATATCATTCTCAAGGCCAGACAGTTGGGGATCTCAACAATCGCCGCGGCCTATGTTTCATGGATGATGATGTTCCACCGCGATAAAAATATTCTTGTGATGGCGACCAAATTTGGAACAGCAGCAAATTTAGTTAAAAAAGTTAAAGGTATAATTAAAAGTCTCCCTCCGTGGATGCAAATTGCAAAGATATCAACTAATAATAGAACTTCTTTTATCTTAAGTAACGGCTCTCAAATAAAAGCATCATCAACTAGTGCAGATGCGGGCCGTTCTGAGGCTCTTTCTTTACTGATAATTGATGAGGCTGCTCATGTTGATGGATTGGAAGAGCTATGGACTGGCCTTTACCCGACACTCTCAACCGGTGGCCGGTGCATTGCCCTTTCGACACCAAATGGCGTTGGGAATTGGTTTCACAGAACATATATCGATTCAGACCAAGGTAAAAATGATTTTAACCCAATAAAATTGCATTGGAATGTACACCCAGACCGTGATGAAGAGTGGTTTGCTCATGAAACCAGAAATATGTCCAAACGGCAAATTGCCCAAGAATTGGAGTGCAACTTCAATGCTTCCGGTGAAACAGTTTTTCATTCCGATGATATTACTAGGATATTTAAGGGGATAAGAGAGCCATTATATAAAACAGGGTATGATCGGAACTATTGGATATGGGAAAAATTTGACGCGTCTTTTTCTTATATGATATCGGCAGATGTTGCACGTGGAGACGGTGCTGACTATTCGGTTTTTCATGTTTTTAAGCTGGAGACCATGGAGATAATTGCCGAATACCAAGGGAAAATAGCCCCAGATGTTTTTTCAGAGATTCTTGAAAATGCCGGCCGAGAATATGGAAACTGTATGATCGTCGTTGAAAACAATACTGTGGGATATACAGTTTTAGACAAACTAAAGGAAAGGAAGTATCCAAACGTTTATCACTCAATTAAATCAACACATGAGTACATAGAAGAATATTTAGCAGAAAATAGAACCGGCGCTGTTGCGGGGTTTACAACCTCTTCAAAGACAAAGCCCTTGATAATCGCGAAAATGGAGGAGTTCATTCGAAATAAACTACTTATAATGTATTCCTCCAGACTTATTAATGAAATGAAAACCTTTGTTTGGAACAATGGAAAGGCACAAGCTCAACGAAGTTATAATGATGATTTAATTATGGCATGTGCCATAGGTTGTTGGGTCAGAGATACCGCTCTGGTGGAGAACAAAAGAGATGTTGAATACACAAAAGCAGCCTTGTCTTCGATAATGACGGTGGGTAATACTTTGAATACATCGATTAATGGCATGCCGGAGTATAAACATAAACAACAAAAAGAGCAAATTAAGCAATATAAAGATTTTGCTTGGCTCTATAAGGGTTAAACATGGCAACAATTAGAAATCCCAAAAATAGATCCTCTCTCTTATTTAAGAGGCTGACGCGTTTGTTTTCTGGTCCTTTGGTGAATTATCGCTCTCAAACCGAGCGTCAATTAAGAAGAAGGTTTTTAGATAAACACAAATTTCAATCGGCCTCCGGAAAGCAGTTCAAAAAGACTGCCTATAACCCTCTGGAACAACTACAATCAAACCTCATGGTTAACCAAGAAAGGACCTTGAGGTATAACGATTTTCAGCAAATGGAGTTCACACCGGAGCTAGCATCTGCACTTGATATATATGCAGATGAGATGACTACTTCTTCCGGATTGCAGCCCCTTCTCACGATTGATTGCCCTAACCAAGAGATAAAGTCGATTCTTGAAGCATTGTATAGTAATATATTAAATGTAGAATTTAATTTATTTGGTTGGTGTCGCACCATGTGTAAATTTGGGGACTTTTTCTTATATTTGGATATTGATGAAGATCTGGGTGTTAAACACGTTATTGGTCTCCCCGCTGGAGAGATAGAGAGGCTGGAAGGACAAGATAGTACCAATCCTAATTATGTACAGTATCAATGGAACTCCGGAGGGTTGACTTTTGAGAATTGGCAAGTTGCGCATTTTCGCATACTGGGGAATGATAAATTTGCACCATATGGCACCTCTGTTTTAGATCCGGCCCGCCGAATATGGCGCCAACTTAATCTCTTAGAAGATGCGATGATGGCTTATCGTATTGTTCGCTCCCCTGAGCGCCGCGTTTTTTATATTGATGTTGGAAATATCAGTGCACCTGATGTAGAACAATATATGCAAAAAGTTATGACACAGATGAAAAGGAATCAAGTTGTCGATCCCGATACAGGCCGTGTTGACCTTCGGTATAACCCTATGAGTATAGAAGAGGATTATTTTATCCCCGTCCGTGGCGGACAATCTTCGAGAATTGAAACAGTTCCTGGAGGTACGTATACTGGCGATATTGATGATGTAAAATACCTCAGAGACAAGCTTTTCGCCGCAATCAAGGTTCCTCAATCTTATTTGTCACGGGGTGAGGGGGCCGATGAAGACAAACAGACACTGGCTCAAAAAGATATTAGATTCGCTAGAACAATTCAGAGACTTCAGAGATCTATTGTAGCTGAATTAGAAAAAGTTGGTACAATTCACCTCTATATCTTAGGGTTTAAGGGGAAAGACTTGGTTGACTTCAAATTAGCATTAAATAATCCTTCGAAGATTTCTGAAATGCAAGAACTAGAACATTGGCGAACTAAGTTTGATGTTGCTGCAAGTGCCACAGAAGGATATTTTAGCAAGCGATGGGTTGCAAAACATATTTTTAATTTATCCGAGGAAGTCTTTATTAGAATCCAGCGTGAGCTTTTTCACGATGCTAAGTTTGAATCGATCCTTAATTCAACTTCTGAAGCTGCTGGAGAAGCAGCCCTCGCTGCTCAAGGCGTTGGGGGAGATATACTTGGAGGAGAAGAAGAGGGGTTTGAACCGGACGAGTTGGGCGCAGAAGAGGAAGCTGAAGACCTTCTTGCTGGTGACGAAGGTGGAGAAATTGAGATTGAGGATGATGATTCACCCGCCGGCGGCCTCTTAGCTACGCCTGGAGGCGACGTACCAGGAAAGAGAGATGATGAGTGGTATAAGATACCAAAAAGAAGAAAGGGTTACTTAACTAAAGGGGCGAAGGGAAAGTGGTACCGACCGGTCGCCACGGATAAAAGAGATATGGGCGCCCGCAAAAGAAGCATGTGGGGAAAATATTCGTCAGAGACTGCAAAGTCTACAGATCGTAACATTTTTAAAGGCTTTAGCCTAGCAAAGGGAATTTACGAAGTAAAAGAAACTAGTTATGATAGTGAAGAAGAGCATCTTCTTTTTGAGTCTAAAAAAGAAATTGCTGATTTAATTGCGCAAATGGAGTCCAAAAAGAATGAAACTGAAGCACAATAAGAAAAGAAACACTGCTTTTTTATATGAAACCTTGATTAAGGAATTAACTAAGTCCATAATCAATAAGAATTCTGATAAAAAACACACAATATTGGAAATATTAAAGACACATTTTTCCAAGGATACGCTTTTATATAAGGAATTAGAGCTTTATCGCTCCTTGTACGATTCTAGTGGTATTAATCCTTATTTGGCAGAGAGAATAATTTTCGAGACTAAGAGAGAATATGAAAAGATTGATAAAAAAAGTTTATTTCTAGAGCAAAGCAATCTGATTAATAGGATCAACAAAGAACTTCCAAAAAGTGTTTATTTAAATTTTGTTAGGAATTATAAAGATTTAGCCAGTATTCAACAAATTTTTAATGCCGCGATGCCGGTTAAAACACGCGTACTGCTGGAAACTAACTTGATTAATACTATTTCTTCTCGCAGGGAAGAGGAAAAAGAGATGATGCCTATTGATAATATTACATATTCTACTTTTATTAGTAAATTTAATGAAAAATATGGACATATCCTTTTTGAAGAACAAAAAGAATTGTTGAGCCGATATATAGCATCTTTTAGTGATAATGGCTTAAGCCTTAAGATGTTTTTAAATGAAGAGATAGGTAGACTTAAAGAAGAGGTCAAGGACTCTCTCACCGATAAAGAGGTTAAAAAAGAAGAAACGATTGTAGAAAAATTAAAAGAAGTTCTAGGTATTCTGCAGTCTTATGCAAAGAAAGAGCTTGTTGTCGAGGAATTTCAAAAAATTCTTAAAATTCAAAATCTTATAAGAGAGATCAAAAAGTAATGAATTTAGCACTTAATATAACACCAGAGGCACATAAAAAAGATATAACTATTAATGCGCGAAGGGCTCTCAATGGAGACATTATGATCTACGACCATCCGGAGGTTGATATTGTGATTCGTCCGGCAGCGAGAAAGGTTGTCATTTTCGCAAAAGACAAAATGAGCGACGATGTGTACGACGTGCAGGATCGAATTTTTGAATATCTGGGGAAAAAGGGAGTTGTTGATGTTGAGACGATTCAAGGTGGTAATATGTATGGTGTACTGGAGGCTACCTATCCCAAGAGCGAAGAGGTAAATTCTTTAAACATGGTGCTATTGGCATTAGACGCATATATCCAAGAAGATAAATCTTATTATATCTACAATGATGTCTTTGAGAAGATGGAACAGGAAATGCTAGACCCAGATGAAGAGGCTTCTACGGAACTAGGCGAAGTGCCCCATGAGGAAACACAGGGTGCAATTAGGCCCGGATATATTTACCCGTATGGATCATTTGGATCAGTAAGCTTATACAGGATGTAAAGTGGACTTATTATATTTTACTCTTGCTTCTTACGGAATTACATTAATTTTAGTTTACGGAAAGATTTTTGAGAAAATTCGACCGGAACATCATTTCTTTCATTGCCCCATGTGCATGGGCTTTTGGGTTGGAGCCTTTTTATTCGGCATTAACGGCTTTACAGAACTATTTAATTTTGAATATAATTTTGCCAACTTCCTTATATTAGGAGGGATATCATCTGGAGTGTCATATATCATGACAATGCTTTTTGATGATTTTGGCGTGAAGGTGAATATAATCCAAGGGGGAGAAAATGGATAATTTTCTAATGCTTAGGGATCTTGAGAATCTTATGGGATCTCGATGGATGCTACAGAGAGTGCGCCGCTGCCGGTCAGGCTGCATAATCATGCCAGGGTGAGCCTGGTTACGGGAGATTTTCTTGAAGATTTTGAAGTTGAAAATTACAAAGCAGTTTGATGTACTTGAAGAAGATATATCCCCTAGGTATAGGGAATATCTTGCCAATCGTGCAAAGGATATTGTTACCGCCCGTCGAGAAAAAAAGGATGCTTGGAAGCAGAGACATTCTCCGGTCGAAGACCAATCAGCGCAGGCACCAGAACAAGCTCCAGAAGAGACACCAGAAGAGCAGCCTAGAAAATCCGGACGCAAGATTCGCCTCTCCGATGCTTTAAGAAAAATGAAAACAGATCTAGATTACACTTTACAGAAAGCTGGTATAAAAGCTTCGCGGAAAATATCACGAAGTGTTATCGAGAAGATCGGGGAAGAGTTGACCAGTTATCTGGAAGATGAAAATATTTTCGGAGACGCGTTTCACGTCAAAGAAGAACTTGATGTTGACGCTCCCACATCCAAGAGAGAAACTCCCCAACGCAATATTGATATATCAAAGATTATCGATACTGTATTTTCAGCCCATGCAGTTGATCTACCAGAAAAAATAAAAAATAAATTAACCAATAGCGTAGCTTCAAAAATTAAAAAGTTTTTGGTTAAGAATCAAGTACCGAAAAATAAAATTGACACACTGGGTCTGCCCGACCGCGAAAAAGAATTTCAGAAGCGACGTAACAAAAGCGCCGCAGCCTTTTCGTCAGCTAGGGAGGAGAGATCCAAAGCCATGGCCACAGCCCGAGCAAAAGCGCGCCAAGCGCAAAGACCTGCTGTGCCACAGGATCTTGAAACACAAATAATTGATACCTCCAAGCTTAAGGGCACTGCGGCACAGGATCTTGAAACACAAATAATTGATACCTCTAAACTCGCGACCACCGTATCAGGCGACAAAAAGAAGATCGCGACTCAAGCAGATCAGGAAGTTCCACCTGCACCGGAGGAAGAAACTTCGGCAGACCGCGAGCGCCAAGAGTTAAAGAGACGGTCGGCTGAAACCATGAACCTTTCCCCAGAGTTCATTAATATGTTAAACAAACGCTTTAGAGAAACGAAATCCACAGGTGACGAAGGCAAGGCACCAACACCCTCACACCGACCGAAAGTAAAAACCATGATTGAACCTCTCAGCCTTGAAGAACAAAAAAACTATCAACGTTGGAAACTTTTAGCAGGAATTAAGAACAATGAGTAAATACGTCCTTAGAGAATACTATGAATTGTGCGCCGACGGCGTATGTCAAGATCTCTTAACTGAAGAAGAGAAGGTCCGCGCCGCCAGTGGCGTTGTCTTCCTTTCTGGCAAACTTCAAGAGGCAGATTGTAGAAACGGCAATGGTCGTAAATACCCTCAAGCAATTTTGGAGCGAGAAATAAAAAAATATTTAAATTTAATTAAAGAGCGGCGCGCCCTTGGAGAGTTAGATCATCCACCGGAAGCCGTTATCAATCTTCAAAATGTATCTCATTTAGTCACTGAAATCTGGTGGGATGGCCCCAATGTCATGGGAAAGATTGAGGTGCTTAATACACCATCCGGTAAAATATTGCAAGAACTGATAAGGTCTAATATTAAAACTGGAATTTCTTCGCGGGGCTTGGGATCGGTTCGACAAGAAGGAGGTGATACGATTGTCGAAGACGATTTCCAGCTTATTTGTTTTGATATTGTTTCTGAACCTTCCACTCCCAATGCATTTATGTTGAAGGAGTGGAAGGAGAAGAAACAAGATTCTAAGGCAGAAAGAATCAATCAGGCCTTAAATGATGTATTGGGGATCAAGTAGATGAAATTGACAAAGAAAATTCTTATGGAGATGATTGAGGCTTCTTTAAGGGGTTCATTAGTTGATACTATAGAGAAACCTCAAGGCTCGGGAGAGACCTACAAATCAAAGCGTATTCCAACAGAGATGGAAAAAGCCAAGGCCCAGCATGAACGCGAACTTCTTCAAAAAGAAGCAGACGCCGCTCGGAAAAAATTTCTTAATTATCTAAGAGTTGGAACAGTCGACCATCGCGGCTATCCAATTCAAACGATTTTAGTGTTCCTGATCCTTAATTTAGACAGGGAGACACCGGCTCAGATTCTTAAGAGAAGGATGGCTCTTCAAGAAGAATCAGAGAATAAGCGTATTAATAAAATTATTGATTACGTAGAAACTGAAAGAAATAACTTTATTAATGCTCTGGAAAGGGATGATCGATGGCAATTAGAACATATGTTTTTTGAAATTTTTGGCACTAAAATAGATTCGATTCTGACAGACGACATGAAAAAATTTAGAGACAAAGGGCTATATGATGCGCTCAAGAGACAATTAATTAAGAAAATAAATGATACCTTCGAACAACTAGCGAGAGAATATGAAAACCAGCGAATTTAAAAAAATTTTAAAACCGTTAATCAAGCAGTGTATTAAGGAAGTTATCTTCGAAGAGGGGGTGCTATCCGGAATTATTACAGAAGTTGTCAGAGGGACAGGGGCTCAAAAAGAGACAATTCAGGCTAACCCTCCTGCTATTCGCGAAGAAAAGCAAAATTTCAAGAAAAAACTTAATGAAACAAAACAGAAGATGCTGGATGCCATCGGAAGGGATTCTTATGGAGACGTAGATCTTTTTGAGGGAACTCAACCTTTAAATAGTGCGGGATCCCCTACAGAGGGAGTGTCCCCGTCTTCGCCACTATCAAACTTCGCGGCCGGAGACTCGGGTGTTGATGTAGATAAAATTTTTGGTCCATTGTCAGATAATTGGAAAAAAATGATTTAAGGAATATTATGCCAAAGCCAGTTAATTTAGAAGTTAAAGTCAAGACCGGTGAGTCGGTTGAGAGAGCAATCAAGAGATTCACAAGGAAAGTGAAGAAAGAAAAAATTTTAGAAGAATATTTAGCTAAGCAAAGATATGAAAAGCCATCTTCTATAAGGAATAGAAAAAAACGCCTTATTAAGAAAAAAAGAAGACAAGAGCTTTTAGAACAGAAAGAAATAGAGCGAAGTATCATTAGTGGTACTAATTATATTAAAAAACGCAAGAGGTAGGATCCTATGTCAACATTTAAATCTCATAAAGCGGGAATGTTCTCAACTAGTGTTTATCAATCTAGTGCAATTCCGTATTTAAGTTCGTCAATAATTGTACCTGCATCAAATAGTGTTGGACCAATAAAGGTGTCGTTACCACGGGTTTCTAAGTTTGTTACAATTAGAAACACAGTTGGTCGCGCCGGCACCTCGCATGCTGGAGCATCGACAACGGGATCAATGAGAGTTGGGTTTGCAAGCATCGGTACTGTTGCTACTGGGGGATTGAACCATGGCGCCGATGGATCAGTAGCTGGCGGTGAAGGCTTTGAGTTGAACGCCGGTTCTTACGGAGCAAATTATTTTGTTCTTGCTCCGGGTGAAAGTTATACCGGAGAGTGGCGTGTAAAGGACATTTTTTTGATGGGAGACACCGCCCATCAGGCCACTGCTTCAATTATCGCAGGATTGACACCAATTAGCACTGGCTCTGTTGATTTTGATAACTGGACTGGTTCTTTGGGGGTTGGTTAACCGTTTAACTTTTGAACGAGGTCGATTGTTTTGGCAACGAGAAATAGATGGAGTGGGGATCACACAATACAAACAAATCAGGACTTGGCATCAGAATATGGTGCCGCTGTTGCACCATTTTTTCTAGGATCACGCGGTGGACCAAACAATATATTTCTAAGACAAGCAGTGGAGGCAGCTATAGCCATGGCAGTTAATATTTGGACCGTAACAGATGTATCAAGTACTCCTCACTCTGTGGGGTCAAGTGATCACGTATTACTGGTGGACACATCCAGTACAGCAATAACAGTTAACCTGCCGGCAGTATCTGCACAAGCTGGTCGAATTCTTTTGATAAAAGATAAATCTGGAAATGCATCCTCGAAGAATATTACAGTTGCACGTGCAGGATCGGATACCATTGATGGTGCAACATCAGTTGTGATAAATTCAAACTATGGAGCGATTGCCTTCATTTCAGGGAATGGTGCTGTTTGGCATTCGATTTGGGTTAACTAATTATGGCTAGATTAATATTAGAAGATGGAGTGTGGAAGGTTGTAGATGATCTTGAATTGACTTCCCTAATAGAGAAGTACCCAGTCGGATCACGCCGCTGGCAATCTGAAATCGTCGTTGTCGCAGGAGGCATGCGATACGCAATTGGCCCAACTGGTAGTGCCACTATTCTGCCGCATCTTACTGGCAGTGGAATATTCGGTGGCGGTAAATCACTTAGTACTATAACTGGTAGCCATGGCACTGTTGCTGTTGGATCCGCATCCCCTTGATTTTTTGGAGTATTTAAGAAATGGCAGATTTACCTACATTAACTTGGAAAATGAGCGCGGTCAGGGACTTGGGTCCCACAGATTTTGCCACAACCGGCCATTTAACTGGGTGCTTACACCATATATCCGCAGCCGTGGAAGCTAGTAACTATTGGAAGGTGGTTTCTGGATCTGCAACACATGCATCAGGCACAAATGCTATTGTTATTGCGCCAAAAACAACAGGCGAGGATTATAGCGATCAAAGAATTGTTTTTGTTCAGGGGGAGGACGATGGAGGCGCGGTCATGGGCCCACCCGCAGCACAGGTATGTGCCGGCGAGTCAGATAACAGCAGCGATACTTATTTATATATGGGATACGCCCCATTTGCCGGAGAAGACACCATTTGCACCGGCGCCTATGGGGTTGCGGGTGGATGGACCGAAGACAATGCCAGCGCCGGCGCAATAAATGTTTTTTCTAGCGGATCAGCGCGTTGGTCAGGCTGGTCTAAGGCCGCCCTTACAGATATTACTTCAAGATCTCTTCGGTATTCATATATTTTAGAAACCGCTGAGTGTATCTTTTTCCACTTTATGCGTGATCATGAGAATGCAAGTGTTGCTACTTTTTTTGGCGCTGGTTGCTGGCTCGTTCCTTATGTCACCGGCGCCGCCCATCGAAGTTCTGCTTCGGAGCCTTGGAGACTTTATGCAATGCATGGCGGCCTCTATGGAGGCTCTTATACCGATGTTTTCAAAACCACGCACCATGCTCTTGGCAGCGAGTATAGCGCATTCGGGGGTTCCGATGGCGGAGGCTTTGGCGTCACGATAAAAGTCTGGGACAGTGGAAGTGCCGATGGTGCTAAGCCCGATGCCGGTTGGAAATACATACGAGGTTGCCAGTATGACCTGCGCCGCGGCGGTAACACCATAGACGAGGCAAATTCTGGGCTAGTTCAAGACGGTACAGAAGTAAGGTTTATTTATGAACCTATGATATTTCAATATGCTGTGGACCCCCTATGGTCAGTGGGATATGCTAGGCAGATAACACTTTCCCCCGGAAAAATATATAACAGAACAAAGATATTGGATGCTTCGGGAGGTATATTGGCTTACGGTGTTGCCCGAGACACCGATGCACAGACTGAAGGACTATTATTTGTCAACGAATCTTAAATGGTTATTGAGGAGAAGAGATGAAAGTAAGTACTCGAAGATATAAAGTTACGACAGAGAGGATGTTTGATGTCTTTTTTCAACCTAACCAACCATTGTTTGGTTTCAAGAAAATCTTTGATTTAAGTATAGTGCCGACTACAGCGGCAGTCAAAGAATTGTGGAATCGAGAAGACAAAGATTATGTGCCAATTCCTTTTGATTATGATGAAGCGCACGCTCGGCTTGGTGCACCCGATGAGTGGTATTGGGTTCCGCACAAAGCCAATAATGATCTATGGATATTGATTAAGTATCCATTAGTATATAGAGAGCCTTTTTGGGTAGTCAAATCGGTTCGTGCCCTTACGTATACGGAAACATTGGAACAAAAAATTAAAGAACTCGAAGCTCAGTTAACTGACAACTCTTAGCCTCCGACAAAAAAACTTCCTTTAAAAGACCTGATTACTATTTATTACACTGAATACTATTTTTTCTAGGAGATTCACTATGTCCAGTCTGCTTGATCAAGCTATCGTAGATGCAACCGCTTTAAAAGAGGCTGCAATCAAAAACGCAGAAGCTGCTGTTATTGAGAAATATTCAACTGAAATTAAAGAAGCCGTCAACTCTCTATTGGAACAAGATTTAGAGAGGTTTTTTGATGATACCACCGATCAAGAGGAAGCTTCGTCGCCGACAGGTATGACAGTGGAATTATCTCCAGAGGAAGAAGTAACCCTATCGCAGATTCCTTTTACTGGCACAGAAATGCTAGATACAGTTCCGCATGCACCAGAGCACGATGACCAAATTGAATTAACAATCGATTTGCAGGATCTGGCAGCACAATTAGATTATGATCAAAAACAGGACAATGTCGACCCAGAGGATATGACCGACCGCGGTAATATTTTATCAGACATTGAAGTGTCAGATGCTGTAGAATTTGCGCCCGAGGTGCCGGCTGAGCAACCCGCAGTCGCGTTGCATGAAAATGAAGACATTGATCTGGAAGACATTGATTTAGAAGGAATTCTAGAAGAGCTTGAATTTGATTATGATCCTAAGCCCTCAGGCTGGGCGGTCGGCGCCGATAAACCCACGGCAGAGATGGAAGAAAATTATGCTTTATTGGCTTCAATTGGTGAACTTAAAGCCGAGAAAGAAGATCTGGAAGAAAAAAATAAAAACTTAGAAGAGACACTTAAGGTTACCGAGAGTGTACTCGATGACTATAAAACAAAGAATGAAAAATACTTAAAGGTTTTCAAAAAATTTGAAACCAAACTTAATGAGGTCAATCTCTCCAATGCTAGGTTGCTCTACATTAATCGTGCCTTGAATAGTTCCTCTTTGAATGAGCGACAAAAGAAAAGAATTGTCGAATCTATTTCTAAAGCACAAACCATTGAAGAGGCAAAAGTAATTTACGAGACTCTTGAGAGCGCAGTGAGTGATCTTTCCATCAAGAAGAGGAGAGGTCCAAAATCATTGAGCGAGGCTGTAAATAAGAACTCTTCACCATTCTTTCCGCGTAGAGAAAAACGCAATGATCGCGAAGCTTCTTTTGCTGATAGAATGAAACTTTTAGCTGGAATAAAAAAATAAAAAGGAGGAAACTAAATGTCTATTTTACAAAAATTGACAGAGGGTATTGTTAATCGCAATGTCCAAAAGGAAGGCGAAGCCATCCTTAATAAGTGGGAAAAAACCGGACTTCTTGAAGGTCTGGGTGATGAAAGAACCAAGCAGAGTATGTCTTTGCTTTTAGAAAATCAAGCCAAAGAGCTTCTTCGTGAAGCTTCTTCCATGGCTGCTGGCGATGTCGAAGGCTTTGCGGCCGTTGCATTCCCAATCGTTCGAAGGGTCTTTGGTGGATTGATTGCCAATGATCTCGTTTCCGTCCAGCCGATGAGCTTGCCCTCGGGCCTCATTTTCTTCCTGGACTTTACTTACAGTTCTCAAACCACTGGTCGCCATGGCGTTGATGCCGGCGACTCCCTTTATGGTGGTGGTGTCGTAGCTAGTGCTTTGACCGGCGGTGTCACTGATGTCACTGAAGAGGGTGGCGGCTTTTATAATATGGCCAACGCTTACTCTTCACCTACTGGTTCTACCGCTGCCTGTACACTCAACGCAGTCTCTGGTTTTGCTGCTACTACGATTGGTGCCTTGACCGATGCACAGAAAAAACTTATTCGTTACGATCCGGATCTTTTAGCTGCTGATTCTGACAAGGGAATTATACAGCTTACATGCATAATGTCCGGTACGTATAATTTCAACGAAGATATGCTTGGTGCTATTGAGATCACAGATTTGGATGGTGATGACGTGCTCGTCAGGCGTCTGACATCGATTTCTGGTACCGGTGCAGATAAAACCGTTACCTTTACCATCGTCGACGGCGCCGCCGCAGCGGTGACCACCTCACAGGACGAACATATTATTTCATATCCGATCGTTGATAACTTCAACCCCGCCAATGCTCTTGGTGCTGTTGTTGGTGCATCTGATTGGGGTCTTGAAGAAGCTGGCGTATCAGCAGGCGGACAGACTGGAGCCTCAGTCACCGATGGGAAAAATCAGATTCCCGAGATCGACATTAAGGTCGACAGCGTAGCAGTCACGGCGATTACCAAGAAGCTCAAAGCTAAATGGTCGCCGGAACTTGGTCAGGACTTGAACGCTTATCATAACCTTGATGCCGAAGTTGAACTGACTGGTATTTTGTCTGAGCAAATTGCGCTCGAAATTGATCGAGAAATCTTGAATGATCTCGTCCAAGGCGCGACCGCCGGAACATATTACTGGTCACGTCGCCCAGGTCGTTTTGTGGATCGTGGAACTGGTACCGACATCAGTACTTTTTCCAATGAATCGCTTCTCGGAGCAGACTTCACTGGTACTGTTAGCGAATGGTACGAGACTCTTCTCGAAACTATCAATGATATTTCGGCTCAGATTCACCGCAAGGTGCTGAGGGGTGGAGCAAACTTTATTGTTGTTGGCCCCGAGACAGCTAACCTTCTTGAGTTTACTTCTGGTTTCCGCGCCAGTGTGACCCATGACGATGCTGCCGGCACTGCTGGTGCCGTGAAAGCAGGTACACTCAGTAAGAAGTGGGATGTCTATGTTGATCCCTATTTCCCACGAAATGTGGTTCTTGTTGGACGTAATGGTGGAAGCTTCTTAGAAAGCGGCTACGTATACGCTCCTTACGTCCCCCTGCAAGTCACTCCTACGATCTTCGGTACCGAGGACTTCGTGCCCCGTAAGGGAGTCATGACTCGGTATGCTAAGAAGATGGTTCGTCCTGACATGTACGGTTTGGTCGTCATCAAGGACTTCCTTGGCTAATCCTGATTGATCTTTGATCATACAAAAACCCCGCCTTGACCAGTTTGAGGTGGGGTTTTGTATTTTTTAAACTACTTACTGTGAGGAGAGAATATTATGTCCCATCCAACACTTACGCCAGCAAGCACCACTAGCGCGATTACTTTACCGGTGACTAGCTCTGATGCACAAGCTACTATAGAAGCCAGTTTGCCATTTGGGGTCTACACATCGAGTACGGAGTTTTTCACTGGCGCACTCAAACAAGTCGCCTATACTTATAAAAAATTAGGTGGAGATGTACTGGACATTGAGCTAACGAAGGGGAACATATATTCAGCATATGAAGAGTCGTGCTTGGAATACTCTTACATTGTTAATCTACATCAATCAAAAAATGTTTTATCGAACGTTCTAGGAAACACAACTGGGACCTTTGACCATAAGGGTGAGATAAGTTCGGGCCCAACTGGCGTTGCTTTGAAGTTCCCAAAAGTGAGATTTGAATATGCGCGCCGCTTTTCTGAGGGTGTTGAAGCGGAAATTGGTTTAGGTGGCAACGAAACTATATACTCTGCTTCTTTCAACACGGTTGTTAATCAGCAGGATTATGACTTGCAGACAATTATATCTTCCTCTGCGTTTGCCACATCATCGCTACCGTATTCTGATTCAAATTTGGGCGATAATAAAATTGGCAATAAAAAAATATTTATTAAAAAAGTGTATTATAAAACTCCGCAAGCAATGTGGCGGTTTTTTGGGTATTATGGCGGGTTAAATGTTATCGGCAATATGTTCAGCTATGGACAGTATACAGACGATTCAAGCTTTGAAGTAATCCCAGCATGGCAGAATAAATTGCAAGCCATGGCATTCGAGGATTCATTATATACAAGAATTTCGCATTATTCATATGAGATAAAAAATAATAAATTAAGGATATTCCCCTCGACAAATCGAGTACAACCAACTAAAATGTGGGTGGAGTTTTCAGTCCAAACAGACGCATGGGATGATGACTCAGATAGAACAACTGGCGTTGATGGCATCAATAACATGAATACGATACCATTTGCAAATATCCCATATGCTAATATTAATAGTATAGGAAAGCAATGGATTCGGAGGTTTGCTTTGGCCTTAAGTAAAGAAACGCTGGGGCAAATTAGGGGGAAATTTCAAACTGTCCCGATACCCGGAGAATCAGTTACTTTGAATGCCTCGGATTTATTTTCGCAAGCAAAAGAAGAGCAAGAAAAGTTGCGCGAAGAACTTAAGACAATGCTAGATGAAATGACATACCAAAAACTTTCTGAGAGCGAAGCCGCTATGGCAGATTCTGTTAATAAAGTTATACAGCAGGTACCGGTTTCGGTATTTGTTGGATAAAGGAGAAAAATGAATGTCCGAGTGGGAACAGCCAGATCAGCCACCACCTCCTTTATTCTTAGGAGAGAAAGAGAGGAATCTCGTTAAGCAAGTTAATGATGAGTTAATTGAGAGAGTCATTGGCCAGCAAATTCTTTATTATTCGATTGATCTAGAACATACGAATTTTCACCCAATTTATGGTGAAGCAATGAAAAAAACATTTTTGCCACCGGTGCGCGTATATGCATTGATTGCATGGGATAACTTTGAAACCTCATGGATGTCCAATGGTGCCTTGGATAGGAAATCCGAAATAACAGTTAACTTCCATAAAAGAAGATTGACAGAAGATCAGGATTTATTCGTAAGAGAAGGTGATTTTGTGTTGTATGGTGATTTGTATTTTGAAATCGTTTCTCTTTCAGAACCTAAACAATTATTTGGACAAATTGAACATCGTTTTGAAATTTCTGCAAAATGTATTCTTTCGAGAAAAGGATTATTTGATGCAAGCTAATAATAAAAAACTTAAATTAAGAGAAATACCATTTCAACCTTCGACAATTGAAGGTATCGATACAGCAATGTTTGAACATATTGATCAGAGGTTTGATATACATTGTACCACCCGAGATGGATTCAAAAAGGTGCCGGTTGTATGGATCTCATCTGAGAGAGCATATCAGAGAAAGCATAATAAAGAGTTGATGACTCCCTCTGGATCGATAAATTTACCTATTATGACCCTTGAGCGAGTGTCGCTGACAAGAGATAAAAGTGCAGGCAATATGATGTATTCGAATATTCCCGGAGTGAAAGACGAAAAACAAGGTTCAATAACGATTGCTCGAAGAATAAATCAAAAAAAGACTTCAAATTTTGCTAATGCCGATTCCAAGAGATTGTATAATCAAAGAAACTTTAGAAACAGAAATAGGCCGAATGAAAAGGTTGTTTATGAAACAATAACAATACCCAACCCGGTCTTCGTTGAGGTTAATTATAGTTTATCTGTAATAGCGGAATATCAACAACAAATTAATGAAATAGTAATTCCATTCATAGCAATCCCCGGCCGAGCCTCTCAGGAGGTAGTAAGAAAAAATGGCCATTCCTACGAAGTTTTTGTTGACGGGGATTATAAGCAAGACAATAATATTGCGACACTAGAAGTAGCAGAAAGGCAATATAAAACAACTATATCATTTAAAGTTCTGGCGTATTTAATTGGTAGTGACAAGAACCAAAAGGCGCCCAAGATGGTAATTAGGGAAAATGCCGTAGAGGTCAAAATACCTCGCGAGCGCGTAATATTAGGCGATATACAGGACCATATTGGGAAAAAAGGGTTTTATAGAGAGTAATAAATGGTGTTTGCTCTTATGATAAACTATTTACTCTAGAAAATATATAGTTTTTATCGTGTTATACGTTTAAAATTAAGGAGATAAATTCAAATGGCTGAAAGACAGTTTAAATTCTCATCCCCAGGGATTTTCTTAAAAGAAATCGACAACTCGCAGTTACCCGCTTCCTCACCTTTTCCTGGACCGGTTATTATTGGCCGAACCGAAAAGGGTCCTGGAATGGTTCCACATTTGGTTAACTCCTTTTCAGAATTTGTTGAAACTTTTGGAGAGCCTATTGCCGGTGCAGGTGGGGGTGATCAATGGCGCGATGGAAATTCAATTGGGCCAACCTATGCAGCGTATGCAGCACAAGCTTATTTGAGGTCAAATGGCCCTGTTACGATGATTCGTCTTTTGGGCGAACAGGACACTGGTGCCACTGGAAATGGACTGGCTGGCTGGCAAACTCGCAATTCTTCTGGTGTCGCAAATCTTCTTGATACTACTGGCGGCGGTGCCTATGGATTATTTATTGTCGACTCGGGTTCTGCCGCGGCAATAACAGATCAGGGATATATTACTGGCACCTTGGCAGCTATTTTTTATCATGGCGAGGGATATACAGCACTTAAGGGCACTAGAATAGACCGAGACACAGATAAAACGGCAACTGCCACTCCAATATTGAGTGTCTCTGGGAAGCCAAATACTTTTGTTGCGTCAGTATATCACAGTTCTGCTACTGAGAATATTGAGTTTAACTTTGACCCAAATGATAAAAAGTTTATTCGAAAGGTTTTCAACACCAATCCAACTTTGACAAATGCCGATGTTGTGTCAGACAAAAAGTATTACTGGTTGGGTGAGACGTTCGAAAATGATGTTAAAACCAGATGCACGGGATCAACTCAGATTGGTATAATCTTGGGACTCCAGACTTCTGGTTCGGCAGTTGCTGAGCAAGCAAATCATCAATACGCTAGGCATAATGCCGCCACTCCATGGATCGTCTCTCAGCATGTTGGCGATGCAACCGATTTTAGCGAAACGTTCACTAATGTACAGAAATTGTTTAGATTGGTGTCGTTAAATGGCGGCGCATGGCCCTCCAGAAACCTTAAGGTATCGATACAGGATATTCGAGCTTCTAGGAGCCCTTATGATCCATATGGCACTTTTTCGGTTGTAATACGAAAAGTTGATGATCTGGATACTGCACAAAAAGTTGTGGAGCGATATTCAAACTGTAATCTTAATCCAAACTCTGACAACTATATTTGTAAAAAGATTGGCGATCAATATTTAACATGGGTTGAGTCAGAGAGAACCCATAGACTGATTGGTGATTATCGAAATTATTCCAAATACTTTAGAGTTGATGTGGACGAAAGAGTCAGAAACGGCGGCATCAATAAGGCCTTGATCCCCTTTGGATTCTATGGGCCACCTAGGATGCTGGGCTTTGGTGTCGTTAGCGGATCTTCAACTCCGAAAAAATATCATGATTATGCAGCAGCAGGCGCAAGTCAATTTGTTGTTGGCACCGGATCTATTCCCGGATTTACAACATTGGCAACTGATGAGCCAATTGGCGACTTTGTATATATTAAATTTAGCGAGTATACCACTGCATGGAAAGCTAAATTTCAGTTCCCCACACTTCCTTTGAGAATGGGTACCCGAGAAACGGGAGTATCCGTCAATAAACCAGAGGATACCTACTGGGGTATCACGACGATTCTTACTGGGACTGAAACTAGGTTTAATGAAAGCTATGGTGATATTACTGCTCCGGCGCCAAAAGGAATACAGGGTACTACTGGCGATAAATCGTATCCGGACTCCACATATCAAGAGTATTCTTTTTACTTCACCTTGGATAATGTTTCCGGAAGCGCCGACAATACATCAACTAGCGCAACACATGGCGATTACAATGAAGGATCCCGAGCCGCTGGCACATCTTATACCGCTGTTTTTGGTGTCACAGGAACTCTCGATGCAGGGTTTGATAGATTTACTTTGCCGGTTCTGGGCGGCGCTGATGGTTTGGATATTCTTGAGCAAGAGCCTTTTGGTAACCACGTGTTGGTTGAAAGTGCCGTTGAGAAAACAAACTATGCATATCACACTGTCAAGCGTGCACTAGATACTGTTGCCGATCCGGAAGATGTTGAAATGAACCTGCTTGTCGCTCCAGGAATTAGGCAGAAATCATTAACACAGAGAATGATTGATATTTGCGACTCTAGAACAGATTCTATGGCAATTATCGACCTTTTGAATGACTATACCCCCTCTACAGAGAGCACTAGCGCGGAGGCAGATAGAATAGGATCCGTAAACTCAGTGATTTCTAGTTTAGATGCCCGAGCAATTAATTCTTCATATGGATGCGCATATTACCCATGGGTACAAATCAGAGATACAATTTCTGGTAACAATGTGTGGATTCCGCCATCAGTCATTGCTTTGGGTGTAATGGGAAGTAGTGAAGTACGCTCTGAGCTTTGGTTTGCCCCCGCTGGTTTTAATCGTGGTGGTCTTAGCTTGGGTGCAGGCGGCTTGAATGTTGTTGGTGTTCGTCAGAGATTGACTTCTAAGGAAAGAGACAGGCTTTATGAGAAAAACATTAACCCGATTGCTTCTTTCCCCGCAGAAGGCATTGTGGTCTTTGGACAAAAGACCCTACAGGTAACACCATCTGCCTTGGATAGAATTAATGTTAGACGTTTGATGATCTTTGTCAAGAGAATTATCTCCAGAATGGCGAAAGACATTCTCTTTGATCAAAATGTACAAGCAACATGGAACAGATTTTTGGGCAGAGTTAATCCCTTCTTGACCAATGTTAAGATTAGATTTGGTTTGTCTGATTTCTTGGTTGTCTTGGATGAGACAACCACAACAGCGGATATGGTTGATAGAAATATCATGTATGCCAAGGTATACCTCAAACCCGCTAGATCAATTGAATTTATCGCGCTTGATTTTGTGATTACAAACACTGGCGCTGATTTTCTAGAATAAAGTTAAGTGTCTACTAATTAATTTGAGGCACTTATAGGAGATAAAGATATGTCTAATTTCTGGGCGAACCCTGCTATTGAACCGAAAAGACAACATCGTTGGGTTGTCTATGTTGAAGACTTTGATCACTGGATCGCTAAAAAGGTCACCCGCCCTTCCTTTACGGTGGGTGAGACCGAGCATAAATTTTTAAACCACAGCTTTTGGTATCCTGGTCGAGTGACTTGGGATGCTATAGATCTTACAATTGTTGATCCCGGTGGTGCCGCTGATTCCACCGCTAAGCTCTATTTTAAATTACAGCAAGCAGGGTATTTCTTTCCGGAAAACCCCAATGTCCGAAGTACAATTAGTAAAGCTCTAGCTGTTAATTCCTTTGGACAGATGACGATCCATGAATTGACACCCGAAGGCCAAACAAATAATCGATTCACTATCTACAATGCTTGGATTCAAAAGGCTGCATTGGGAGAGTTGGATTATGAAGGCGAAGGTATGGTTGATCTTACACTTACTCTTCGTTATGATTATGCCAAGTATTCTTTGGGCTAAAAACAATAACTAAGAGGTTAAAATGACTAGGAGAAATAATGAAGAGAGATCCGGTGTGAAGGATTTTGCACCGGATTTACCTATTCCCCCCATCGTACAAGATAAGCCCGAACAAGAACATGCTTTTTCTTTTACATTACCGACACAATTTGTTGAGCTTCCTTCTCGCGGGAGATATTATCCCGAGGGCCATCCTTTACACGGCAGAGAAAGTATAGAGATAAGGTATATGATTGCGAAAGATGAAGATATATTGTCTTCTAAAACTCTTTTAAAGAAAGGGGTTGCGATTGACCGTTTCTTGCAAAATATTATAATGGATAAATCCATTCGTCTAGACGATATGTTAGTTGGCGATAAAAACGCTTTAATGATCGCAGCAAGAATTACTGGATATGGAGAATCATATGAGACAAAAGTTACATGCCCATCATGTGCAGGAGTCAGTGAATATGATTTTAATTTACTTTTATGTCCAATTAACCATGCAGAGGATTATGACTCTTATGGCCTCAAGGTTGACCCAGAAGGGTATTTTTTATTGAAATTGCCAATTTCGGGCGTGGAAGTGAAGTTCAGACTTTTGCGAGGCAACGATGAGAAGAAAATATCTTCAATGGTGACTAGAAAAAAGAAGAATAAACTACCAGAATCAATTGTTACTGATTTATTTAAATCGCTTATCGTATCTGTTAACGGCGACGAGAGGCCTGGATTAATTAGTAATTTTATCAATGTGATGCCGGCCCGTGATTCTAGATTTTTAAGGGAAGCCTACGAGGCTTCAATGCCGACAATTGATATGAGTCATGAATTTCTTTGCGAACACTGTGGTTCAGAAACCATACTGGAGGTTCCGCTGAATGCGGAATTTTTTTGGCCTAAGTGATAAATATATAGAAGCAGTATACGAAGAATTTTTCTTATTAAAATATTATGGTGGCTGGAGCTTTTTTGAAGCTTATAATCTTCCAATTGTTATTAGACGATGGTTTCTACAGAGGTTGGTTAAGCAAATTGAAGATGAAAACAAGGCCTCAGAAGATGCAATGAAGAAAGCAAAAAGATGATTTTATATAAGGCCGGCCACTAGCCGGCCTTATTTTTTTTTAAACACTATTTAAGAAAGAGATATACCTAAGGAGTGAAAATAATGAAAAAACTTCACGAAGAGAAAATACAGCCCCTGATTATCGACCTAGAAGCGCTGAAAAGCAAGAGATTGGATGAAAGTTTCTTGAGAATGTTTGGAGCCGCCATGGAAAATGTTTTGGGTATTATGTTCGACCAAAAGCCTGTTCCCCTTACTGTTCGAGGGTCGAGAAATGAAATAGCGGCATTTATGAGTGTATTGGCAAAAGAGAAAAAATATGCAAATTCTTTTAAGAAATTTGGTTTATTAAATCCCAATACTTTTCGCAGTAAATATGAATTGAATCGCGCAATAGAAGCTTTTGAAAAAGAAACCGGATTATTGTATCCGATTCATTAGGAAATATTTTAAATGGCAAATGACAGTGCAACTTCACAGTTTCGAGTACAACTAGCTAGAGAATATGCAGAACAGGTTGAGCGTGCTAATCAAGCTGAGAAAGAGGCAGAAGCTCTAGCGAAGAGAGCCGTTCAGGATATGGACAAGCGCCGCGAATTCGCCGAAGGGCGCTTGCACGCTCTGGAAGCAGAAGCTAGCATGTTGGCGATGAACCATGAAGAAATAGCTAAGCAACTAGACATATTACAGCAGTTGGAAGAGCATCAGGGTGAATTAACTGAACTTCAGTTAACACAAAGAGATGCTCTGGTAGAAATTCATGACATGAGCGGCAAGGAACGTGAAGCTCGGCAGAAAGATAATGCGCAAAAAATCGCGGTCATGAAAAAATTCAATGAGTTATCCGCTGAGGGCGAAAAGAACATGAAGGAGATGGAGGCCGCCGCTGAGGGCCTCACACGTAACTTCATGGGCTTATTGGGAATGAATTTTAATGAGGGCATTTTTGCGCAACTGGATAACTTTGCTAGCAAAATGAAAGAGGCTGGCTTGGCCAATGGCTTTAAAGCTTTGGCAAAAAGTACAATTAATTTTCAAGTTGCTCATTCTGCCACTAACTCAATCATGATGAAATTTTTTGAGGCAACATGGAAAGCAGTCAGCGCCCAGCTTGATGCCGAAGCTTCGCTGTCTGGGTTGACTGGAGGCGTGCAAAAATATAATACGGTGCTGGCCCAATCATACAAAGCCGGCCTAGGTATCTCTGCAAATATGCAGGAGCAACATAAATCCATTGCAGCGCTTTATGAGGGATATTCAGAGTTCTCATCCCTTGAGGCAAACCGCGCCGCTGCATTGGTGACCACTACCACAGCACTCTCTAGAATGGGAATGTCAGAAGCTCAGGTTGCTGAAAACATGACCGAACTTACTAAAACTTTTGGTATGTCAACTGAGCAAGCCATGGGATTCAACGTTGAATTGGCCCGCATGGGATCAGCTATTGGTGTTAATGCAGGTAAGATGGCCAAGGATTTTCAAACTTCTGCTGGTCGAATGCAATTTTTTGGCAAAAATATGAAAAGAACTTTTAAGGATTTGGCTACTGAAGCAAAAGCAACAGGTACGGAAGTTTCTACTCTTGTTGGTGTGGCCCAAGGTTTTGATACTTTTTCTGACGCACAAGATAAAGTAAATAAATTAAATCAATTGATGGGCGGCAATTATTTAAATTCAGTTAAGATGGTCGGTATGCGAGATGAAGAAAGAATCAAATATTTGAAAGAACAAATCAGACTATCCGGACTTTTAACCGGCAGCACTGACCACTTGACGAAAAAAGCGATCGCTGCAGTGATTGGCCAAGAGGGATTGAACGCTCTCCTGAAGGATTCCAACACAACGGACGAAGAGAAGTTGAAAATACAAAGGAAGGCTGCTAAAGAAGCTCATTCGCGAAAACAACTTGAGAAATTAATGTCTGCAGCCCACCGTGCCTTGCCATTGATGGAGCGCCTCACGCGAGCAATAGAGAGAGCCTTTGCACGAACCGGTATTGTTAGCGATGTTAAGATGGTTGTCGAGAAATTGATTTTTTGGTTTCAAAAGATGGAGAAGTTTCTAGATAAACATAAGATATCCCTTTATGATATTATTGGTGCCTTTATTGCTTTCAAGGTTGCCTTGGTCGCCCTTTCCCTTGTCATGGGAGGTGTCGGAAAACTATTCTCTGGCCTCATGCTTGCTAAGGCAGCTAAGAGCGCAAAGGATGTTGGGTCTGTTGTAGGCAAGGGAAGCAAGTTGGGAGGCTTCTTGGCCAGTTCAGGTCAAATTCTATCTCTGGGTTTTGCCTTTTTAATGTTGGGTGCAGGCGTAGCGGTTGCTGCTCTAGGGCTTGCACAGTTGGTAAAGGCCTTTAGGGATCTAAATCCAGAACAAACACAATCTGCCCTTATTGCAATGGGGGTTGCAGTTTTAGGCTTCTTTGCTCTTATCGCACTGGGAGCAAAACTTGCCTCGAAACCAATGTTATTTTTTGGCGGTGCAGTCGCCCTAATTGGAGCAGGGATAGCGGTTACTATGGTATCCTTCTCGGTGTTTATCAAGACACTGACCGGCGCACTACCAACGTTGGCAAAATATGTTGGCGTAATTGGTCAATTATCCATGGCTTTTGGTGGTCTAGCAATTGCTTTAGGGGCATTGGGACTGGTTGGGTATTTTGCCAGTGCACCACTTATAATGCTGGCAGCCGGTGTCGCTGCCATGGCCGCAGCCCTGCATGTTGTTCCGGAATATGCTCGACCCAGCGTTGCCAAAGTTATTGACAAATCGGCGAATGTTTTTGAAGTGGCTACTAGTTTAATTGCTGGTTCACCTGGCGCCCCTGCGGCAGCATCCCCAGCCGGTACCACAGTTGGCTTTGGCGAAGGCGGAGGAGCCACGGGTGGCTCGGGGTTTAGTACTGAAAAATATAATATTACTTTGATGCTAGATGGAAAAGAATTTGCGAGAGCAGTTAATGCCGTGAGAAACGGATAGGAGAATAAGAGATGGCTTTGATATGTAATTCATATGGCTGCAGGGAAGTACCGGACACAGACCCCAATGCTCAAGTCGATATATCGGCGAGCACGCCATCAAAGAAGGGCACCGGCGAAGGCGGCGATCTGGAGGATAGAGCTTTGGCCTCTTTAGGGCTCGACTCATCAGAAGAAAAGCCAAAAGTCGTTGATCCCACTTTAGCCACTGCACGTGTTGGCGCTCCAGAAAAACCCGAAGCGTCAACATATTGGCAAGATGTTAAGCACTTGGGGATGAGTATTTATTACAACCAACCAATTCTCCCCAGCCTTAGTGGAAGACCGGTTACTACAGAACAACTGGTCACTGGGCTCGCCGATGAATCCACAGCAGCATGGTATGGCACCCGAAAGCTTTTAAATAAAGCCGGGAGACTAGTAGATGCCGGCACCGCGGCGATTGAAATTGAAACTAGTGGCCATGATGAGGCTACAAAGCAACGGATGCGCGATGAGTTGAATGCGAAACTGGAACTAGATTATAAAAGAAATCTCATGAATATCGAAGCTGATCAAGGATTGATCCGCAGGAATCAAGGCGGCCTCACTAAAGAGGATTTTGACAGGGAGGCCGCCGCCGCGGCCGAAAAACTTCTAGAAGAGGAAAAGGCAGCAGAAACGAACCGCAAATATTGGCAAAACGTGCATGGCACCGCTCGGTCCATCATGGACGACGCGGAAGGTGCGCTGGTGATCAAGGATGGAGATCTTGCATCAATTGATCTCAAAAGGGCCCGTCTCGCGGGTATAGATAATATCGGAGGTACCATAAGTACCATTGAAAAGCAACTGGCCGAAGAGCGAGCGAAGTTGAAAAGTATCACCGCAAAGGTTGGAAGGGTTATTCTCACTCAAGCAGAAAAGGATAAAATTGCAGCACATGCCGGCGCAGCAGTTTTGGCGAGCGACGGGGACAAAGACGTTACAGATCTAGTAGCATTAAATATGGCAATACATACAGCAACAGAAGAAGGGGAAAAGAAAGCCTTAGTGAATAAAAAGGCTCGCGCCCGCGCCCGAGCCCGCGCCCGAGCCGCCGCCGCAAAAAAAGCCCAAGAAGAAAAAATAAAAAAACTGGAAGAAGAAGCTGCCCGCGAAAAAGAGAGACAGCGTCTCTTGGCGCAGCGGCTAGCCGAACAAAAAGAGAGAAATAGGCTAAATAAAGAATATGAAGACGAATTGCGGGCTGAAAGGGAAAGAGAACAACGAGCTAAAGAGGCCGAGCGTCAACGTCGACAGGGGGAAGCCAAGAAAATAAAGAAGCAGCAAGAAGTTACTGCTGGCCAACGAAAAGCCCTAGAGGAAGCGGAATTAAGAGGCACATACGTTCATACTCCAACCAGTTATTCTTCGAAACACCCTAGGGTAAAATATATTTTTAATGAAGATGAGAAGCGGGGGAAGATTGTCCCAACACCGGATTACGTTACGTTTAAACATGTGCCAACAGGCCGCGTGGCTGCCTTCACAGCATTTGTTACCACACTTTCTGATAATTATGAATTGGCATGGAATTCAGAAGATGTATATGGCCGTATGGATCCTATTATGACATATTCGAACACAAAAAGAAATATGTCACTGGACGTTGAAATATTATCCGATAGATTTTCCGAGGGGATTCGAAATATGCAGAATCTCAATCAATTAATTCAGAATTTATATCCTGGTTACGAAGCCTCCCGTGGCCTCGGGGATCCCAGCTTGTCTCTATCTTCAACAAGGATCAATGCAGCCCCACTTTTAAAGATTGGCTGGGCAAATATGATAACGAGTCCATCTCGTAAATCAGGTTTGCTGGCGGCTATTAGTTCTGTATCGGTGACCCCCGATTTGGACGTTGGTTTCTTTCAATCACAAGTGGAGGAGGCATCGGCAGCATATCTTATACCAAAAAAAATAACGCTGAATCTTTCATTTGTTGTGTTGCATGATTTTACTTTGGGATGGAATTCTAGCGTCCCAGACTGGTCCAGAAAAATGGCCGGCGTGAAGCATCCTTCTGCTTTGGACCCAGAGGGTGGTTTTTATGATTTTCCGTATGATTTCCGCACAACAGATAAAGTGACGGGGGAACCTATTTATGGTGCCATGTCGGTGGACGTGGGCAAATCAAAACAAATGAGTCTGGAAGGCGAATTTGACGAGGAAATAAAAATGGCTTTAACGGGGAAGTATCTGGCGCAACATCGATAATTGTGACTGGGTTGTTGTTTGCACGAGGAGAGAAATAACATGTCAAATGGATTGCGATTTTCTGGCCGCAGGATCAGGACTTTGGATAGAGAAAATCTTGCGGAAAATACAAAACATTATGAACAATATCTTGAAGAAAGAAAAATAAAGAGAATGCGACATTATTTAACGCCGGTTTCTACTTTGAGAAGACCCACTGTGGATCAAATGACCACGCTGGATTTGATTGGTCATACTTGGACTACTGGCGATAGACTTTATAAGCTGGCTGATCAATATTATGACGATCCTAGCTTATGGTGGGTCATAGCTTGGTTTAACCGCGCGCCAACTGAGGCTCATTTGAAGGTCGGTGACTTTGTTCATATCCCACTGCCTCTTGAACGCGTGTTGAGTTTTATGTGATTTATAGGGAAAACAAATGGCTGAAAATAAGAATCTATTACATGGTCAGAGAATGGGAGCCTCTCGATTTTCGGAGGATCGGAAAGAAAAGACCCAGAAGGCCCTTCAGCAATCGCAAAAAGACCCAGAAAGTGTCTTGCCAGCGAATATTGAGGGAACTAATGTAGATGATGTCGTGAGTGCAATGGACGGCGCCGATCCTTTGGCCCCACCAGAGGACAAAAAGGGGAAAAAGAAAAGACAAAAATGGAAGAAAAAAAGCAAAAAATCTCTTAAGGCTGATAAAGAAAAAGAAAAATCGATAGACGAGATCGAAAAAGAATTCGAACTGCTGGAAGAGGATATGAAAGAGGACGATTCCTCTGCGCGGGAATCGCAAAGCGCTATAAATTTTGACGAACAGTGTTATCTTATGGCATATTGGCGAGATTTTGTACAACATCATAAATCAATCTCTGGTTGTTCCATGTGCAAGTTTTTTTCGGGACTCCCGTCGTTTTCTCCACGAAATATAACCCTATTAGACGCCAGTTATCCCGAGAAAGTTGTTGGTTTATTTGAGGGCCACAGCGCCGGCTTTGATATATTCAAAAAATTGACACCCGCAGTGCAGGGACTTTTGGTGCCGAAGATAAGGCTCTTTAAAGTATACCCCAGAAACAAACAAGACAAGCTTAGCAAGCCTACTGATTTTGTTGAGTTTGAGATACCGTTCCCACAAGTGGAGAGAAGTTCACTTGAGGATCTCCCATCTGGCGGTGGCATCAAATCTTTTTCTTACAAATATTTGGGGGGAAATCCCGTAACTGTTGATATATTTTTGCAAGCTGAATTGGAACTGTATTATGCGAATATCGATGAGTTTTTTAAAGTGCGTGAAGTAACCAGTCCTGAGGGGGAATCGAGAGAGGTAAGACACTCAGATATTATAATTCCGCAGGGCAAGGATCCGGTCAACGAGAAGAAGAGGGCTGGCAAGGAGAATAAAACACAAGTTTACGATGGAAGAACAAGGAAAGAAAATTTTATAGGTGGCACCTTGGGTAATAGCTTTTGGACCCGAGCCGAGATTGGGTGGGCCACACCCCCAAAAAGCGCGTTGATGGAGGTTCTTCCCGGAGAATCACCAGAAAGCATTAAACAGTTGATAGAGCAAATTAAAAAAACATCAACGAGTCTTTTGCTGAGCTATTCTAAGCATGTTTTTGATATTGGGAAAGATGGCAGTGTCAAAGTTAAAATTGAATTTACAGCGTCCTTGGAGCAAGTTTTTGCTAGCTCTAGATTTGATCTTTTTAATCCAACTGGGGAAGCTGACGAAATAGAAAAAGAGCAAGCTCTTGATGCAGCATTGAAGGTAAGACAGAAAAGACTATACACGATCATAGCCAAGGAAATTCAATCACGTATAAAAAATGACAATCAAGACGGTGAAGGTTGTTTGAAGGATCGAAAGAAATGCGGACGTCCAAAGCGCTGGGTGCCGGCAGAAATATTTGGCCATGCGGAAGATTATGATGCTAAACCAATGATGAACACGGATGTGCGCCTTTTCAATACGGTGTTCCCCAAAGATCAGCGCCGGAAAGGTATTAATATATCTGCCGCGGCTTGGATACTGGATTCGGAAAAAGTTTATCACGACACAAAGGATACCATGCAGACCTTTGAGTTGGATGAAGAAGGGCAAGAAAGGGATCTTTCGGCCATGGAATTAAAAATTAGCACCGCAAAAGAACACAGGCTCAGTACCGATAATTTAATTAAAGTTCGTAAGGGCTTGGCTAAAATATTGAAGATTAAAGTTGATGACGACGCTCAGATTCATGAAATGCGCGCCCGAGTTCAGATGCGAAAATATAGAAAGATTTTAGAAAAACTGTATGATGATGGTAAGATACACTTTGTTGATTTGAGCCTTAAAGATGTTGATTTGTGGCGCGAGAAAATCGGAGCGATTAGCGAAATGATAGAGCGCAAGAGAAAAGAGAGGCAAAAAGGAAAAAAAGCTCCCGAAACTCCAAAAGCTGCTGGTCAATCAACACCGCCGAGAGTAAAGAAGGGTAAGGGAAAAAATAAAAAACTAGAAGACACATCAGCTTGCCGCACAATGAGAAATTATTCTTCGCAAAACAAAGAAACACGAATTTGCAATATTAAAGCCTGCTTGGACTCCCCTCAGGATTCGGGAGATTTTGCTTTGGTCTCAAAACAAAAATCAGTGAATATGCGCAGAATTAATTTTGTTTATTTTTCAGACCTAATCGATACTGCAGTGGAATTGTTATTTAAGGAAAGTCCCCCAAATCGCGATTATATGTCCAGAACTCGTATTATCTTAGGTAATACAATTTTAAAAGATTATAGGAAAGATTCTCAGATGGCATACTCCATAAACCTAGGGGATCTTCCAATATCTTTGCAAGATTATATGACATGGTTTCAGAAAATGTGCACTGATAAAGGTAGCCACATGTGGACTCTTAGGGATTTCATCAGGAATTGCGCCAGCGACTTATTGTTTGCTGCGTTAGGCGAAACCTGCATCCGCGGCGTTAAACAAATCGGTCGACCGATGATGAAGCATATGTCTTCTTATGGGATTATCGGTGAAAGTGGTCGCAAGTCACCTCGCGATCCAATTCCTAGACTTCCGCGTGTTGTTTTGGATGATGCGCGATTGAAGCAACTTCGAAAGGCAAAGCCTGGACAATCTGTCTGGTCGGATCCCGGCGCCGGTTCGGAAGACGATGAATTTTTACATAAGTTTCCTGGCCTGTTGGCTCGCCCAAATCCACCGCGAATAGACATGTCGCATGATAGTAGTCGCCTAAAGGGTAAAGATATTTTTTATTATTTATATTTGTATGGCGAGAATGAAGATATTGGTGGCTTCACACGCCAAGAAAAGAAAGATGCAGAGCATGGAATTTTTCACTTTGATATGGGTGTTGCAGGTGGCTTTCTAAAAGATATTAAGTTTAAGAAAAACACCTTTGAGGAACTTCGCACGAAAAGAATAGTTGATGCTAGTGAAGGAAGTGTGGACCACATATATGACCCGTATGATGCAGACTTAACTTTATATGGAAATGCTTATTTTAAACCTGGAATGTATATATATATTAATGAAAAACTCCCCAATAGTTGGGGCAGGGCCAATGCCGCTTCACAATTTGCTGGAAAGCTAGGTCTGGGTGGATATTATTTTGTGCTTGAGGTTGAACACAGAATTGATTCTATGAAATATGAAACGCGATTGAGCGCGAAATATCAAAGCAAGGTCGCGACGTCTAGAAGAGATCAAATTAATCGTTTCTTGGACCCATTCCACAGCAACTGGGACAAGAAAAAGATTGAAGCAGAATGCACTCACTTTTGGGCTAATGAAGGCGCGCAAGCGCGAAAAGGCATATATAATTGGGTGAAATATGGTGATGATGTTGGTCCAGGTTTTGCTCATAATAGTGACATAGTCCCTCCAGGGGGACATAGAATGGATGACCTGTGGGATCCGGGATCAAAAAAAGGATAAGCAAAGATGCCTGATTTTAGTGCAACCAATGAAATGACAGCGTTTGATAGTTTTCACAATAGAATGCATTTTCAAGAGAATGCATATAATCTGGTTGAAGAATATTTATTGATGGATTTGTTGTACGAAAATCCGTTATATGGAAAAGTTGATAACAAATTTAATTCAATATACCCTAAGGCAGATAACTTGAAACTTTTTCATCCTGGTATTAGATCACTATGGGCCTTAGATTTTGTTGTTGATGCTTTCATGGCTTTGCGTAAGCATATGGCGCAAGCATCGATGTTAAAGAAAATTAATATTTCACGGAGTTTCATTGGAGATTTTATTCCCCATAGAGCATATGAAAACTCTAATGTATTCTATAGAAATCACTTGGAATCATATATTGGCACTTTCTCAACCATCCATTTGATGGAAGATCCTGAGTTGCAAAATAAGGTTACAACGTTTGACGACTTCTTCAGAGAATTCAGGAAATATATATACAGCAATGCCATGTTGCATCCTTTAACAAAGTCCAGTTTTATTAAATCTAAGTATTGTACTTCTGGGATCTCCGGTTTGATGATTGACATCTCAGATAATCCTGAGTCTGATGATTGGATAAAAATGAGGAACTATATTAAGGATCCATCATTTAATTTTTATATTAATGCTGCTAGAAAGTTTGGTTTCTACGTTGATAAAAATTGTCCATGGAGATTAATAGCAGACATTAGTTCTGCTAACATGTTTGAGTTTATGAAGCCTTATGGTATAGGAAGCATTACAGAATTATTTAGTGGTTACTATACTCAAGCTTATACCGCAGATATATCTTTAATAAAGCAAGGGCTTTTTGATATGTATAATGAGTTTGTTGACGAGTTTCCATTTGCAACTAAAAATTATTTAATTGGGTGTGCTGATGGTACCATGCGCCCCTCTCAAAGGTTTCAAAATTACTCTGCTACAACTTCACATGTTCCCCGTCAGCCGATTAGTCAGCAGGAATTCGAGAATAAATACCCAGATATATTTTGGATATTATTTTATCTGCATGTTCGTTTATTGGAAGTCAGATTTAAACCAAACCCTAGGTCCCTCCAGATATTGGAAGAAAATATAGTTCGGAGGTATAAATTAGCACTTTCTTCGAGTGGAAATGATTTTTTTCTTGCATATCGAAACATTTTGCGCTATACTGACAATCAAGTGCTGGCGATTTCGGAAAATCGATATCGCCGAGCAAAATTTGGGGCGGAGATGTACCTAGAAGAGTCGAGGCACAGCAAGATCATCGACAATATAAGAGGTCCATCGATAATCACCCCGAGTTATATGCAGGATGTCAATTTATAGCGAGGGAATTGTGTTATTTCAGATTTTAGACAATAAAGCAGAATGCCGCGGCATTTACATGAATGGATCGATCCACCCCAGAATACCTTCTAGAAAAAAATTAACAAAAACATGGAAATATACTCGACACCTAAACGGTCATGAAGTTGAGTGTGCCAGTTTATACTGCAATGGGAAACAACTTGATGAAGTGTGCCCAGAATTTTTAAAACCAGAGTGGAACAAGGCGACGAAGAAATTGAAAGCGTTTCTTCTCTCTTTTGCAACAGCAAAAATTTCCATGGATGATTTTTGCTTTTTTGATATGATCCCAGAAAAATTTCTGCTCGAATATTGTCACCTCAAGAATGAAATTTGTGAACATGTCTTCGAGACATATGAAAAACCCAAAAACTACGACCTTCTTTATGAGCTTTCTAAGGTTGTTGAGGAAATTGGCGCTAGAGAGCTAAATATTGACGAAAAACCTCTTCGTGGCCATCTATCGACTATTGAGGCACGGAACTTCTTCAAGAGGCTCCAGAGCACAAAAAATACCCCCTTATATAACATTTTTGGTACAAAAACAGGAAGACTGTCAACCATGAAGAACTCTTTTCCTATCTTGACCATGAATAAGAAATTTCGAGGGATTTTGAAGCCAAATAATGATTGGTTTTTGGAATTGGATTTCAATGCAGCAGAACTGAGAACAGTTTTGGGCCTCCTGAATGTTAAACAACCAGAAGAAGACATTCACGAATGGAACATGAAAAATATTTTTGGTGGGGAAAACATCTCGCGGGATGAAGCCAAGAAAAAAATCTTTGCATGGCTTTACAATCCTAATGCAACTCACAGAACAGCAGACATGATTTATAAGCGCGATGCAGTTAAAGAAAAATACTTTGATGGTTCAAAGGTTAATACCATCTTTGAGCGATCCATCGACTGTGATGATTATCGAGCGGTGAACTATATCATTCAGAGCACCACATCTGATTTAATGTTGCAGCAAATGGTTAAGATTCACGATTTTTTAAAAGATTCCAGTTCTCAAATTGCTTTTTGCATGCATGATTCGATTGTTATTGATTTTTCTGATTCTGACCGAGATTTGGTTTTGGAGATTGTCGAAATTTTTCGCCGGACGATTTTTGGAGACTTTAAAGTTAATATCAAGGCTGGGAAAAATTTCGCTGCAATGAGGAAATTAAATGTATAGTATCATAGGGCTAGGAAATTGCGGTTGCGAAATTGCAAAAAAGTTTGAATATTTTCCGCAGTACACCGTCAAATATATGGACGCGGAAGAGAGGGTTGGCGCCAACTTCTTCAGAATACCTTTTGAGGACCACCCAGAAAAATATGAAAAAAATTGCCCAGATTTCTCATCTTTTTTGCAAGATGTCGAAGATGACGTTTGTTTGATATTGGGTGGATCCGGCCATGTATCAGCAGTGGTATTGAGGTTATTAGAGACAATCAAAGATCGTAATATAAGCTTATTATATATTAGACCTGATGTTCAATTATTAACGGGTATAAAACGCCTACAAGAGAGAGTAACGTTTAATGTACTTCAAGAATATGCTAGATCCGGACTTTTTAAAAATATTATTCTCGTGCACAATAATTTTGTTAGCGATATAATAGGGGATGTACCTATTAAGAAATATTTTGATTCCATAAATGAAATGATATCATCCTCAGTCAATATGATTAATGTTTTAGAAAATTCAAAAGCAATTGTTGAAACATTTTCGGATGTCTCTGAAATATCTAGAATAGCTACTATAGGGATTGTCAATATTGAAACCGGTGAGGAGAAATTATTTTTTCCTCTGGAGAGCATCCGCGACAAAAAATATTATTATGCCATTTCAGAGAAAGATTTAGAGACCAAAGGGTCTCTTTTTAGAGATATAACAGAGCAGGTCAAGATTACATCCGGAGACATTAAATCTGGTTTTGGAATTTTTTCGACCTCATATGAGCAGAATTACTGCTACACCTTAAATTACTCTTCCATAATTCAAAATTAATACTTGACAGCGAACATATCGTTTGCTATAATACTCATAGATGCTTGGGAAATTGGCCAAGCATACTATAGGGTAATTTCACCCAACCCAACAACTTTAGGAGGTTATTATGGGTATCGACATGAAAAAAATGAGAGCTAAGTACGCAGCCTTGAAGAATCGCGGTAATGGCAATCGCAGTTACTTCTGGCGCCCTTCCGATGGAGAGCAGACAATTCGTCTTGTCCCAACGGCTGATGGAGATCCTTTTAAGGATTATTGGTTCCACTATAATGTGGGAGATAATCCCGGATTTCTCAGCCCCAAAAGAAACTTTGGAGAGGATGATCCCCTTGATAAGTTTGTTAAAGAACTCTGGAAAGACAAGTCTGAGGATAGCATTAAAATGGCTAAATCCTTGTCCGCTCGCCAGCGCTTTTTCTCCCCTGTGATTGTTCGCGGCGAAGAGTCTCAAGGTGTACGTATTTGGGGATATGGGAAGCAGGTCTATGAAACCCTCCTGGGCCTTGTTCTTAATCCTGAGTATGGCGATATTACCGATGCTGATAGTGGCACTGATTTGGTTCTCCAATATGGAAAACCCGCAGGGGCATCATTCCCTCAGACGAAGATCACCCCTCGTCGCCGCCCCTCGCCCATGGTAGAAGATAATGAGCTAGCTAAAGAGTTGCTGGGCTCTGTGCCAGATATCTCTGGGCTCTTTGAGCGTAAAACACCTGAACAGGTACAATCTATGCTTGATGAGTTCCTTCTTGCCGAAGACGGTGCTGAAGAGGTTTCGTCCGAGACCACAAAGTACAACACGGATTCATCAATTGATAAAGCTTTCAACGAATTGTTGACATAATACCTAACCCAAGGGGGGCGAAAGCCCCCCTTTTTTAAGGAGGAGTATGGCAAGAAAAAAACAAGACAAGACAGGTCTATCCATCGATGATATGAGATCTTTAATTAATAAAAAAGCCGGAATTACAGTTGCCCATGACTTGACTGAGGAGAACCCCACGACGGTTAAAGATTGGATCCCGACAGGATCTAGGTGGCTTGATTCGATCATAGCCCGAGGAAAACTGGCGGGGATCCCAGTTGGGAAAGTTACTGAAATTGCCGGTTTAGAATCTACCGGCAAATCTTTTATGGCAGCAATGGTTGCTGCGAATGCCCAGAAGATGGGTATGGATGTTGTTTATTTTGATAGCGAAAGTGCTATCGATCCTAGCTTCCTGCAGAACGCAGGTTGCGATATAGAGAAACTTATTTACGTACAGGCTCAAAGTGTCGAATTCGTTCTTGAAACTATTGAACAGTTGTTGTCTTCTAATAATAACCGCATGTTGTTTGTATGGGATTCACTTGCACTCACCCCAGCTATTGGAGATATTGAGGGAGACTTTAATCCTCAGTCTTCAATGGCTCTTAAAGCTCGTATCCTAGCAAAAGGCATGTCAAAGTTATTGTTGTCAATAGCTGATACACAATCTACATTATTAGTATTAAATCAATTAAAAGCAAATATCACGCGCAATATGTCTGAAGCGCTGACCACTCCATATGTAACTCCGGGCGGCAAAGCATTAAATTATGCTTATTCACTGAGGATTTGGCTCACAGGTCGCAAGGCAAAAGCCAGTTTTATTGAAGATAAACATGGGTTCAGGATTGGTTCGGAAGTCAAAGTAAGACTTCAGAAATGTAGGTTTGGATCTGCTGGTCGACAGTGTGCCTTTAAGATCCTTTGGGGTGGACAAGTTGGTATTCAAGATGAACAGTCATGGCTGGAGGCCATTAAGGGCTCACCTTCCTTACGTTCTGGAGGGTCATGGCTCTATATGAAGATGGACGATGGCTCCGAAGCAAAGTTTCAAAGAGCCAATTGGCTAGATAAACTTCAAGAACCCAAGTTCAGACAGAGAGTCATGGATATTATGGATGAAGAAGTAATTTTAAAATTCGAGAAGAGAGAAGGGAAAGCAGAGGATTTTTATGACGTCGACAAAGAAGAGAGTGCTGATAGTTGATGCTCTGAATATGTTTATTCGGAGTTACATAGTTAACCCCTCTATATCGTCCGGTGGCCAGCCAATCGGCGGTGTTCAGGGGTTTTTAAAGTCTTTGCAGAAGACTATCCGAGAGGTAAAACCAGATGAGATTGTGATCTGCTGGGACGGCACCGGTGGAAGTCAGCGCCGCAAGCAGGCTAACAAAAACTACAAAGAGGGTCGCAAACCCCTGCGGTTAAATAGAAATATTAAAAACTTAACCGAGGATCAGGAGATCCAAAATAGAACATGGCAACAATTTAGAATCATTGAGTATCTAAATACTCTTCCTGTAATCCAGTTGGTATTTGAGGGTTTAGAAGCAGATGATGTCATTGCATATGTTGTTGGCCTCCCCGAGTATAAAGGATCTCAGAAAGTTATAGTGTCTATGGATAAAGATTTTATCCAACTACTGGACAAAGAGACAGTACTTATGCGTCCAATAGTTAATGAAATACTGAACATGAATGCAGTAGTGGAGAAATTTGGGATCCATCCAAATAATTTCGCTCTTGCACGTGCTATAGCTGGTGATAAATCTGATAATATCCAAGGTATTAAAGGCGCAGGTTTGGCAACTATAGCCAAGCGGTTTCCTTTTCTTAAAGAAGAAAAATTTCATGAAACCAAGTCTGTGGTTGAGTTCTGTATGGAGCAGGAAAAGAGACTTAAGATTCATGAAAGGATTATTGAAGAAAAAAAGACCATCTTGGACAATTATAAATTAATGCAGTTGTATTCGCCGGTCATATCCCCGCAGACCAGCAAGCAGATAAAAAACAAGGTTTCTATTCCCTATAGAGACTTTAACAAGACTGCTCTTCTGGGTTTGATGCTGGAGGATGGGGTGGGAAGTTACAACTGGGAAGAGCTTTTTACGTGCTCGAAGAAAATATCTGTGGAAAAATCATTTTCTCATGAATAAAAATTGCATTCACGCGTCTTACTAATGTCGGCCGGCACCCATAGCTCAATTGGATAGAGCAACGGCCTTCTAAGCCGTAGGTTTCAGGTTCGAGTCCTGATGGGTGTGTTTTCAATGGAGGTAAAAATGACAACATTAGAAATTTTAGACTTAGTTGGTAGACTAATAATTTGTTTTATGATTGTATCGGGTATGCTGATCTTTATCACTTGTAATGTAAATTTTGTTGAAAAAAATGAAGAGGAAAGAGATGATGAAGATAATTAGTAATGATGACTTTCCTCTATCTGTGCTCACAGTTATATAGACCGTAATCTTAATGGATCCCCTGTATAGGGAGGTGAATTGATTTTATAATAACCTCATGGAGAGGTTTTTCTTTTTTAAGGCAAAAAATGAATCTGACTTTGACGAAAAAAGAAGATTTTTCGAAATTTGGAAAGTCTTTTCAAGAAAACTTATGCCAATTAATACTGCAAGATCGACCATTTGCCGATCAGATTGGAGAGGTGCTAACTCCTTCTTTTTTCGAATTGAAATACTTGCAGATTTTTTGCGAAAAAATTTATGAATACAAAGAAAAATATAAACTTCATCCAACATATGATATATTTGTTTCAATCTTGCGCACAGAATTGCAAGACCAGAATGAAGTTATTCAACAGCAAACTAGGGATTATTTTGCTAGAATTGTCGCTTCAGGGACAAAGGTTGATGGCTCTGAGTATATCAAGGATACAAGTTTAGATTTTTGCAAAAAACAAAAGCTAAAGGAAGCAATATTAAAATCTATTAATCTGTTAAACAACTCTTCCTTTGAAGAGATCAAGACATTGATTGATGACGCTTTAAAGCTTGGTAACGATAATGATTTCGGATATGAATTCGTTCAGGATTTTGAGACCCGATATATTCCCAGAGTGCGGAATCCCATTACTACGGGCTGGGAAGATATGGATAGACTGACAAGTGGTGGCTTGGGAAAAGGGGAGCTAGGGGTTGTAATTGCTCCCACTGGAGCAGGTAAATCTATGGCCTTGGTGCATTTAGGTACACAAGCGATCATAGAGGGCAAATCCGTTATTCACTATACGCTGGAATTGCAAGATACAGTAGTAGCCAGAAGATACGATAGTTGCCTGACTGGAGTTAAGCTAGGCAATCTAAATGCATGCAAGGAAGAGATATTAGAAAAAGTAAAGAATATAGAAGGTGGTCTTACAGTTAAAGAATATCCTACAAAGACTGCCAGTACCAGAACAATAGTCAATCATCTAGAAAAACTCCGTATGCATGGGCGAGATATTGATATGATTATTGTTGACTATGGTGACTTATTGAGACCAACCGAGCGGAGAAAAGAGAAAAGAAATGAACTAGAGTCCATCTATGAAGAACTGAGAGGGATGGCTCAAGAGTTTGAATGTCCGATATGGACAGCTAGTCAGACCAATAGGAGTGGATTAAATGCTGAGGTTATTACGATGGAGTCGATATCAGAGGCTTTCAGCAAGTGCTTTGTTGCAGATCTAATTTTTTCAATATCCAGAACAGTACAAGATAAAAATACTAATAGTGGGAGAATATTCATTGCTAAAAATAGAAATGGGGCAGATGGGATAGTATTTCCCATATTTATGGATACTTCAAGTGTAGAGATTAAAATTCTACCACAAGGCGAGGGAATAGAACCAATTGAGATACAAAAGACTCTTAAAGAATCCTCAGAAGATCTTCGGAGCAAATATAAAAAATTTAGGCAAAAAGGAAAACGAAAATGAAATCAACACAAATTCTATCTGATATTACACACTTCATGAAGTATGCGAAATATATGCCGGATAAGTACAGGCGCGAGATCTTTTCAGAGACGGTCGACCGCAACAAAGAGATGCATATTCGAAGATTTCCTGAATTGAAAGATCAGATTGAGGAGGCGTACACTTTTGTGCATGATAAAAAGGTACTCCCCTCTATGCGCTCTATGCAGTTTGCCGGAAAACCTATTGAACTAAACAACACAAGAATATTTAATTGCTCTTTTTTACCGATTGATCACTTAGATGCATTTTCTGAAATAATGTTTTTATTGTTGTCCGGTACTGGAGTTGGATTTTCCGTACAAAAGCATGATGTTGATTCTCTCCCAGCAATAGTTTTCCCTAGGAAAAATCCAAAAACAGACAAATACAAGAGAAGAAGATATGTTATTGGAGATTCAATAGAAGGGTGGTCAGACGCAGTTAAAGTTTTAGTTGAGGCTTATTTTTATGGTAAGTCGGACCCAGATTTCATTTATGATGATATACGTCGCAAAGGATCGCGACTGGTTACTTCCGGAGGTAAGGCACCCGGTCCACAGCCCTTGAAAGACTGCATTCACAATATTCGAAAAGTGCTCGATGCCAAGCTGCCTGGACAAAAACTTTCCTCCATTGAAGCTCATGATATTGTTTGTTATATTGCCGATGCTGTGCTAGCAGGTGGAATCCGCCGAGCAGCATTAATTTCTTTATTTTCCTTTGATGACGAACAAATGAGAACTGCTAAGTTTGGCAAATGGTGGGAACTAAATCCTCAAAGAGCAAGGGCAAACAACTCCGCTGTTGCCTTGAGGCATAGAGTGAAAGAGCATGAATTTAAAGACTTCTGGAAAAAGGTAGAAGAGTCCAAATCAGGGGAACCTGGAATTTATTTTAGCAATAATCAATTGTGGGGTGCTAATCCTTGTGTTGAGATAGGCCTCCGCCCCCATCAGTTTTGCAACCTTACAGAGATTAATGTTTCCGATCTAGAGGATCAAGAAGAGCTTGAAGCTCGCTGTAAAGCAGCATCTTTTATTGCAACACTTCAGGCCAGCTATACGGATTTTCATTATTTACGAGAGATCTGGAAAGAAACCACAGAGAAAGACGCTTTGTTGGGCGTCAGTATGACTGGTATCGCATCTGGAAAGATCGACAATATGGATTTAACCGCTGCAGCGAATGTTGTCATTGAAGAAAATAAGAGAGTTGCCGATCTCTTAGGTATTAATCCCGCTGCCAGACTTACTTGTGTCAAACCTGCAGGAACAACCAGTTGTATTCTGGGCACATCCTCAGGAATTCATGCATGGCATAGTAAATTTTATAAACGTCGTCTTCGAGTTGGGAAAGGAGAGGTCATATACGGTTATTTGGCTGAGAACCACCCAGAACTAGTAGAGGATGATTATTTTACTCCCAACGCCTCAGCGGTCATCACGATTCCAATAAAAGCCCCTGACGGCGCCACTACACGCGATGAGAGCGTGTTTAATTTCCTGCAGCGCGTTAAAAAGATTAGTACTGAGTGGGTGGCACCCGGACACATTAGTGGTCAAAATAGTCACAATGTTAGTGCCACAGTTAGTATAAAAGAGAGTGAGTGGGCAGGCGTTGGAGTTTGGATGTGGATGAACAGAAATATTTTTAATGGATTGAGTGTTTTGCCCTATGACGGAGGAACATATGTTCAGGCTCCATTCGAGGAGTGTACAGAGGAGGAGTATGAAAAATTATTTTCATTGCTTAAAAGTATTGACTTAACAAATATTATAGAGTATAATGATGAAACAAAATTACAGGGTGAGCTAGCTTGCTCTGGTGGTGTCTGTGAAGTAAAAGAACTTTAACCATGGAGGAAACATGTCTACCAACTCTACCACAAAAGAACAGCGTGTCGTTGATTATATCAGATCCCTTTCTGCTATTGAGGAGAAAATGGAGCCATTCAAAGAGCACCGTAGGGATCTCAAGAAGAATTATATTGAGAATGGATGGTTAACACGCGATGAGCTACGCATTGCGGTAAAAGCATATCGCTTGGTCAAAGGTGATATCGACATCAATGCGCTCAATGAAGTCTACAATAAAATCTCTAATAAAGTGGGAGGCTGATATGGGAATTGCGTATGAAGAGTGTCAATCATTGCCATCCTTTAAACCAACAAATCGGCATATTCATATTATTTTAGAATGGCAAGAGGAGGAGGATAATAGCTTGGTTCTTTTGCCCGAGGACTATAAAAAAGAAGGTCCACCGGTGGTTGTGGCAAGAGTTATTGATGTTGCCGAGGATTGTATAATTAATTTGAATAAAGGTGCCCGAATACTCGTCGAACACCATATGGTACGAGACATCACTGTTAATGACCATCGAATTCAACTAATTCAGGAGAATTATGTATTAGGTTTTTATGAAAATGTGAGCCACAGAGGATAATATGGAAATATATGATGATGGTATAGGGAAAGTAGAATTGGTCGATCATGTTGGGACTGACCTGTCTGTTGTTAATAGTGCACGCGTTAGTTTTGGTGTACATAAAGAAAGTTTAGATGAAAAAGATAAAAAACTTATTAAGTATCTAATTAAACATCGGCACACTTCCACATTGGAGCATTGTGTCATGACATTTCGCTTCAAGGTCCCTCTGTTCGTCAGATCACAGCACCACAGACACAGGACTTGGAGCTATAATGAGATTAGTAGAAGATATACAGACGTTAATATTGAATTTTATGAGCCTAAAGCATTTCGCACGCAACATAAAAGTAACCGTCAAGCATCCAATCCGGATGATTTATCTAACCCCTTAATTCACTTTTCTCATGGCTCACTAGGAGTTTCTGGAGATGCTTCTTTGATGATGAAGCAGCATCATGGCCGCTCCATGGCCCTCTATGAGGCGTTAATTAAAAGCGGGGTGTGTCGGGAGCAGGCAAGGGGCGTATTACCACAAAACATGTACACGGAATACTATGGCACAGTTAATTTAAATAATTTAATGAAATTTATAGATTTACGTTCCCACGAAGGAGCGCAATGGGAAATACAGAGAGTCGCAGAAGCATGCCTAGAAATAGCATCAGAGTTATATCCAGTAACTATTGCGGCGTACAAGGAGGAAAATAATGTTAACGAATAAATTAGAGACGGTGGAGGATAAGATCCGAGGAACTATTCTCCTTGGAGTGACATTCTTTATTGCTTTTACTGTCACCACATGGTTTCAAATAGCATTCGCAGAAGATAAAAAGCTGGAAACGATTCAGCCGAATCAAATTGAAGAAACCATTCCGGAAGAAGAAGTAGAGGGCGACTACGTCCCTAAAGAAGGCGAGATACCAGCAATTTGTTTTGAGGAGAAACATGAATATTTTTGCTATCGAACGTAACGAGTGTGGAGAGATTGACTGGGAAGCTTCTGCAGTTTCTCAAGACAACTATAGAGTAGTTAAGATGATTCTAGAGTCGTGTCAGATGCTCTCCACTGCTCTTAATGAGCTATCTGGTCGGCAGATAGCTCGCTATAGATCAACTCACAAGAACCATCCTTCCACTAAGTGGGTTTGTGAATCTTCGGCTAATTATATGCTTTTGGTGCGCCATACGCGCGCTTTACTGAGAGAGTATACTGAGAGATTCGGAAAGACTCATAAGTGTGAGGGGGTTCTTCGTGAGTTGATTGTTGATTTTAATCCGGGTTTGTTCCCCTACCATGAACCAACAACATTACCGTTGTGCATGCCCGAAAAATTTAAATCAGACGATATCGTTGAATCTTATAGAAAATTTTATGCATCAAAGCCAAAGATTAGATATCCTTTGAATAAAGTACCCAGTTGGTTCGTCCAATATAGGGGCGACAAAGAATACCAATTGATTTGAGGAAAAGATATGATTACACCTTTTATGTTTTGCTTGGCAATAACAGCACTGAACATGCCAAATCATGAATTAGCATGCGAGCAGTCAGCCGTGATTCTAGAGGAAGCGGACAAAAATAATGTTAAACCGGAAATACTATTTTCTTTAATTTTTTATGAAAGCCGTTGGAGCCCAAAGGTCAGATCGAAAGCTGGCGCATGCGGCCTAACACAGGTTCTCCCTCGATACACCAAAGGTACTTTGGGGAAACACTACTCATGCAAGGCCCTTCATGATCCGGAGACTTCAATTCAGGTTGGGGCAAAAATTCTCGGCCTTCTGCACGAGAATTCCTCCGGAAATATTAAATCTACATTGTGCAAATATAATAGAGGCCCTTATTCAAGTTCATGCAAATCTTGGCGCGCAAAACAGCGTGGAATCGGATATGCTAGAAAAATTTTAAAATTTTCGAAAGCAATAAAAAAGAAAGCAGAGGAATATCACGAGTGCATGACTATGGAAGAGGAGTGTTGTGTCGATCCGCATTCAAACCCAAAACTATTCAAACACTAAGATGAGAAATCACATCTATAATCACGACAAAGTGGTTATAGGATCAACATTTGAAGCAATACTTTACAGCTTATTAAATGATTGTTTATTGATAACCAACATAAGTCTAGAAGAATCAATAAGTTATTTTGACTTCTTAACACCGTCAGAGTGCCAGTGCTTGGGGGTTGAGGAGTCGCTATCTCTAGCAGATAAAGATTTCGGATATTTTAAATTACCGATTGCTAGAAAACTATTATTTAACCTTTCTTTGAGGGGGTTGTTATATCCTTGCGATAAAGTGTTTTCCTTGCGAGTTGAAGACAGTATCTTAAGTATACAAACAAAAGACTCTAGACTATCTAAGATACACTTTGAAGAACTTTATATTTTTGATGAAGAGAATATAGTTGGTATTCCTGCCCCCAAGCAGGAAAAACCCAAATTATATAAAGTTTTGGATTGGATGGATGTGCGCTCCGGTCTTTCTCATGAACACGAATACTACTCTTCTGAGGATGAATTTGTTAAAGAAATTTTCTTCTACCCTTCTGATCGAATTGACGGTCTTAATTTGATGAGGAAAGATGTCTGTGCCATTTCTTATTTAAAGAAAAAGCAGCTAGATAAATTCGAATATTCAGATACATACGCTAGATTTAAAATTCAGAAAATTATGAAATCGCTGGGTATTCGTGGTGCTCGAAATGGTCGCTCAACAGAAAACCCAAAAGTATATAAATACATGGCTTTGAAAATGGAGGCTGCCGAGAGGCAATTATATAAATGTGAACGCGATATATATGAAGATTTTGATAATGTCAAGTTTATAAATATAACCATTAAAGAGATTATTAATGAAAAAGAAAAAGACTCCACCGAAAAGCCCTTACTTAGCCGGGATAGTCCCGGTGGCAGGCCAAAAATTAGATTTTGAATTCCCATGGCATGATAGCTTACAGCCTATAGCAGCGGATTATTTAGCAGTCGAACGCGCTGTTGTTGAATGTGCGTGTGCGTCCTGCAAGACAATTTGGATCGTATGTCATGATGACATGCAACCATTGTTGCGTCATAGATTAGGAGATTATCTGGGCGACCCAACTGCGATGCATCGCTCAAAGTTTGCTGGATATCCGGAATTTCACAAAGAATACATTCCAATTTTTTATGTCCCCATTCACCCTCTCGATCGAAAGAGGAGGGACTGTTTGGGATGGAGTGTTTTACATGGTGCCCTCACCGCCGATGATGCTAGTAGAGCCATAAGTAAGTGGATCCGTCCAGATAAATTTTATGTGGCGTTTCCCTATGGAATTTATGATCCGGGAATACCCTTCCACCACAGAAAACACCTTCTCCGCGGCGGCCGATTTTTTATAACACACGAGGGGAAAACAGTTACAGATGGTGAATATTTGGGCTTTACTTTGACACTAGAAGATGTTAAAATAATAAGTCGACGAGTCAAGAAGGAAGGTACTGGTAGGTGGTGCCCCGATCAGCCAATGGAGGAGAGAAGATATGGACTGTACGCAACGATCCCTCTACCTCCGCACGAAAGAAATTCAGCTAGAAACTTTCCTTTAGATTATGTATTTCGCTTTTATGATATCAAGGAGGAAGAAAAGGTGGAAACAGACTGGTATTATAATATAGGATCATGGGACGGCCTATGCAAATATCTAGGGTCCGAGGAAAGAAAGTTAATTAAACGACCAACCAAAAACCTTTTGTCTTATCACGAACTAAATCCCATAGGAGGAGATTTTGAGCAGGAATAGAAGTAACATACCATTTGTTGGATTACACGCGCATGATGGATACTCAGTTGGCGACGGCTTGGGCTATCCTGACGAACATTTTGACTTTGCTTACTCTAATGGTTTGGATGCGCATGCGATCACGAATCACGGAAATATGAACTCTCTTCCACACATGCTTATGCATCTAGAGAAAATGAAGTCTTCTGGAAAAAACTTCAAAGCCATTTATGGCATGGAAGCTTATTTCACCCCCTCATTGAGTGAGTGGCGCGAAGAATATGAGAAGAATCAGGCAACTAAAAAGCGTAAGAAAAAAGAAGAAATCTCCGCAACTGTTGTTGAAGATGAGGAACAAACACGAAAGGTTAAAAATATATTGAATCGTCGACGACACTTAGTGCTGTTGGCTCAAAATCAGACTGGCTTAAACAATCTTTTTAAAATTGTTTCACTTTCCTATCAGCGGGAAAATTTTTATCGATACCCCAGAATTGATTATGATATCCTCAAGGAATACAATGAAGGTATAATTGCGTCCTCAGCATGTCTCGGGGGCGTTTATGCTGGTTGTTATTGGGAGAATCGCGAGGAAGGACCTGAGGCTGTTCTAGAGGCCATGGCGACAGCAACTAACAAGATGTTGGACATTTTTGGTGACAGGTGGTACGCAGAGGTCCAGTGGAATGCTATCCCTGAACAGCATGAACTCAATCACTTTGTTATTGAGACAGCAAAGCGATTTAACTTGGAGTTGATCACCACAGTAGACTCGCATTATCCAAACCCTGATGCTTGGAAAGACCGAGAACTATACAAGCGCTTGGCATGGCTCGGAAAGAAACGCCCCGCGTGGCTTTCTAATGAACTCCCAGAGAGTGTGGAAGAAATTGGATATGAATTATATCCCAAGAATGGTGATCAAGTTTGGGAATCTTATAAAACCTATTGCCAGAAGCTCGATCAGGAGTATGATGATCAATTGATTCTTGATAGTATTAAAAGAACCCATCAGATTGCTCATGAGCGCATCGAAGATTTTATTCCGGACAGAACTGTTCGTTTGCCCTCTTTCGTGTTAACCGAGGGGATGGATGAAGATGAAGCTCTTGCTCGTGCCGCTATTGAGGGCTTGAAAGAGAAGAACCTTCACACAAATAAAGAGTATATTGATCGTTTACGCAGGGAGCTTCATGTTATTGGCGATCGTGGGTTTTCAAAGTACTTCTTGACAATGAAGGCAATCTCCGATAAAGCACAGGAATTATCTCTTGTCGGACCAGCACGAGGTTCTGCGGCGGGAGCTTTGACGTCGTATGTACTGGGCATCACTCAGGTTGATCCACTAAAATATGATCTCCTGTTTGAGAGGTTCTTGACAAAAGATGGCGACGGATATCCTGATATTGATTACGATGTTGCAAACCCGATGCGTCTTAAGGAGACTCTAATAGAGGAGTGGGGCAGAAATGTTGTTGTACCGATTTCAAATTATAATACACTCAAACTTCGTTCGCTCATTAAGGATATATCAAAGTTTTATAATATTCCTTTTAAAGAAGTTAATACGGTTACCAGTAAGATGATGGATGAAGCTACTCCCGCTGCCAAAGCGGCTCATGGTATCTCTGCGGGGGTATATGTGCCGACGTTTGACGAGGTGATGCAGTATAGTTCCAGCCTACAATCTTTTCTTGTGAAATATCCTCACATTAAACAGCACGTTGAAGCTCTTCATGGGCAAATTCGAAGTGTTAGTCGTCACGCTGGGGGTGTTGTTGTTGGCGAGGATTTAGATAAACACATGCCCTTGATTAACTCAGGTGGCGTATCTCAAACTCCATGGTCTGAAGGTCAGAATGTTCGTCATCTGGAGCCCATGGGCTTTATTAAATTTGATCTACTGGGTCTCTCAACAATTGAAATGATTCAGCAGTGTATTGAAAATATCCTTAAACGCGTTCACGGGATTGAAAATCCTTCAATGACACAAATCAGGAAGTTTTATGACGAGAATCTCCATCCAGACAAAATTGATTTAAAAAATAAAGCAGTGTGGAAAAATATATTTCATGATGGTAAGTTTGCTGGGATCTTCCAGTTCACTCAGAAGGGTGCGCAAACTTTTTGTGTCAAAGCAAAGCCAGAGAATATTATTGACTTATCTGCCATTACTTCAATTTATCGTCCCGGACCACTGAGCGCAAAAGTTGATCGTAAATATGTTGAAGCAAAGATGTTTCCTGAGGAAGTTGAGTATGCTCACCCTCTGATTGAGGAATACACTGCGGACACTTATGGGTTTCTTATCTTTCAAGAGCAGATTGCGATCCTTGCCCACAAGCTGGGTAAAGACTTGTCGCTGGAGGAGGGTAACAAACTTCGTAAGCTCTTAACCAAGAAGGGTACGGGTAAAGTTGCCGAGCAAAAGCAAAAGATCTACAAGAAGTTTATTGTTGGCTGCGTGGAAAAGGGTTTCTCCAAACAAGAAGCAGAAAATCTTTGGCAGACATTTGAATACTTCAGTGGCTACGGATTCAATAAATCTCATGCTGTTTCTTATTGTCTGCTGTCTTTTCAGTGCGCGTGGTTATTGAACTATCACCCCGCCGAATGGTTAGCGGCATTTTTGGATCGTGAACCAGAAGCTCGTAAGGAGCAGGCCATTGGTATTGCTAAGAGCTTGGGGTATGAAATAGAATCAATTAATATTAATACCTCTGGTACTTCCTGGGGTGTCTCGGAGGATGGCCAGACACTGATTCAGCCACTAACATCTATCAAGGGTTTGGGTGATAAAGCTGTGGAGCAAATTATTGCGAATCGACCCTTCAAGGACATCGAAGAGTTTTTATTTAATGAAGCGATCGTTTATTCTAAATTAAATAAAAAAGCGATCGATGTTTTGGCGCGAAGTCAGGCACTGAATTGTTTAATAGACGAGAGGTTTTCTGGCCTGAAACATTTCTGGTCAGCGGTTGCTGTTGATCGGCCAAAGAGCAAGAAGAAGCTTCTGGAAAATATAGCGACATATGAACCAGAGGGTGATTTTTCCGAAGCAGATAAATTAAACTTCCTTGTGTCTTTAACTGGGTTGTTCCCTTACCACAAGGTAATGGTCCCCATGGTTATGAAGAAGATTGAAGATAGTATGATTCCTCCGATATCAGAGTACGATCCTGATCTTAAGGAGGCATGGTTCATCCCTAGAACTATAACCCGAAAGAAAACTAAAACAGGAAAAGATTATTGGATCCTCGATGTCACTGATTCTAGTAGTCAGATGGTTAAGATACGATGCTGGGCGGTGAAGAAGGACCGCGATGTAGTACATCTTAATCGCCCATATCAAGGAACACTGGACTATAATGATGCGTGGGGGTTCTCAACGCGATCAGTTTATCATAATTTTAAAATGTTAGCATAATTATAAGGAGGCTTTATGTTATTGGAGTACTATAAAATGAGAGGCGTATGCCCAACTCGTGCAAATCCTTCCGATGCGGGGTTGGATTTGTATTTTAATCCAGAAGACGGCAATGCTGTACTGCTTCAACCCGGCTATGGAGCGGTATTACAAACAGGATTAAAATTTGGAATTCCGCATGGTTATATGCTGGAGATTAAAAATAGATCTGGCGTTGCTGCCAAGAAGAGTTTAATTGTTGGTGCTTGCGTTGTCGACTCAGGGTATGAGGGGGAGGTCTTTGTTAACCTTCATAATATTGGTGTTCTCCGGCGAAAGATAGAACCGGGAATGAAGATAGCTCAAGCAGTTTTGGTTCCAATTGTACATTTTAGGGCGGTAGAAACAAAGGAAGAAGGCAATCTTTACAACGAGTACCCCATTACAATAAGTGATCGGGGGGAAGGAGCATTGGGATCGACAGATGAAAAGCAAAGTTAAAAAATTATTTCTTTCAAACTTTAATCTCTCTGTTAAAGAGAGCGACAAGCCATGGTTGGTGAAGTTTACTTCTGATACATGCGCACTATGCATAGGACTAGAGCCAGTTTTTGATCAACTAGCGTTAGCTTTTCAAGATAGAATTAATTTTGGCAATGTTAACGTTAGAGTGGAAAAAAGATTATCAAAAGCCTTTATTAAAGATGGGGTGCCAACAATATTTTATTTTCATAGAAACAGCATTAGAGAGTTGGAGTGGCCATCAGATCCAAACCCAGACTCTGGATATAGTTTTGAAGACCTATCTGAATATCTTTTAAGGAAAATAAAAGAAAATGAATGACACACTTTATGGCCTAACCAAGAAAAACATTGTTTTCAAGGAGACGGACAAGAGACATGCAGAACTAAAAATAAGATTGAATTATGATAATATGAAAATAACCGAGTTCTTTCAGATGATTATTTCGGCTTACCTGAAAAACGATGAAAGAATCACTCATATAATTGATGAACATAAAGAAGAAAGAGGCCAATCCGAAAAGGGTCAGAGAAAATCTAATAGGAATCTAATTAAAAAAGCTAAGTTGACCAAGACAAAGTTTGGCCTAAACGAAGGAGAGGTCGAAAGTATATTCGACATACTGGAAAAAGAACATCCTGATTTATAGCTTTTTCAGGTTTGTAATACTATTTATTATACATTGAGATTCCTAATTTATTTTCTTTTAAGGAGAGATTCAAATGAGCAAAGATAAATTACTTAACGAAAGCACAATCCGCCGCTTTCAGAAATTGGCCAAAATTGGCGCTATAAATGAAACTGGCAAGGTCTATGTCAGAGATGAAGAAGAGCTTCCTGCCGAAGCCGGTGAAGAATTAGAACTTGGCGCTGAAGGAGTAGCTCTTGAAGAACCCCTTGCCGACGAAGAGGCCGTTCTCGATGATCTGGCTGCAGGTGAAGAGCTTGGCGCTGAGGAAGCTGAGGAACCTGCCGCAGATGCAGAAATTGATATCTCCCCTGAGGAACTTGAGGGCGCTTTACCTTTCTTGAAGAAGGTTGTGACAGCAGCAGAGGAGGCCGCCGACGAAGGTGCAGCCGACGATGAATTGGCCCCGGAACTAGAGGAGCCTGCCGGAGAGGAGCTTGAACTCGAACCCGCTGCCGAAGAATTTGATCTTCCCTCTGAAGGAGAAGCAGAAGAAGAGTTGGCCTTGGAAGAAGTTATGAAGGAATTTGAAAAAGCTGATATTCAAGTGGTGCCGTCTAATAAAGACAAGTTGGTTGAAAAGATAGCCCGCAGGGTTGAAGCTTATATGCAAAAGCAGCGAAAAGAAAAAGAGATTTTGGAAGAAGTTACCAAGCGCGTTGCTAAGAGACTTTTAAAATACACAAAAAAGAAATAATGTCGAAAAAGACCATAATGGTTATTTCAGGCCCCAGTTTTTAACTAGGGGCCTTTTTTTTGCAACCAAGGGAGAAATATGGGTGAATATTATGTGGCGGGTGTCTATGAGTGCATATGGTTTGTTTTGGGCGCCTTGTTGTTTAGCGGCTTATCAAAAGCCATGCGGGTTGTTAAAGCAGCAAAATTAGCACAAATAACAATTATCCAGTCTTTGTTTTTGATGTCTAATGTTGTTGATGATATGAATTTTATATGTGAGATTAAATATAAAACCATGGAAGACATAGATCTAGGTCACGATACGATAGAAATATCCAAAGAACTAGATAAGAAATTGATCGAAGACTGGAAACAACAGTCAGTTGAAAAAATAAAGATAATATTCCCCATAATTTTTAAAACAAAAATAATTGATTTTGAAGATTGGGAAGGGGCCATGGAATTGATAAAAAAATCTTCACAGAAGTAGTTATACTAAGGAGGGTTTTATTATGTCAAAAGAAATAGTTGAAGAATTAGAACAGTTAGTCTCCGTTGAACTGGAAGAGCCACGCTTGGTGGGTCTCTACGGTGAAGTTAGTGAAGAGAGGGCATCAGAGGTTACATATTCCCTGATGCTGCTAAATAACAGCAAGAATAAAGAAAAAAAGAAGGCCCCAATTAAATTTATTATTTCTACGGGCGGAGGCGATGCATACGATATGTTTTCGATTTATGATACCATGCGTATTGTGCGAAAAGAAAACGAGATCCACTGTTTGGCTCTAGGGAAAGTTATGTCTGCTGGCGTATTGTTGCTTGCCGCTGGCACCAAAGGGAAGCGTAAGATTGGCAAATATTGCCGCGTTATGATTCACAATGCCCGAGGATCAGGATTGCAGGGTTCTGTTTCAGAAATGCAGAATGATTTAGAAGAAGTAGCATGGACACAGGAAAAATACTTTGAATGTCTTGCACGGGAAACAAATCTTTCCGTTAAGAAGATCAACAAGATAATTAGTAAGAAAACAAATGTATACCTTTCTGCGGAAGAAGCAGTTGCATATGGTATTGCAGATAAAATAGTTTAGAGAGGTAGAAGCATGATTAATGATTTGGATCTTTTAATCGAAAGAAGGGTGAACAAGACCAAGAAGCAAGACCTTCCTTTAGAAAATTTACAAGAGATGATAGTGGAAGCATTGGACGCCAAGATGGAATCTCTGCTGGTGGAAAATAAAAGTCTTTCACTAACTTGGGACGGTATACCTACGATTGGGATATCAGAGATAGGGTGGTCGAAGATGTCTGGGGAGGAAGGCAAGAAGATTCCAAGTGAACAGCGCACTGAATTAATTAACTATCTTAGGACGATTAAGGGCGCATCGCTTAAGGAAAAGTTAGGAAACATACAAAATTTTTATAAGGGAGCACTTCCAGAACTTGAAGGTGCTTCCTCACCAGAAAAAATTAAATTAATTCTTTCTTATTTGGTATTTTTTAAAACTCTAACAACTATCATTAGAGATTTTAATCCAGCTTCAGCAGGTTTTACTTTTGAATCTTTTCTTGCCACATTGTTGGGTAAGCAACAGATCCCTGCTCAGGGATCAAAGACAATTGCTGATATTACTGATGACATCACTGTCAAATTAATAAGTGCCAAGGGTCGGACTGAGGGTAGTTATACTAATTTGACTAAAACCTTAGTAGGTAGAGAGGGAGTAGAGATAGAAAAGCTAAAGTTTTTTATAGCCATGAAGGAGGGCGATGACGAGGTTGAAAAAATTAAAGTATATCAACTTAACATTACTTTAGATAACGTGTTGGATATTCTCTCTAAATCCGAGAACACACAACATATAAGATTAAGACGTCCGGAACCTATCGAGCAACCTGAAGAACCTATCGAGCAACCTGAAGAGCTTGAAGCCTCCGCGAAGGTTACAATGGAGGCACAGAAACGCAAATTTGCCGGCAGGGATTATTTTCCATGGAAAAAATCTATTAAAATATATTCCAGTCTTGATCAGGAACAAAAAAAAGCAGCACTAGAAACCAGTTATGGCAGGCTCGCGAAGATGAAGTTTAGTATAAAAAAAGACTTTGTTGAAGCACAGGGTGATCTTATTGGAGAACTGGAGGTTGGACAGAAAGGACTTGATGACTTATTAAAAAGAGTCTCCATGGAATTAGATGAAGCAGTTTATAAGGTCATTCAGAACACCAAGGATATGACAAAATCTTTAAATTTATTTTTTACTAGTGGGCTGGAAATACAACATGCTGAAGGTGCCATTGCGTCGGCAAAGGAAATAATCGAAGGGACAGAAGATCTCACCCCCAAGAAAACCAGCCCAGCCGCTGGCGAAAAGTATCTCGAATAATACAATTTAAACCTTGACACCTACAAAACCATGTTGTATAATATACACAACATGGTTTTTTATTTGGAGGAAAAATGCCAAAACAATATGAATCAAAGCTAACATTGCAAAATAAAATTCTGAACGGGGCTAATATCTTAGCAGATAACGTTGCCAGTACGCTTGGTCCCCGAGGAAGAAATGTTATAATTCAGCGGAAAGACGCTAGGCCCATTATTACAAAAGATGGCGTAACAGTTGCAAAATTTATTGATCTTGAGGACCCCTTTGAAAATCTAGGAGCACAAGCAATCAAACAGGCTGCAGCAAAAACAAACTCAGATGCAGGCGATGGAACTACCACTGCGACTGTTTTGGCCCGAGCCCTCCTCCGGAGATCCCAGAAATATTTAATCTCGGGGGCATCACCTATTGAGCTTAAGAGAGGGATGGACAAAACAATTGAAAGAATTGTCTCTGGTTTACGGGAAATATCGAAACCAATTAAAAAGAAAGAAGATGTTGAACATATTGCCACCATTTCAGCAAACGGTGATGAAACTATTGGCAAACTTATTGCCACTGCGGTTGATTTGGTTGGCAATGATGGGTCGATAACAATTGAAGATGCAAGATCTTATGAGACATCCTTAGACATTGTCGAAGGATTCAGAATTGATTCCGGATATTCATCTCCGCAATTTATCACGGATGAATCACGAGGAGTCACCAAATATGATAATCCATTTGTGTTGGTTACTGATTTTAAAATTGAATTGGTTGAGGACATGCTCCCTGTTCTAGAAGTTGTCGCTCGTGAGGGCCGGCCTCTGGTGATTGTCGCAGAAGAAGTTTCTGGACAAGCTTTGGCGGCATTAATTATGAACTCCATTCGTGGAACAATGAAGGTCGCGGCAGTTAAGGCTCCTTGCTATGGACAAGAAAGAAGAGATATTCTAAAAGATCTGGCTATATCAATTGGAGCAGAGTTTATTACTCGGGAAACAGGCCATAAATTAAAAGAAACTAAATTAGAACACTTGGGTGTTGCGAAATCTATTGAAATCACCAAGAATATGACCACCATCATGGATGGGAATGGAGATGAAGATGAAATTGAAAAGCGAATTGAAGCACTCAAGGCAGAGCTTAATCAAACTGATAATATTCATGAATGCGAGAGGATACAGGGGCGCATCACTCGTCTTGCTTCTGGCATTGCAGTTATTAGAGTTGGGGCAGCAACTGAACTTGAAATGGTAGAAAAAAAACATCGGATTATTGACGCACTGGAAGCAGTTAAGGCAGCCCAACAAGAGGGCGTTGTTCCGGGCGGAGGCACAGCGCTTATTCGAGCTTCTGAGGGTTTAGAAGTAGAGACAGACAACGAGGAGCAGGAGCTAGGAAAGAAAATTGTTTTGTTGGCACTTTCAGAGCCAGTTCGCCAGATGGCTCAAAATGCCGGAGAGTCGCCAGACATTATCATCCAGAGAATAAAGTACGAATGTGAAGGAAATAATGGTTATGATTTTGCTAATCGACGCATCGTCGATCTAGTGGATGCTGGGATTATCGATCCAACAAAAGTTACTAGGTGCGCACTGCAAAACGCCGTGTCAGTGACTTCAACACTTATTACAACTAACCATGCAATAGTGGAGGCTTAAATGTTAGTAGATATTTCATACACAATCCCAATTGAGGAATTGCCAACGAGAGCAAAGGAGTTGATCTCGAAAGATATTGATGCAAAATTAGTTGCGGAAATTAGTCCACAATTAACTGAGATCTGTAATTTATTGGATGAAGCGCCAACGAATTCAGAGAAGGTGCTGCAGAAATTAAATAAAGTTTACGGTGATCTGGCCTTTGTTAACTTGAGGTTAAGAAACATTATTTCAATGGTGACCGGTCATCAAGAAGTTTTATTGCAAAAGAGAGGTGACTCCATTCACAGTCACCAGCCCCCCGAGCCTCAAGTTAAAGAAGAGGGATCTAATGAAGAGGGGTGATTTAGTACATCTTCCATCTCAAATTCTTCTCTATGATTCTCACAGTTTGCACAGTGACTATAAGAAGCTGCAAAAACCGGCCATTGGAATTGTACTGGAAGAGGTAAATAATTATGTTAAACTGTCTTTTGACAACAACGTTTGGTACGTTGCTAGAAGAGATGCATTTCTTATAGAAAAAGGAGTTAAGGATGATAGTTAAAATGGTTGAAATATATCAAGATTCCGGGGTCTCTAATTACACAGAAAATACTTCGCCTAGAAAAAATTATTCTCTTCGCGAAGTTTATGTTAATACTAGTCAAATAGTTTCTTTTCGCGAAGATCCATTGACCGCAACAAAAATGAAGAATGGATTGCTACAGTTAGAATTAAACCCTATGCAGGAATTTACAAAGCTGTTGCTTGCTGACGGCAATATGTCTAGAAGTATGATAGTTGTTGGAAGTCCATCAGTTGTTGCAGATAAACTTAATAAAGGAAAACAACTCCTCAGGGGATAGTATGAATGGCGCAATAACAATTCCATACGTAAAGTGTTTAAACACCATGAGAGAGATGGAACAGGAGAAAAAATATGTTTTTCACTTGTTGAGACTCTTTCTATCTAATCGACATTTTAATGGAATTGTTGTTGCATCGCTATGTTCCCATTTTACAATAACTAAAATCACTGGTGAGTTTATACAAAAAATTTGCTATGATCAATCACAAGTAGAAGAAATAGTACTTAGTAAACCTGAGGCTTTGATATTACGCTCTTTGTTGGAGAGATTTGAACATTCTAAGAATGATTTATTAAATTGTAATGTATCACTTGAAGTACATTAGAGATAATCAAAATTATAAACTACTTAATGATGTAAGTATTTAATGGAGTGCACACCATGACAGATAAATGGATCCAAGAATTTAAGGACTTCAACCTCTCTATCCAAGAAGAGGTTGCACATGAAATCTGGAGAGGCTACGCAAAATTTAAAGTAGCGCGTGGCGCAAACATCACTGATATTTTAGATAAATTTCGGGGAATAGAAGGCATTACTGTCTGCTCCTCAGTAGAAGTTGTTGCAACTGAAGAGGAGGAAATTCATATGGTTAAGTTTAAGTTTATTAAAATTGGTCACTGGCGGCAGTATTTTAAATACTTAAGGCATGTTGCTCTGTTCCATCCTAGTAGAGAAAGAAGAATCGAGGGCCTGAAGTCAATTCAATTTGTAAAGAAGCCGGAACAAATATTATGATACGAATCAAACTTCCAAAGAAGAAAATTAAAAAGAAATTACAAACTGGGGGTGCAGGAGTTATTGCGATTGATATGAGCGGAAAGATCTTGCTTGGAAAAAGATCGAAAGAGATTGCGGATCCTGGCCAATGGGGGCTTCCGGGAGGAACAGTTGAACCCGGAGAAAGATTTATTGACGCTGCTACGAGAGAGTTCAAAGAAGAGGCGGGCTACAAGGGTGAATACAGAATTGTTGATAGTATTTCACTAGTTAAAGATGACCGGCTTTATAAATTATTTATATTAGTATTGCCACAATTGCATCCGGGTGTACAAAGAAACGAGGAGACGGAAGTATTTAGCTGGGAAGAGATAGAAAGAATCCCAGAAAGGGAACCCAAGCACTGGATCTTGAAGAAACTTTTGGCTTTAAATTTACTTGATCCGATAAGTATAGAAAGATACATAAGCTTAGTTGGACAACAAGAGAAATATCGTATTTAATGCGAGGATATTAATGTGGACCCCTTTGATGTAACAGATGAATTTTTAGAAAGTACGACCCCTCGTGGCAAAAAAAGATTAATATCGAAAATTAATTCAATTATTATACATACCACTGGTTACGGCGCAGGATTAAAAAGAATAAAGAATAACAACAATACCGTTGATAAGATCGGCGAAGCATATGCTAAAAGAATGGCGAACGTATTAAAATATAAAGGCCATTTTTTGATTGATCATACGGGAAAGATTTGGCAATTCTTGCCAGTAACTGAAGTAGCATGGCACACTGGGAGTGGTAAAAGAAAGCTCTTGCAGTCCGAAAAGCTTTACGAGTGGTGGACCGAAAGATGGCCAGATCTAAAAAACCCAATAAGCCTACCGGTTTGGAAGGGTAGCCCGAATGTCAATTCAGTTGGCATTGATTTGCTGGCTCATGGAAACGGAGCTATTACTAGTGCTTATACTCAAGCACAATATAAAAGCCTAGCTAAGTTAATAAAATCTTTGTGTGATAACCTAGAAATCCCTTTAGAGAGAAAGTATATATTAGGTCACGAAGATGTGGATCCAATTTCACGTGGAAGTAAGAAAGGTGGCTGGGATCCTGGTCATTTCGACTGGGGATATTTGTTTTCCCTAGTGGAAGAGAAGAAAAATAATACTACTAAGAATACTGAAGAAGTCGCAGACGCAGCGGCGAAAAGTGTTGTTAATCAGCTTTGGCTCTTTCTCAAGGGTTTTATGCGGGGGGTTTAAGATGGGCGAATTTCAAGATAAAATGAAGAAAAAACATAAAAAAATGAAATTTAAACTCATAGGGAAAGGCGGGAACAAACACAAAGCCGCTCCCTTTAAAGAAAACCCTAATTACGAGAGATCCGAATCGGCACCCGCGGGCTTCGGAGCCTTAGAAGAAAAAAAAGAAGATTAATTTACTACCCCCTAATTATTCTAGGGGAACGTTAAATGAACTCATTAATTAAAATTGGATTATATATTTTTTTTAATTTTTTCCTTTGGCTCGCTAAAGTATGGTATAAAATTACAATATATTTTACGCAAACCAAAAATTTTCCTGTCAAAGTTTACTCTGCACCCGAAGAAATAGCATCCGCTTTAGAATATGGCACTATGTGGCGATCCGATCCGCTTGGCGGCGCGTTCGACGTTGTTTATCACCCAACCAGAGTTCAGAAAAATATTGCTGAAAATGAAGAAATTGGCGACTGTGACGACCACGCTATATATTGGTGCGCAGCGCTTTTGAAATCCGGATTGGCTAAAAGAACATGGATATCATTTTATCACATGGAAAAGAGAAGTGGAAGGATATCCGGCCATGCGCTCTGTGTATTTCAGGGACTAGACGATAAATATTATTGGACTGACTATCATAATCCTAGGATAATGTGGCACAAACATCAATGGTATGAACAAAGCTCTTTTCAAAGAGGTGCGAAGCCCCTGCACGCGGCCATGCTTGAGGTAAAATATTTAAAGTTCGATGATACCCCAGTATTTGGAAAGGTGATTAAACTAAGATAAGGAGACAACAGAATGAATAAGAAAGCGATCATAACTTCAACACTTCACGCGGTTATGCTCGCTTTTATTTTTTTATTCGGATGCTCAGATGGTCAAATTAAGTCGACCGGAGGCGCCGCAGAGGAAGTCGAAGAGCCTTTATGCATGGCAGGTGTCTGGTCGGAGTGCACTGATGGTCCGATGAAAGGCGCATGTACTCGCGGAAGAAAATTTTGTTTTGGAGATTCATGGGGTCCGTGTGTTGGAGAGGTCCTTCCTGTCGAGGAAGTATGCGACGGTCTGGATAATGACTGTGATGGAGAGAAAGACGAGGGTGTCACCAATTCATGCGGTGAGTGCGCCCCAGAACCAATAGAGGTATGTGATGAGATCGACAATAACTGTAACGGTGAGATTGATGAAGGATTTGCTGGAATCGATGAGTTATGTAATGGAGTGGATGATGATTGCGATGGAAGTGTGGATGAGGGATGGTCAAAGCGGATATCGTGCGAGATAGAAGAGTCAAATCCATGGATTATATATAATGATGAAGATGCTCTTTCAACATGTGTTCGTGGTTGGCGACAGTGCTATGACGGCGAAATGTCTGAATGCGAAGAGTTTATTGGCCCAGAATCTGAGATCTGTGATGGTTACGACAATGACTGCGATGGTGTTATGGATGAGATGGCAGGCTTAGGAGGCGAGTGCGGCCCCACCGACGTTGGTGAATGTAACTTCGGTCGCGACTCTTGCATCGAAGCTGAAATAACATGCTGGGGTGCCACATTGCCTGAAAATGAAATATGTGATGGGCTTGATAACGACTGCGACGGCACAGTTGACGAGGGATTGGTGCAAGAGTGTACGACAGATTGTGGTCGCGGGATAGAAGAATGTTCGTATGGTCAGTGGGTTGACTGTGATGCTCCCGCACCAACTGAGGAAATCTGTGATGGCATCGACAACAATTGCAACGGGGCAATTGATGAAGATCTTGAGTGCCCATGTATACTTGGGCAAACACAGGTGTGTAGAAATAATCCCCCGATGTGCGGGTATGGAATACAAACTTGCATGGAGGATGGCACGTGGTCCGAATGCGTTGGAGAACTGCCACAGATTGAACTTTGCAACAATTATGATGATGATTGTGATCTGGATATAGATGAAAATATAACTCGTGATTGTTATTCCGGTCCACCTCAAACTATTGATGTCGGAATCTGCGAGTCAGGAACAGAAAGATGTTTTCGCGGTGTTTGGCTGGGTTGTCAGAATGAAGTGACCCCTGAGGATGAAGTCTGTGATTCAATTGATAATGATTGCAATGGATTGGTTGATGATATGGAGCGTGTTTTTGAGAAGGCTGATATAATTTTTGCGATTGATGTTTCTGGAAGTATGAGCAGTTATATAACATATCTTCGGGATGCGATCGCCATGTTTGCCTCTTCATTAAATAATTCTGAGCATAAATTTGGCATTGTTATGTTTGGTCAACTGGAGGATGATGGGAATCCCGTGCTCTATCAACAATTGAGCGAGATTGGAGACTTAATTACCAGCCTGAGCAGCATGACGACAGATGGAGGACTGGAGCCCTCTTTGGATACTGTGTATCACATTGCCTCTATGCAAAATAATTTGCAAATTAATTGGCGCGACAATGCTACTCCATTTATATTAATGTTTACTGATGAAATAGCTCAAACAAATGAACAGATTACTCCGACTGATGTTATTGATGTGATGGCACCTTGCGAATTACCAGGATGTAAAAGCGTCACAAACGAAAGCTGGACTGACGGGGATCCATTGGAACTTTTTGTATTCACGCCCAGTGGTTTTTATTCACCGTGGGATACAATGGTGCCAACTGGACGCCAGCATGTCTTTGAACTCTCTAGGTTAAGTCGTCATGATCTAGCGGCGATTGATCTGGGCCTTGTCTTCTCAGAAATCTGTATTGAACAATAAAAAATATAAAAATATGCTTGACTTGCGTTAGCTGGTGTTTAACTTTAAAATAGCCGCAATGGTGGCGGCACAAATTATTTTAAAGGAGAAACATTATGTTAACCACTAGAAGGAATTATAATCACCCCACCACTTTTCTCTTCGATGATCTATTTGGAGATCTTCTTGCACTGGAGACTCCCAAAATAAAATCTTCTGGAGATGTTTATGTCCGTGATCTGGGCGATGCACACGAAATCTCAGTTGCCGCGCCGGGTTTAAAAAAGGAAGATTTTAAAGTCAATTTGGAGGGAACAACCCTTTCTGTCTCTTATGAAAGAAACAAAGAAGATCTTAGATTTCTCTCGAAAAAGAGCTTTTCTAAGTCATGGCAGGTTTCGAAGGGATTAACGGAAAAAGATATTGCAGCAAAATATGATGCGGGGGTGTTGGTTTTAACAGTTAAAAAGCCAGAGTCTGAGATTGTTAAGGCCCACACAATCGAGGTCCAGTAATCAAAAACCCCCAAGAAGTGATTAACTAACTATATATATTGTATTCTTGGGGGGTTTTATGGAATCGACAGTTTGGTCAAAATTGCTTATCGCTGGTTGCTTGTTTTTTACTGGTCATGTTTTGACTTGGTTTCAGGTTAATTCCCAATTTATATGGCAATGGTGGAAGGAAAGGCCTTTAGTTTCAATATTGGTTTTTTCTTACCCCATTGCCTTTATGTTTTATTACGGTGTAAAATATACAGTCGATGGTATGGGATCTCTATGGTCTGCTAGATTATTGGCTTTTGGAATATCATTTCTTTCTTTCCCGATTCTCACGTACTATTTTTATAATGAGAGTATGTTTGCACCCAAGACAATGATTTGTATAGTACTTTCCTTAGCGATTGTATGCATACAAGTGTTTATGAAGTGAGGTACATATGAATGAGGGAGACATGGTTGTTCGCATCAATGGAGATGTGGGAGTAATCATAGAAAAAGGCCAAAGACATGCAATGCATGGAATTAATTGTGTGGTTTATTGGTTTAAAAACAAAACTTTCAATATAACATACGACAAAATTTTGAAGGATTATATTGTCAGCATATATAGGATCAATTAAAACAATGATTGAAGACAATACTAACGTTGAAAAAGACGAAGCGATAAATATAGAAACTGAAGACCTTAAGCCCAAGCCTCCGCCAAAAAAGGCACCACGGGGCATTCGAACATTCACAGTCGCCAGACAATACGATGAGACGGGAATCTCAGGCATTGGTGTCGTAATTGAGGGGGTTGAGTACGCAACGGGACAGGTGGTTATCCACTGGTTGTTCCCTCCACCACGAGGTGGAATTGCAATTTTTGATTCACTGAATGATTTTCTGAAGGTTCATGTAAAACCGCATCCATTGAATAAAACTATCATAACTTTCGAAGATGACGAGCAGTTAACATTCGGCGGCGAAGCACCAGAAGAAAAGAGTGAATAAATTCTTCGCTGGCTCGTCTAAGGGATGAGCGCGGAACAAACCTCAACACCGAGAGTGCAGAATGAAGAAAAGAGAATTTAAAAATGGAGTTGTTTATCTTGGAGATTGTATGGAAGTCATGGAGGGGCTGGAGAGAAACTCAATTGAAGTTTGTGTTACTTCACCTCCATACAATCTTTGTAAAAGATATTCAAACTATGGAAAATCCAAAACAAGCAAAGCTATGACAGAAAAATACAAGCGGTGGTATTTTGATGAAATGCCAGAGTGGGAATATCAAGGGTGGCAACAATCGGTGATTCACTCTCTCATGAGAGTGTGCCGCAGCAGTATTTTTTATAATCATAAAGTTAGATTTGCTTGGCACAATAGAAATATTTTCCGGTCTCAAAGCAACCTGCATCATCCGATGCAATGGTTGGCTAAGTTTCCAATTTGGTGCGAAATTATATGGGATAGATGTGGGATTGGCAACCCATCTAGAAGATATCATATTCAAGAAGAGAGGGTATATCAAATACAAAAGCCTCGGCAGTGGAAAAACGAAGCAGGGTTGACTAATATTTGGAAGATCCCGCCTTCGAGAAATGACGGTCACGTTTGCTCTTTCCCTGAGAAGTTGGTTGAAAATTGTATACTCCCAACTACAGAAGAAGGGGATTTGATTATTGATCCTTTTTTAGGATCGGGAACAACTGCAATTGTTGCCATGAAACATAATAGGAGATTTATTGGAATTGAAAAAAACGAAGAGTACTTTGAACTTGCATGTTCAAAGATTTCAGAACTTGAAAAAGAATTAGTATAATCACTTAGAGAGGATTGTTATGGCGAGAATGCCCAAAGATTTTGGAAAGCGTAAGTTTCGTGAGTTTGCTAAGAAAAAACGATTGCGTTTATCGCGTGGAGAAGATGGCTTTCCGATTGTTGTTTCAAGGGGAAAGGAGTTCGATGGCTGCCACCTTTTTGATGGGTTCGGAAATAAATACGTTGGTTTGTATGTTGTGAGGGACACAACATTTAAGATGTCACATACCTTCGGGGCACTGAAGCGTATGGGACTTGAACCCATTGCTCAAGGAGATTTGGAGTCAACGTTCAAGGTACCTTATTCCCTAGTGATGAAGATCGCCAGGAAGTTTAAAATGGTTAAGAGGAAGGTGAACAAGACATGATAACACCCATGATACAGAACAATATTAACATTGGAGATTTGGTTGAAAACATTACAGTACAGGGGACAAAAGGAATTGTAATCCAGAAAGACCCTTCGGATTTATTTTTTAAAGTTGAATGGCTTGTGAAGGATGAAGAAGAGCGGGGGCCACTGATCACAACTAACACAGTGATGGACTTGCGAGTTATAGCTCGGCCAGCACGGTGTTGAAAAAAATTTGAATAAAATGCTGCCCCGCACGTCTAATAGACAGAACGGGCAGCGACCCACAACAGAGAGATTGTAATGAGAAAGCGTGTAACAAGAGTTATTGACACTATCAGAAATAATGGCATTGTAGACGATTGGACTCTTAATTTTTGTCTATCTCTCATGGAGCAGATTGTAAAGGGAAGGTCTCTTTCTCCCCGACAAAAGGAAATCTTCGAGAAGAAGGAGAAACAATATTCAAGTTCCAATATTAAAGCCCTTGCTGATTGGAAGGAGACGTGGAAAAACGATCCGGATGCAAGAGAGCGATTCCGCATTTGCGCGATATATTATAGTAACACTAGCTACTACCGTGGCGAAGTTGAAAAAGCAATTGGCCTCAGAGCAGGGGATCCAAACTATAATCCTCGAATCTCGTTCAAGGATACATTAAACGAAGATTATGTACCTTCGTATAAGATCTTCAAATCAATGACACAAAACAAGTATGCTGAAAAAGTTCTCGATGCTTGGGGTGCACACCCAAAGTTTGAGAATGGAGCATGCGTTACCATTCGTGCCAATGCGCACCATAGGGCATTCTGGGAAGCAAGACTTCCAGCCCATAAAAATGGGAAACCAATTGCCTATTTTATCATGAAGTCCAATGCTAGAACCCCATGGGGTGCTACCAAAGGAGCGAAAGTATATCAGGTTCTTCCGGTTGGAGGCATCCGACCTTTCCTTGTTGAAGAGAGAGCATTGAAACTCTTCAAAAAGAAGAAGCGGGACTAACAAATAAGTGATCTCAACGCCTATAACGAGCACGTCAGGTGAATTTCTTAGACATATCAATCACTAAATGAAGGTAGGCTGGTAAGCTGTGAACAAGGAGAGCAGCAGCCCGATTTTTTTTGAATAATTTTTGACCTCACTCGTCTAAGTGACGAGAGCGGGATTGGCAAGGACTCCAACCGGAGGATATTATGAGTTGGAATGGAACAGTTAGATGTAGTTACTGCTACCAAACAGGACACAACAAGAGATCATGCCCAGAAATTAAACAAAGAGCCAAAGATGGCAATGCATGGGCGCAAGCCCATTTGGAGAGAAGCAAGGTAAAAAACAGAAAGTGTTCATATTGTCATGAGCCCGGCCATACAAAGAGAACATGTGTCAAGCGAAAGAATATACGCGTCAAATTTGTTGAAACCACTCGAAAGTACCGAAGGCTTGTAGAAGAAGTTTTCAAGCTTAGGGGCGTAGGTAAGGGTGCTTTGGTTCGCAGATCTGACCAGTACTCCTCGGCATTGGTGCTGATCACGCACGTCCTGTTCAAGTATATCAGCCCTTTTGATCCACACACTTCTGTTATCCAAGCTAAGTCTGTAAGGAACTCAAATCACACCAGTCATGTTTGTCTAGCAGAGATTTCTGGTGAGCATGAGAAGAGTGGGTGGCGGATGAAATCAGAAGTAGTATCGTTAGGTCGTGATTTTGACTATCCAGAAGGCTACTATGTCAATGATGATCGTGTTACTGAACTCTTCAAGGAGAAGGACTTTAACGAGTGGCGCGCTTCCGACAGACTTCAAATGGCCAACAGGAGAGTTCAGGAAATTCAAGAACATATCGAAAAGTTGAAAAAAATTTGAATAAAAAGCTGCCCCGTCCGTCTAATTAACGAGCGGGGGCAGCGAAGC